CACCAACAGTGATCCAGTTTGTACCATTTACAGTAGCTTGTAGAGACAATGCACCAGTATATACACCAGTTACTTGTACGGTAATCATACCCGCAGAGTTTAAAGCAATCGACACAGCAGAACCAGCAGTAGCAGCACCAGCAGGCACTAAGTTCTGCGTAGTGATTGTACCTGACGCTACAACATCTGCTACAGCATTAACCGTTAGTCCGCTTTGATCACTTGCAATCGTTACTGGGAACGAAGAGGCCATTACATTTTGACCCAACGTAATAGCGGTCCCGTTAATTTCGTTAATAGCCGTCTTGGTGTTGCCTAAGTTACTATTGGCGCGTGGACTGGTAGCCATGATACCGAATGTAGCATCAACCTTTAGCGTCGTTGTAGCAGAGCCCCCGTTGTTAGTTACACGCAAACGGAAATAGTTACCAGGCAACGTTACGTTTTCGTTTAATGGAGCGCCAGCCGTACGTGTGAACGTATCTGTTGAGGAAAGCTGTGCTCCCGCAAGATCAATAAATTGATCAATGTTTACTGTATAGGGCTGGTCACAAACAACTTCGATTTGGGCAGCCTGCAACGACAAGATCGTTTCGATTGCGCCCGTAAAGGTTGCACCCGACGCTAGCTGAACAGAAGTAGAGTTGTTAGTTGAAGATGGGTAGTACAATTCGCCCTGAGCTACACGCAAACTGCCTGAAGGGGTTTGTGACAATAGCTGGTTAGTGCCCGATGTATAAGTAGGTGGGGTGGTCGTTACGGCGGCAGATACAGGCTGAGTCGTTGCAGAACCATCAACGGATACAACACCCGCAGCAGAAACTTTGATGGTTTGTAGTAATCCACCACCGTCAATACCACCTACAGCCATAGCCGTAGTAGGCGCAGCTACGCCATCAGTACCAACGGCGGAAATCGTAGAAGTAACAGTTCCGCTTACCGGAATGGCTGACTGGTTGCTCGCAATAACCACGGGCGAAGACGACGCCATTACCGCTTGACCTAACGCGGGGGTTTTGGTATTGATACTGGATAAGGAAGCGTTGCCAATTACTTGGTTCGCAGCAGTCGCATCGCCGCCGCCCCCGCCACCGCCCGACGCTTCATAGAACGCGCCGTTGGGTTGCAATAAACGTACCGGGATGAAGTCCGTTAGCACGTCTTGTTGCTGAACGGTGATCGACGCAGACTTCGCCACGGTATACTGAGACAAATCCACGCCACCAGCGGCCACCAAACCTTGGGCATTAACTGGTGACAACCAAATCACGCCGCCCGTATCGATCTGACGTACCGCAAGACGCTGGGATACCCCCACGCCATCGGAATCGTTTAACGTTACGAAAGCGTCAACCAAATAGTGTTCTGCATCGGCAGCAGAAATCGTGATGGAGCCCGTGGAAGTGCCGTCTGCGGTTAACGCAGCGGTCCAAGTGTTAAGCGTGAAAGAATATTGTTTCATGGTAGTCCTTTGTCCAACAAGATTATGGCGCAAAGGACTGACTGACTAAAAAAGACACCTCACCGGTTAGAGTGGGGTGTCTGGTTATTTGTGGGCTAGACGAATCCATCTTCTACTTCCACAATCGCTGATTTTATCCATTGCTTGTGGATCTTTGTCAAGTTTTGCTTGATAAGCGTTTTGTTGAGCTAAAAGCGGATTTAGTTTAAAATTCCGCTCTTTGCAAATACGTTTAAATTTATTAACATCTAATCCATATTTTCACACAGCATCTTACGAGTAACACCTTTTTGTCTCTCCTCAAGTATTTGATTAATCATCTCTTCGGATAAGTCATAGGTTTTTCTAGTCATGCCACCACTATAACACATGAGCCGCGCAAACACAAAATAAAACGGCTGGTCCTGTACAGGACCAGCCGTAAGTTATTGATTTAATTCAGGAATTAATTAAAGATTTCCAATCAGGTTATCTACCAACACGTTCTTGCGTGGTTCGAACATAGCCAACGTGCAGAAACGGAAGTGGATTTCGCTGGACGTCAAGTCTTGGATACCGACCTTCTTACGGGAGTAAGGAGACAATTCCGGCATCTTCATCGTATCAGCCGACAACATGAATCCCGTTACGAACCCAGGAAGCTTGTTACCCAAGTCCGTGAAGACCGTGGTACCTGCGCCGGAGTTAGCTACCTTGCCGATGAACTTAATCGTAGAAGCAGCGCCGGAAGCAGTGGAACGATAGACGTTGAAGTAAGCTACGCCGCCCGTGCCTGGGGGAGTAATCGTCACGGTGACTTGGTTCGCGTTCGTGGCCACAGTGATGCTGGACGTGGCGGATTGTACGGATTCACCGATTTGGTTGACGCTGGTCACGTAGTATTGGAATACCGTACCTGCCGTGAAAGCGGTCGAACCTGCAGCTTGCGCTAGAGCGATGGTCGATGCAGCAGGACCGTTGCTACGAGCGCGTTGTGGCTGGGTCTTAGCACGCAAGAATTGGGAGGCTTCCAAGCTTACTTCGCCACCGGCTACCCAGTTCTTACGCACGTCTTGACCAACAGCCGTTTGTGGGCTAGAACCTAACACGTTACGTTGGTTCACGGCTTGAGCTTGCGAGAACGCCGACAAGGTAATTGGATCAATGATCAACTTGTCCGGGCTACCGAAGTTCAACTTCGCACGCAAGTGAGCGTTTTCAATCGTCAACTGCGTCAAAATCCCGTTGCCAGGGATTACGACAGATTGGCTGGACCCGTATTCGGAGAACATCAAGTCCTGGGTGTTGCTGTCCGCGTCAGACTGACGGATCTGAGGATCGATGCCCAACATGTTGGGCAACTTCGGGATGGCTAGCTGGTTACCATCGAACACGCCCGTGTTGCTGAAGTCGGCCTTACCACGGAACAAGTCCAATTCGATATCAGCAGACAACTTGATTGCGGCGTCGGAGGCTACGCGGTCTTCTGCGCGCTTACCGTCAACCGTGTCAATCATGTTCGCAGCATCGGTCACACGACGGATCGTGGTGTAGAAAGCCATCGGCACCACGGCACGTACGTAGTCAGAGTCATCGTACTGTCCAGCAACACCTTCAGGCTGCGCTGAACCACCAAACGTACCATAGCTTAGCTGACGGTTCCATTGGAACGTTAGAGCCTTGCAAGGCATGGTGCTTACTTCCTTCTGCAAGATCAAATCCTTGCTTTGGAAGGTAACATTGCGCATTTGGATGTCCAAATTTTCAATGTTAAGTGCTGCACCTTGAGAGTACAAAGAAGGGGTGCTACCATACGTACCCGCTTCCAACGTTTTTCTTAGATTTGCAATTTCTGCAGAAAATGTATCGGCCATTGTTGAGTCCTTTCCTAGTTACGACGGGTTAAAGCGGGCGGTTAACCCGTTTGGTTACTTGGTTAATAGTGCAGCAAGCTCTGGAGTAACAACTTCACCAGATGAGTTCATAAAGATGTTGATTCCTTGACGTTCAGCCTTGGTTAGAGGTTGGGCTATTACTTTGTCCAACTTCGCACGCATTTCTTGCTTCGTCATGTTAGACAAATCAACCTTGTCTTCAGACTTAGCTAAAGGAGCCGCCACAACAGCACGAGCCGGTTCCTGAACGAAAGTCTTCTTCAAAATTGCAGTCACGTCTTCAAAGTTCTTCTTCAACGAAGCGATTTCTTCGCGTAACGCTGCTGCTTCTGACTTAGCCATACCGTCTCCTTCTTCGGGCGCGGGTTCGGCGCCAGGTTCACCAGCAGCAGGAGCTTCCGTTCCTGCAGCGTCCATCGGTGGTTGAGCCATGGAAGCGGCTTCTGCAGATTCTCCGGCAGGTGCTCCGCCGCCTAATCCTTCAGCAGCAGCGCCACCCATCATCCCTAGATCGTCGCCATCGCCGTCACCTTGAGACATCAAAGGCACTAGGACAGCCATCATTGCTTCAATGTGATCTCGGAAATCTTCGCGGGACAATGACGCGTAATAAGAGTGCAAGTCTTCTGCGGCTTCGGGTGCTGCTCCGCCGCCATCCATACCTGCACCGCCATCGGGAATTCCTTCGGCTGGTGCTCCGCCGTCGTCTGCTCCACCATCTGTCGCAGATGGTTCTGAAGGCTTCTCTTCGGCTGGAGCTTCTTCTGGTGCCGGGGCGGGCTTGTCGTCTTCCTTCGCTAACTTTTCAGGCATCTTGCCTTTTTCAGCTTTCTCTAAAGTCTTATCGGAAGAAGCTTTGGCAATTTGAATTGCAACGCCTTCAACTAGCGAAAGAAGATCCTTTTCGGTGTATCCTTGTTGAGCCATGATTGGATCTCCTTTCTTAAGCCAGTTGATTAGGTGGTTAGCATGCCTGGGAATTGCGTCGAGTCGAAGGTCGATACCGGAACGCCCGTGATACCAGCAACAGAAACCGCCACAGTGTTAGCCGTCAAATACAATTCGGTCGAAGCTCCAAACGCGGTAAACAAACCGGTTAGCTGGAAGAAGTTGGCCGCCGTCAACAAAACAACGTTGGCGATAGTCGAAGTCTCCAACACAATTTGGACTTGGTGAGGACCGTAGGACGTTTGCGTGATACCCAACGCGTCAACTACCGGACCGGGACCACCTGAATATACCGGACCTACCGCTTGTGGCTGGATACGTACGAAAGCCGATTGAGAACCAGCCGTGCCTGCACCGATTGCTAAGGTTGGGTTACCGTTGGTATCAAAGCCTGCCGTCACAGCTAACGCCGACAAACGTAACGCCAAAATGTCTTTAGCAACGCGCGCAATTGCTTGCGACTTTTTATCTGGAAGTGCCATTTATTTGATCCTTTCTTACAACATAAGTCGTTTAGAGCAGCGCGGTGCGCGGCGATTTACGTAAAGTCACAATATCCTTTACATAACAATAGATTGCGGACCGGGCGATTTGGTTTATAAAACTTGAACAGATGTGTTAATCTGTTGCCCATGAACGAAGATTCCAATAAAAACCCGTGCCCAAAATGCTCTAAACCGTGGTCCCGAAAGCTCTTTAATAAGTCACAAAAGTATTGCCGAGAATGTGCCGCAGAATATGCCGCACAGTATTATGCAGACAAATGCGGGTGGACCCCGTGTGCTCAATGCGGTAAACGCCGTAAGTTAGATGAGTGGTCCAAATGCTCCAAGTGTGCACCAGTCCATAGATGCATTAAATGTGCCAAAGTCCTCTTAGCCATCCTGTTTTACGCAAATAGAAAGGTCTGTGTCGGGTGTTACCACCCAAAGACACAGACCTAATTTTTTTGTGCATAATTATTTAGGCGCTTGTTGTTTTGCGTAATTAATCATACGTCCAATATCGTCCGGCAGCCCTTCAGTTTCATATAAAGGGATGTGGTCGGTCATACCTAACGCTTCTGCCACTTTATGTGTACAATGACTACAATTGCCATTTGGCATAGACTGTATGTGTGCATCTAGCGGGTGGGGCTGAAACTGTGATTGAAGTTGATATTGTAGACCCTTTTTAGGAGCGAGCCTTTTTGGCGGAACTCCATTTGGAACATGTTTCCACATTAAAGCAGTTAGTTTATCACCAATCCCTTCATGTTTTTTATTTTGGATGTAATGTGGCTGTGCCACCGCCGGATCCATAACGGACATTCCACCATTGTGGAAACCTGCTGCTAGCCAGTGTTCATCACGAGCGTCATCCAGAGCGCCATGGACAGCATCTTAATTGAACTTAGGCAAGGTTGGGTCGTGCTTTTCTAGCTTTTCTTTGGGCGCCGCTTTAGAAGTCTTACGCTTGATATCCAATGAACGCATGCGCAACACACGCGGATCAACTTTGACCTTGGGAGTCATTCGTTCGAAGTTTTCGACTATGTGCGAATCTTTCAAATTTGTTTTATCCGGGACTTCTTCCAACTTTTTATCGGACTTATCGGCTTTCTTGGCTAAAGCCGCTCCTTGCGTGCGCATCCCGGGCGCAGTTACCGCTACACCCGATCCAGCCGTTTCCGTCTTCCACATTGCCCCTTCTGCTGCGTCCGCTTGCATTTGGGCTTGGTCGTTACTTGAACCAATAACCTGTTTGGCAACATGGGCTTGTAAAGCATTTTGACAATGCTTGCAATTGTATAGTTGGTTGTGAGGATCACGGGTTATTTGACCATCTAGTGGCAAAGGGCGACCTAAATTTTCTGGCTTGTAACGATCAATCCATTCCGGGTAGCGTGGATGTTCTGGTTCTCCTGGCGAAACAGGGTTTTCTGGAGATTGGTCCAGCAGTTTTTGCTGGACACCATTATGCATATCCAATCCCAAGGCGTGCAAGTTTTTAATCTTAGGATCGTCGGTGCGATTTAACCCGTCTCGATGGTGCTTTTTAGCAAAGGCATGTTCATCATACAGTCTTTGAAAAAGCTGTTGAGTTGACTCTCCGCTGTCACTGTATCCACTATTGCTAGTCGCAGTAGGCATAGACAAAATAGGCAAAGCCTTTTGCATAGGTGCGGGCTGCCCTTGGGGTGCTTGCGGGGTAGGTGGTTGTTGCTGGGCGTCTTGTTGCTGTTGCGCTGACTGCGCCACTTGCATCTGCGCTTTGGGTGACGTAGGGCTGGGCGTGGCACCTAACGACAACCCGCCCAGTGTTTGTACCGGCGAAATCATCGAGTCCATTGGGTGATGCTGTCCCACTACCGAATCCGGGTGCGCATTACGGAACTTGTTTTTCAATTCCGACACCATGTCTTTTTCTACGAACAATTGCGCAGCTTGTGGTGAGTAACCATGGCGTTGCGCAAACAACTTGGCCGCTTGACCAACGTGGTGCTCTGCTTTTGCTGCATGTTGCGTCGCTTCCATGATGTGCTGGATTGGTTTGCCGTCCGGACCCAACTTTTGTTCGCCACCTGTTTGCTGATGGCGTGATTCGGCAATCTTTGCGGCCAACAAATGGTGGGCAGCAGCATTCACCAAAGAAGCATATTTTTGTTGGTCTGGATCAATGAATTCCATCGGTTCCATGAACTTCGCCAACAATCCCGGCTGAGAGAAGGTGTCGGAGTAATAGAACGGACTTTCGTACTTGGACAACACCACGTCCGCTGACGACTTGATCAATACGATCTTGGATTCGGGCGTCACTTCCGTTTTCTTATCTTCGTACACACCCGACACAGCCGCAGCATTGCACGGCTTAATCGTACAAGCCACGTGCTTTACCACGCAAGCCGTGATATTGCCGGACTTATCTTTTTCTAAGGTGTCTCCTTCCACAGAATACTGGATGCGGATTGGCAACCCACGCTTTTGGTAGTATCGGATGATAGCCGCAGTCTCTTGCGCTCCACGATGCCCTTCTTCGTCAAACAGTTCCCCGACGATATACAAAAAGGGCGCTTGGATGTAGTCCCAATAAGTCTTGATACGCTCGTCGTCACCGGCATCTTTCTTGGTGAAAATCTTTTTGGCTTCCAAGATTTTACCAATCAAAGTTCCAAACGTGGAGCGCTCAGCCTTTTCGTCCGAGTCCCCCTCTTTCTTGCCGGGCATCACATGCTCCACATTAAGCATGCCCTTCCCCTCCTCTAACGAAGAAATATCCATACCCTTCAAGGAGACTGTTTCGCCAGACTTATCCGGGATTTCCGGATTGGCGATTCCATCGATCTTCAAACCCATAATTACTCCTTGAATAGCTTCTTCAACAATTGACGCGTTGCTTCTACTTCCGCTTCAGACTTGTGGAATTCTTTGGAAATAGCTTCCAAACCACCCATCACGTCGTTAAACGAAATGTCCTTAGAAGAGACTTCTGAAACCGGATACGATTGCTTACCGGATTGGTCGCCCTTTTGAGCCTGGTCGTCCCCGGCCTCTTCCTTTGATGCTTGGTCGCCACCACCTGGCGCCGGTTGCTGTGCTTGCTGTTGCGCTTCGGCTTGCATCTGCTTGGCTTGCATGTCCATCTGCTGCTTTTGCATGTCTAGCTGGTTCAAGAACTGAATCCACTGATACCAAAAGGTATTTTGGATAAATTGGTACTTCGGGTCTAACGCTGCTCCCTTAACCCCGAAGACTTCTTCCAAAATCACACCATAGGGCACGTAGTTTTCGATGATCCCCTTGATAGCCGGGTTCATAGGGAAGTTGCCACCCAGTCGGTCCGGCAACGCTTCTTTCTCCACCAACGAATAAAGCTCGTTCGGCGTCATGTGAAGTTGAGATTCGATTTGCAGACGTTGGGACTCTTTATCTTGGTCTACTTTGTCCAAGCCTAACAAATCCACGTAACAGATTTCCGCCAACTCTGGAGCGATCAACGGGAAAATACGGTGGTTGATGAAATCTTGTAAATCCAACAACAAAGGTTTGATGCCAGCATCACGTGCTGCTTCTAGTTGGTAGGAATTGCTGGTTTCAGACAACGCTTGACTTTGCGTACCACGGCTCAAATAAGCGTACCCGGGGATTTCGACTGGATCCATTTGGAATGCAGACAAAATGATGCGGATGTTGGAGTCATAAAGGTATTGGAACTCCATGTCCTTTTGGCCGGTGTCCAATGGTTGCCAATTGATTTCGTCGTCCGGACCGATGTTAAAAATCGGTGCGCGCCAAGCATTTTGAGCGCTATTGATAGATGCGTTAAAGTGCTGACGCAAGTCTTCCAAAGCTTCGTCGTCCACCGCAGATGATTTGATAACCATCATCCCTTTGGTAGCTCGACCGGACTGGAAGTACATCTTATTGTATGTCGTGATGTTCAAATGTGTGATCACGTCATTGATTACTTTATCAATAGGCGTCGGTGGATACCCAACCAAGTCTACATTGGTTGTCGGGAACAAGTTGTGCACGATCAACTCTTTGTCCGTGAACGCTTGCAACGGCTTCCCATTGATCACTTGGATGTAGGAGTATTCGTTTTTGCGCCATCTATCCAACACGATGGGCGCTACGACATCTTCGTTGATTTTGCCGAAGATTTGGTCTAGAGTCTTGTTGGCGTTGTTACGGATGGCTTGCGCTTCTGACCCACCATGCGTAGCAAAGTAAATCGTACCGGAGTCGACCGGGCGAAATCTGCCGAAAGACTCTTGCTGTGTCGCCGCGTTTTTGCGCTGGATAATTTCTGTAGCAAAGCGACCGAACAACAAGCCGTCTTGAATAGACAAGCGCAAAAATTGTGGGAAGGTCATGTACTGATTGGGATTCAAATTGTCCAAATGTCCACACGTATATAACAACTTGGACGCTTTTTCGATCTGCTCCAAAATCTCCTTGCGCTTTTCGGACTTCAAGCCGCGTTCTAATTGCGGCTTGATCGTGATTTTGTACCCAAACGCAAAACGGTCTTTTTGAGGACGACCGAACATAGAGATTTGGTTAGCTCGGACTTGCAAAATGATAGCGATCAACGGGTCTTGTAAGGACACGCGCTTCAACAACACGTCGGGCACCAAGTATTGCTTGGGTTGGTACACCGATGCATAAATGTTGATCAAGTTCGGATCTACTTCGAAAGCTTTACGGGTCGAAGATTGGATCTTGTAGTGGTTAGTTTGCTCGCCTACAATGAACTCTTTCAAATTCTTTTCCAAAGAAACAGATTCAAGCTGTGCAGCCTTGATCGACTCTTTGTCGTCTTTTTTTAAAGACTTTAACGCATAGTGAAATTTAGATTTTGGTGCCATAACGACCTTTATTCTACGCTGAACACAATAAGCTGCATAGAGTTTACCGTAGACTGGTTAATAACGCTTAACGAAAAAGCGTTACCGACCTTGATTAGAAACCCCACTGATCCTTGTGGAGTCAAAATGGGCTGGATGGTATTACTTACTCCCGAATCACCATTGAATTGTACCACTGCCGGTTGATCGGTTTGCACCCACACAAATCTTTTGAATGCATTAAAGAACTGCATTTGGCTGGATGTAGGGACAATGCCACTTTCTAGTGGAATTGCCGACGATACGGTAGCTTCCACCCATTGCGGTGTAACTTGTGTGACCACATACGCCCCCCACGAAGCCGACGAAAAAGCACCCGATAGCAACATGGTGTCACCGATTTGAACACCGCTGCTAGAGAAGGCTAGTGCTTGGGACTGGGCTGTTACCGCCACCGTTTCAGCTACCCCCACAAAGGGAGCTTGATAAGCTCGGATGCAAGTGATAAAGGTGGACGACTTGGCGATGATTTGCCACGTACCCTGGTTTAAGTAGCTAAAAGGACCTGTGGAGTCGCCCGTAGTAAGCCCGGGAACAAAAAAGATATCCCCCACCACACATGTGACAAACGAGCCTGCACCCGAAGCAATCGTAAACGTCGCGGTAGCATTGTTGTTGATTGTCACCACCACGCTACACGCGTTCAAGTTGATGTTACGATCAGTGCGGAAGTTAGCTAGTCCGGCTGTAGTCCATCTGTAAGTGCTGTTTAAGACAGGGTTGATGGTGACAGCAAAAGACATGACCCCATCGATGCCAGTCGTGTCTACACCACTAAAAACGGACTTGGTGCCACTAGGAGGTATGGTGAACACCGCAGTCTGCGGGTTCGAACAAGTCATCCCTTGAATGACCTGCAAAAAGTCCGGTACGCGTTTACGTGGGTTAAATTGGTTTTGGGGGTCCAAAGCGACGGTCAAGTCCGCGTTGAAGTTTAGTTGTGTGCTTTGAGCCATAGTTATTCCTTTGGTGGCAAAGATTACTTTATGACGATACCGTTAAAAAGTAGCCTTGAACCCTTTCTTTTTGATAATGCCACCATCTCCTTCACGAACAAGGTCGTGCGTAAGCTCTTTTAAGGTTTCTGAAATGACTTCGTCAGCAGACTGTGGTTTATATTCTTCGGGTGCGTTGTAATCCCCGGCTTTAGGCAAGCGCATCTTCATTTGACCGTTAGATAAGAATAAGTTGATGATCAAGTAGCGTAAGGCGTCCAAAGCATGGTCAGCTTGGTGCGGCGCTGGCACGTCCAACGTGTTCCCGGCGGCATCTACCTTCCAAGAATACCCTTGGAATTCCGTTACCAGCGGAGCGCAAGCGTCTCCTTCCAAAATATAGACTTCGGGTGGTTCGTCTGGTGCAGGGAACAATTTATTGCGTACAGATTCGATACCGATATTGATTTCGCCCTTGGACCAGTTCATCAAGCGGAACCCGTACTTAGAAAAAGCTTCGTTGGCATCTGCGGAGGCGGTATCAGAGAAGATAACCGGCTCCCACACCAAGCGGTTTTTGCAATAGCGCATACGGTCGTTTAATTCTACGCGCAACAAATAGATCACGTCGAAAACGAACAAGTAATTGCCGACCACGACACCGGAAACCACGGAAAAGGGGTCGGTGTACCCATGGTCCATTCCGGCGAAGAACATGCTTTGGGCGTTAGGTAAGCGCATTAACATACGGATAAGCTCTTGCTGCGTCATCTTGTCTTCGTAATGGTTACCCGTAATCATGGTCGCCATACGTTGAGCTGAAATAACATGCTTAGCTTTATCAAAGCGCGGGTAAATCAACCCGGACTTGGACGGTTCCCAGCACATCAATTGGGATTTGATGATGTCCAAGTCGGCGTCTTTGATTTCGTCGATAGTGGAATCAATCTCTTTCAACATCTTGGTGTGCGTAGACTTTTGTTCTGTAGCCAAACGTCCTAGGCACCCTGCAAAGATCGGACACTTGACACATCCAGCATAGCCTTTATGCTTCGTAAACTTATCTTGCTCCGGCAAAGGCAAGTCGTCAAAGTCTTGCTGTGAAATAGTCAAAAATTGGTCACGATTGACGTACAAATCGACCATGGGTTGTGCTGGTAAATGTCGTTCGGGCTCGCAAGACTCTGTCGTGTCAATAATATTCCAATGCAACACGCGCGTGTTGGTCTTTTCAGCTTCATCGATCATCTTTTGGACTGGACCGACCGAACTCTTTCTGGTAGAAGTGTAAAAAGACAGCGGACGACCACCTGTGCGAGGCGATGTAGGAATGCGCTTGGCTTCGCGGATGACGTTGTTGTCAATCAAGTCCAATTCGTCTAGAGTCAACAGTGGCGCATGCTGGCCGTTGGTAGATTCTACCGTCGCCACAACGATACGGATCTTATTAACTTCAAACATGTATTCAGACTTCTTCGAACCGTCTAGCGCTTCCCACATCTTGGGCGTAATCTCTTTGCCAGTCGAGTAATGGGCGTAGCGCCCAATCGACAATTCTTTGGAGTTCTTGGTCATCGATGCTTCAATAATCACAGGCATAGCCAAAAAGCCTTCGATGTATTCCTTGCACTTGTCGGACTGGTCCTTCAAAGCGGCACCGTGTACAACGTCTCGCTTCAAATGCAACAAAAACAATAGTTCGATAATGGCGCTGGATAATGTCTTCCCACCAGCACGGTTTGCGTAGGAAACTACCGAACGGTAAGGCTGCTTGCCCGAGCGCGCGTTCTTATAGATTTCCCAGACCATTTCAAACGGACTGGATGTAGATTCTGCGTCTACATGGTGATCGATCAGTTCGATATTCAAGAACAGCTTCAACCACGACTTGAGTTCACTGGCTGTTTCACAAGGCTTATACAAAACCTTGCGCTTCAAGTCTACTTCTTTTTGATAGTCACTTATGGTGGGCATTATTCGTCCTCATCCGGTTTGTCTTTACGTTTTGCTTTAGCGCTTTCTAGCTGTTTCAAAACGTCCGTTACAGACTCTTCGGCTTGCTGAATCGCCGGGACCGCGTTCGGCACTACAGTGATAGCTTCTTTACGTCCACGTTTATTCTCTACAACCACCTTGGCGACCTTGTCTTTCCCCGCCATCGTCTGGAACATCTTGGCGACCGCTGTGTATTTTTCCATGTCGTTTAAGTCCATACCTTGCAAGTCCGATTCGTCGCCCGACGCCAAATATCTTTTCAACTTGCCGCCCTGTAACTTATGCGTGGCTTTCATGTATGTCGACAAATATTCTACCGATTCACTAGCCGTGTTAATAAAACGGATCGACACGTTTTCCATGATCTGATTTAACGCTTCGTCCCGGCGATCAAACCAACGGAAACGCAAACAGGCATCGACCACGTGACCAAAAGTCACGTGGTCGTCATTTTCGTAGGCTGCTACGTGAATATCTTTTAACGACCTCCCCTGCAAGAACTGGTTGTACCAAGGGAGCGTCTTTTGCAACCCCATAGGCAGCCTCTTGTTCTCACGAAACGCCGCTAATGCTTCCGCTTCTAGTTCTGATAAATCTTCTTCACGTAGACCCATTAATTACCTCGTTTGAATTTCTTGGTCGGGACTTTTTTGTCCACCTTTTTAACCGTTTCCTTAACCGATTTTTTGGTCTTCTTGGGCGCGTCGGTGGCTGCGGGCGCTGCATAGGTGACGCACGTTGTCACGTCTTTACCCAACAACCATTTAATCGATGGCTGTAACAAGTTGAACATCTTGTCGAAGTGCTCACCCATGTCCAAGTTAGCTGGATATCGAACTGTTAACTCCTTAGTCTCTGCGTCATAGTCGAATTCCGGTGGCACCCTCAAATCGGGAACCAACGCCATGAACCAGTAAGCCAATTGCACGAGTTGCAGTTCGTGGATCACCCCTTGGTGTACGGTCAAATCCCGCAACGACAACAGCTTCTTTTGGGCTTCAGTTAGTCCGGGCATGATTCGTCACATCCAAAAACATCTTTTACGGTGGGAGCCTTGCGACCATCAAGCCACGTCCAAGTTTTATCGAATGAACCATTAAAAACACCACTAAAATAAGTAATGACCGGGTCTAGCGGCGGATTGGTTTGGATCGTTCCCGGCCCCATGCGGGGCCACCACGGGTTGCTGTTCGGCCCAATTAAGTCGGGGGCAGGTGGAGTGATTTGATAAAGCTGCAGATCGTGGAAGGATGCTGCCACCAACAATGCTGGCAAATGCTTTGCCACTTGTTCTAGTTCTGTTGATTCACATTCTACCAAGCATTCTTTTTGTCCATTTTTAAAAGTTAGTTTCATTTAGTTAAGCTCCGGGTAATTACTTCACGAGCCTTGGCGGCTACGATGGTCATATCTACTCCATGTGTAGGAGTGTGTTGTGGTACGAACTTTTCGAAAGCTACCAAAATACCGTCGGACTCTTTAGCTGTCGTGCGTGTCTTAGCACGCGGATAGGTGCGGATGCGTACGCTCGACGGGATAACTTTTTTGCGTTGGCTAATATAGTCATGTGTCCCATACAGATCAACGACAATAGCATTCCCAGCATCAATAGCGGCATGTAGCACCCCGTCGTCTAGTGGTTCTTCTTCACGATCAGCAAATGCCACCATTTTAGTGACGCAATGTTCTGTAGGAAACTGACGTAAATCTTTTACCATTACCATTTCACGAGCGTCTACGGTATAAAGATGGATAAACTTTTCTTGGTTGCTGTCTAACACCCCACGCCATCTTGGAGAACCAACGTAATGCAACTTTCCTACGTCAGCATGGTTGTGGATATGTCCCGATACGATCTTTTCTTGTGGGACCAAGTTGGCGTCCGTACCGTCTTCAATAGGGAAGCCGTTTTCGTAACGAGCGCCGTTAAAAGACTGGTGGCAAAAGACCATCCGTGTTTCTAACTGTGCGAACGTAGAACATGGCAAGTCTAAAGAGTAAATGGGTTGAGCGTACTTGTGGCACTGTAACAAGAACAAGTCGTTGCTGTGGTAGTACGGCAAAAATAGCATCCGGTCTTTGTGCCAAGGCTGGGTTACAACTCGAACACGTGGATAACCAGCAAAAAAGTCCATAGATGTGGTGGAATTCACGTCTTTGGAATTCGCTTGGTCATGGTTACCAGCCAACAGTACGATGGTGGCATCGGGACCACCGTGTCCGGCAATCTCGTCCAACCCCGCCGATAACGATCTGAGTTGCGTGGACCAAAAGTCCATCACATACGCATCCAAGATGGCGTGGTTATGGGTTTGGTCGCCCATGAACACCACGTAGTCCGGAGTATGTTCGTAGCACAACTTCTGTACATAAGACATAAGGTTTTTGCACTCATCGATCTCATTGCGAACGACGTGCATGTCCCCTATGACCAACACTTTTTTGAGTGACGTATCCATTACTTAAACTTTAGTTCGCCGGGACGTTGTGGTCCGCCAACAATGATCTTTGAATCGTTCAATCGCACACCACTTTGCTGAGTTAGAGTGCCGGGTGTAAGGTCATAATCGCCCGATTCCAAAGCGGTTTTCAACTTGTCTAACTCCTTTGCTAAATTAAAATCTTCAAGCGTAACGCTTTGGGCTTTTTGGATAGAGATTTGGTCTTCTATCGTGTCCTTCAAAACGTCTGCCTCTTCTATTAACACAATAAAGGCTGGATCGATTGGCATCAAAACGAATTCTGTGCCACCTAGTCGGTGACGCTTCTGCGCCCATGGCTGCAAGTTGCACTCCCCAAGCACGTAAAGCTTTGTGCCCGCACGCCACTGATCACAATCAAACAGCGTTACCACTTCACGCAGTTCACCTTGCTGGGTCTTCTTCCACTTAGGCTTGGCTTCGACCGGCGCTTCTTCTGTGGGCTCGGAGCCCTTCTTTTGAACGATTTCGACAGGGAACGGTGCAATCGCCACACGACCTGCAAAAGTTTTTGTTGTCATAGGTTTTCCTTTAAATTCCAAAATGCGCTCGTAATAACTTTTGTTCAAACATCGGCAAACAATGCAAAGCACGAGTCATTTTTCTGTACACATCCATTTTTTCTGATACCGCATCTGGTTGCACTGTCGTCGCTGATGGTGTTACATCTATCAATGATGGAGCACCCTCTTCTGTGTCGTCACTTTTACCAAACAGCGACAAGTGCGACGATGCAGACATTATATCTTGCACGTCGCTCTCAGTCAATGCGCAATTTTCGCCAATTTCTTGATTGATTCTATCAGCGGTTGCGGCTGCACTCAATCCGTCCTTTCGGCATTTGTTTGCTTTGTAAATAATTCGACGATCATCGGGTAGGAAGTGCACCATCGTAGAAGAGTATTCTTTGATGTGTCCTGCAGTGATGCGCCCGATGATAACAGAACGAAACACCTTGGTGAATGGTGGCACAAACTTGTCGATGGCTGTCAACAACCCTTCTTGGGCGATCTGGATCAGATCCATGTACTCCAAGTGACTGTGGGGAGTAGTGTTCCAAAACTTCTTGCATCTGTTCAACGCCAGCGGCGCGTTAGTGCGGGCAATAACCATCCGTTGACTTTCTACTTTTTGGTAGATCGCCCACAACGACGGCAAGTTCTGCGGGGTGACTTTTAACCGCTTTAACCAAAAAGACAACATGGGGTGATTGATTCTGTAGGTTGATAGTGCCGTCAAATTCCGCTGTTGCAAGTGACCGGTAATTTCCGACGAAAACTTGGTTTGACGCTCTCGGAAATACGGTCGAGCCGCCAAGATATTACATTTTTCTTTGGTGATGAAGTCCACGAACACGCCATAGGCGGTATCTGCTAATTGCAACGCGATAAGTTCGTCAACAAAGTCGCGTTCGTACTGGATTAAGTCCATAACTTGGGTGCGTTGGAGTTCAAAAAACTCTTGGGACGAGAAATCCAACCCCATTTTGGCGATATCTTGGTCCAAGTATTGTAAATAGTTATTGTAGTTAGACATAAATTCCTTTACTTAGACAAAAACCTGATGCCGTCATAGATGCTGTTGTAAATGTCCACACGTTCTAACGCGTGGCGATGTAAAATGAAGTTGTGTGGTACATCAAAGTCAAAAACATAGAAAAATTCTTTGCCGGGCGGCTTGCGCAGAGCACGACCAATACCTTGGGACAACGAAATGAAAGACTTACCTCCGCGTAAGTAGATCAAAGTCTTCACCGGCAAAATATCGGTACCCATACCAACCGCACTGGTGCCAATCAAGATAGGTGCAACGCCGTCGTTGAACGCTTGAACGATTTTGCCAGTGTCGTCCGACGCATACTCCTTGGGTACAGACTTCAAATGCTGCTTGGTAAGAGTACCATGAGCAAACAGCACCGAATGTTTGAGAAGAGGCAACAGCTTGACGAACTGGTCGATCTCTTCGATCAAGATCAAGACTTGATGCTGGTGCTTGGACACAGCTTCGTTAGCCAGGTCCGCAGCACGTTGGAGTACCAGCGGATTGTTGTAGAAGAGTTCGCGGGTGATGGTGTCGGGATCTTTAGACGACAAGGTTTTGTGAGCGTCGACAGAGATCATGCGGAAACGCGGTACGGGCAGCCACCCTTGGCGTACGCCTTCCCGCACGTCCATAGTGTAAACGATAGGTCCTATTAGCCCCGCCAAGACACTTTCGGTACCATCCCCGCGTGTCTGTGTGCCCGATACGAAATAACGATAGGGCACGGCGTTTAGGAGGTTTGTGGCCACGTTCTCGAAAGTAGTAGCAGCGATGGTGTGGGATTCATCTACCAAGAACAGCCCGGCTTGCGACAGGTGCGTCCACTCTTCTGTTCCTTCCACGATGTTGTTCAGCGAAGCCGCAATCCCGATGGTGATTTGGCGGTCTACTTGTCTCGACCCATCTCCTAGCAACCCCACTTTGTTTTTGCCGAACCACTCACGGAAGTTGACCACCAACTGCTGCGCAATGTTTGCGGACGGAACCATCACTATCGTGCGCAACCCGTGACGCTTTACTAGCTCAGCCAAGATCCGACTCTTCCCTAGAGCTGTAGCTAACGATATCGACCGTGGCGCCACTAAATCGGAACGACTGTTCATCAAGGCTTCGACCGACTCTGTTTGATAGGGACGTAAGTCGAATGGCTTCTTAGCCCAAACAAAGTGAGTCGCGTCGGTGGGTGGATAGGAGAAGTTGATTTGGACTACATGGTTCACACAAACTTTTTTCAACTCTTCTAAGTAACCGCTGTACATCCTTACACGACCATCTTTTAAGACTTCTACCAACGTGTCCACGATCTTGGACTTCAAGTATTCGCAAATATGGTCGTAACCGGGTATGAAACGTGATCGTGGGGTATTGCGGAACTTATTGTACGCAAATTCCTTAGAAGTATTCTTGTATTCGTACTTCTTCTTCAACAAGACGATTTGGTCCGCATCTAGACCTTCGATGTAGACGTAAGTCGGGTCATCTAGTCTCAAAACAATTGGTTCTGTAATAGTCATAACCGAATTGTAACATTCTTTTACGACAACGTAAAGAGGTGTTACGTTCGACCGCCACCGACACTACGCCTTAAACAACTGCCCGACACGTCGTACTACAAAAGCTTGTAATCGTCTTGGAATTGGATTGCACAAAGGCGTTTCGCTGTTGTTGAACTGAAAGACGGTGAAGTCTTTGATAAGCTTTTGAAAAACGTTTCACAAGCGGGAACAGCGAATTGCACGTCGGTGACGAAGCGATGTATGGTGTTAACGAAGTCGAACCAGCAAGCGGCCTTGGGGCCGTCCGTCGAAGAAGCAGTTTACAAATATGCTGTTTTGGTGTCAAGTGAAAACGTAAGTAGATCGACGATTCTTCGTAAGTCTTTGTTTTTGTTGACGTTAACGACCCCTCCCTAAGAACCACACAGGCGTCGTCGGCTAGGTTGACCGTTCCGTTCTGTTGTAGTATGGTGGTGAGATGACTGATTCCAAGAAGAAGCCGCGAGGAAGCCTTCGTGAATTATTGCGCAACGCTGAAAATCGACCCGTGGCTGTGCCGGTTGTTCCGACTTTGACCAGGGAGCGCGTGGAAAAACTGCTCAAAGAAGGTGACGCATTGCGTCGAGAAGTAGAACGCCGCACCGCTCCAATGACTGGCCGCATGGGTCCGCCATACAATCCGACCAAGATCACTCCGGAAGGGAAGTCCACGATCCAACATATCCCTGTAGACCAATACTCTTCTACATCAAAAATTGTAGATGTACAAATAGACGTGCGGAAGCCTGTAAAGTTTGTGGCCGATCCTACCAAGAGTCCGCAAGAAAACGCTTTGCATATGACGCGTGAGCAGTGCTTGGATATGTTTGATCAGACCAAGGAGGTGGTGTGGTTGACACTATCCTTAGTTAAGTTGGAAAGCGTGGGGGCTAAGTTTGTACCAGAAGATATCGGGACGACATTTCCGTTTGACAAGTACATGCGGGACCATGCGGTCGTAACAGCTTTGTTGCGTGCAGAACACGAAGCTGCATGGAAGGAGTGGCGTCGGTGGTGTAGTGGTGGAACCATTAACCAACCTTACGACGTATGTTACAATAACGTCGTTCCTTTTATGGAAAAGCTACGTGACCACGTGTTAGTTGTGTACGGTAAGTCATGTGACTTTGATGTTAAAACCTTGATGACTACGGTGGCCAAAGAGCGCCGAGAATTTTTCGCAGAAGAGTGAGGGTACTATGCAATACAACAAACCAAAGACCGCAGCGAAGATCATGGTGTCGGACGAAAAGAAGTTACGCCAAGTAGTGTTGGAGACGATCAAGGAGATCGCACAGCGCGTTGGGTGTACGCTGGGCCCGGGTGGACGTCCGGTATTGATTGAAGACGAGCGTGAAGGAATGCCACCGTTCTTGACCAAGGACGGTGTGACGGTCTTCCAGCACTTGGCTTATGCTGATTCCGTCAAGCAATTGTTGCTGGAGACGATGCGCTCGGCGTCGTTGCGTACGGCAGACCAAGCTGGCGACGGCACCACGACGGCGACGATTTTGTCGGACGCCATTGTGCGTGAAGTCATTGCGTTCTCAGAAAAGAATCCGTCGTACAGCCCTCAACAGGGGGTGCGTGCGTTGCAACGTCATTTCCAAACCGTCTTGGAACCGGCGATTGTGGGCTGGGCTAAGCACCCCAAGTTGTCCAAGCGTGCTGGGCGCAAGCAATTAGAAGCTGTTGCCACATTGTCGGCCAACGGGGACAAAGAGCTAGCCGAGGCGGTTTTGGAAGCTTACTTGATGGTAGGGGATACCGGTAACATTTCTATTAATGACGCGGACGGAAATTCATCGTACCGGGTGGAGCGTATGCGCGGGTACACCGTGCAGTCCGGTTACGAGTCTTCGTGTAAGAGTTTGTGGCCGATGTTCATCAACGACCGAGCTTTGTCACGCGTGTTATTGCGCAACCCGACAGTGATCTTGTATAACGGTCCCGTGTACAACATGGTGGCGTTGGAGCCGTTGATCGAACAGATCGTGGAAAAGGTGCCGCAGGGTGGGTCGCGTGACGTGATCATTGTTGCACACTCTTTCTCGGACATGGTTGTTGGTACGTTGGGGATGAACGCCAAAGAGGGTGACACTTTGCGCGTCGTTCCGTTGTGCGTCCCACGTACGCTCGACGTGAACGGCCCCACAGAGCTTCTGTTGGACTTGGCGGCTTTGTCAAGCGCTTTGATCTTGGACCCCGTCAATAACCCGCTGAATTTGGCGCAGCTAGATCAAATGGGCACCGGTTTGGAACTCGTAGAAGTAATGAAAGATCGGGCAAACTTCATTGGCCACGCTGACGAAGATATCTTGACGGACCGCATCATCGAACTACAAGAACAACTAGAGCCCCCACGCTCCAAGCTAGACAAAATCTTGCTGCAAGGGCGCATTGGGCAGTTGACAGACGGAATTGCGCGCGTCACGGTCGTTGGTTCTACACCAGCCGACATTCGTGAGCGTAAAGACCGGGTAGATGACGCGGTATGCGCTGTTCGTGGCGCCATCAATCACGGGGTCTTGCCGGGTGGTGGGTGGACGCTGATCCGTCTGGCTACAGAAAAATTGCCTACGGGCACAACACCTGATGACGTCTTCTTGCGCACAGTGTTGTCACAAGCTTTGATGGCGCCATTCCGGAAAATCTTGGAAAACACGGGCCTGGACAAGGAGTGTACCGAACAAGCTTTGTCCAGCATTACCCAGTCTTTTGTGACCGACCGCCCCGTAGTGTTCGATGCTTTGAAAATGGGGCACGTCGACCCATTCGAATCCGGGATCTTGGACTCGGCTCCGGCGGTGCTAGAAGCTCTGCGCTCGGCCATTTCTATCGCGTCCCACTTGGGTATCTTGGGAGCCATTATCACTACGCCCCGTGACCATGAGCTAGAACGCCAAGAAGCACAAGCCAACGAAAACTTCCATCGCAACGTAAAGCTAGGTGATCGTCTGCGACAAGAGGAAATGTCGTCGGCGGTCTTTGCGGACGGCAGCGACGAACACTTGGATTAACATGGCTGCTTCTTTTAAGTGCGTAAAATGCGGACAGTTGACTTTGAACTTCAAAGACGATACTGTACCGTCGTGTCGTAAGTGCGGCAGCAAGACCAAGCGTCTTGCTGCCGCAGTCGGCCATGAAGTCCGGGAAACCAAAGACAATGGGTGGATGCCCGACCGTGTCGACCAACTCCAAAACCAAGAACAGTTGTTCAACGAGCGCATAGACAAGGAAAAGAAATGACCATTCGTCTCAAGACTTTGTCGTTTAAGAACTTCCGTTCATTTGCTGAAGGAGAAGTGACCGACTTCCCGGAGCGTGGGATCTACTTGATCAATGGTATCAATAAGTCGTCGGGTGGGTCATCGAACAGTGGCAAGTCCAACGTGACGAACGCGCTGGCGTACTTGTTGGACTCGTGCCCATTCCCGGGCAACAGCTTGCAATCGTGGTCCACCAAGGCCAAGATGCAATGCACAGCTACGTTTGTAGATGGCGACAAGGAGATTGGGCTGGAACGCGGCGCACAAGTGGCGGTTACTTTGGGTGGGCACAAGACCGCAGGTGCTAAAGAGTACAAGCCGTTGTTGACCAAGGCGTTTGGATTGTCGTCAGAACTCATGGAAGCTTTGACGTATCGTCGTCAAGGTGTGGGTTCGTTGTTCTTGGAGCGGTCCGACGAAGAACGCAAAAGCTTTTTGAACGAGCTATTGGGGCTAAACAAGATTGAAGAAGAATTAGAAGCCATGATAGAAGAGGCTTTAGAGTTAGAGCATCGGGCTGGAGCATTACAAGGCACATCTGCACCGGTCTGGAACAGAGGGGTGCCGGTAATCCCGCCGCCCTTGGACGTTAAAGAATGGGCTCGTCCGCGTGACGCATTGATCATGGCGAAGCACGAGATGGTGTACCGTAAGAATCGCGCCACAGAAAACATTGGGATGCAACGATTGCAACATAAGGCTCTGTTGGATCGTGTTGAAAAAGCGATTAGCGAACGGTCGTACAAGATCAAGCAAGAAATCTTGGCAAACGAAACTGAGCGCCGCAATTTACCACAGACCCGTAAAATCGGCGGCGCTATGGGGCGTATTCAATTTGAACTAGACGGGCTGCGCAAAGAAGCTGCCGCCATCGAAGCCGCCCGCGCCCGTGAGATCCGCGATATCGATTACCAAATCCGCCAAGACCAAGCGTCAGCCGAAATGCAACAAAAGAATATCGCTCAACAATTGACGGAAGTGAATTCTTCGTTGATGCAAGCCCAATCCGGAACTTGCTTTACGTGCAAACAATCGTTACCCACAGACGACGCAGTGTTACAAAGTCTGTTAGCGCGTAAGCGTCATCTGCAAGAGGCGTCGGAAGCTGTCGAAAGCGTCCGTCAAACATATGGAGCGGCATGCACAAAAGCCAAGCAAGATATCAACGCGGCTTATGACATCAAGAAAGCGGACGTACAAGCGCGGGTAGATCTGTGGCAGCCCCATTTGGCTCAAGCGGTAGACACCGAGCAAAGAGCCCAACGAGAATACGGAGAACGAGTCCAGAAAAATCGTGATGAGGCGGCGGCGTTGCAAGCTCGATTGACCTACATTCGAGAAGAGGTACAAAAGGAGTGGGCGTCAGAAGTAGCCGAGTCCTTAGAAGAGTTGAATGGTTACATCAAAAAAGAAACCGACGAGCAGCTTTTTATTAACGACGCGCTGCTCAAGATCCAATCGTTAGAAAGCAAGATTGCGCTGGCGGAGTCCGAGCACCGTGCGCAAGTAGAAATATTCAAGCGTGATATGGCAGACTACCAAAAGTCTGTTACCGAAAACGAGCGCATCAACGCACAAGTGGGAGAACTGCTGACGGAAGCGGCGGTTTTGCGTGAAACGATAGCGCTGTTGGGGCCACAAGGTTTCTTAGGGAGTATCATCGAACAAGTATTGGCAGATATTACGGACCGCACCAACGAATTCTTGAAAGCGGTGCCGAACATGGTGGGTACGACGTTTGCTTTGTTGACTGAAAAAGAGTCCAAGAAAGGCGTGGTGTCCAAGAAGATCACTGCGCAAGTGTACAAATCGGGCGGACCGGGTGGAGGCACGGAGCCCATCCCCTTGACTTCCGGGCTGAGCGGAGGCATGATGTCTGTCGTGGAGTTGGCGGTGGACATGTCGGTGCAGAAAGTGGTAGAGGAGCGCACGGGCGTGAAGTTGGGTTGGTGGGTGTTGGACGAAGTGTTTGACGGTCTAGGCCCCGTAGAAAAAGAAGCTTGTTTCGAACTGTTGCGCACGGCTAGTCACGACAAGCTGGTGTTAGTAATCGAACACGACGACAAAGCCAAAGCTTTCACCGACGGACAATTATTGATCGAGGCCGAAAATGAGCAATCCCGAGTCGTTGGGTGGTGCTAAAAATGTATGACACCACGATCCGTTTTAATTACGTACAAGTCTTCAAACGTGCACCAGATGACAATGAAATTGTATCTACCAGCACCATGCCAATGTCGTTTAATAATCGTGACACGTACAACACGTGGCTGTCAATCGTTGGACCAGGGATTATTTCCATGAACAAGGCGTTAGACGTTGTACCGACATTTACGGTGACGAGATACATTTTGCCGCTCCCTATCCATGGAGGCAAGAAAGATGTATGACCACAATGACGTGAACGGTAAAACTATCGGCGGAGAAAGCTTGGTGTCCCACGCCGCAGGTGTATGGGGCGAAATTGTGGAGCGACCGTACTTCTTTGTTAAGCAAGAAATCGAAGACGCCGGTTCGTTCCACCCGGTTTCATTTTTGTTGGAGCCCGGTCCGCCCGACGAGCAAGCCATCGCGTTATTCCGGATCTTTACTACAGCCGCCCGCGTCCAAGAGTATTTGAAATACTTGGACGCGGTTTCGACAGGTAAGTACGCAATCTACGAAGACTCGTTAGAAGGGATTTTGACTAACACTTGGGAAATTTTCCGGGAAGTGCTGGCGGAGTCGGACGGACCCGGTACCGAAATTCCCCGACGCATTATTGTGGTGTCCCACTCTTACAAAGGCATGCCTTATTCAATCGAATCCATCTATGACTCCGGCGCTTCCTATCATTGACCTTCCACCCACATGCGGGCATTGGCACCCCGGGTGGAACGGACCGTGCCCGCTGAAGCCGGTTGACAACAACCACCCCACCGTGGTAAATGTTTTACCGAAATGGCCGGTGTCTTGGGACGACCAGCTAGCTCACCAAAATCGGTATAGACAGTGGGACCAAAAAATGTTATGGTCGTACGGCACCCGGTACCAAGAATACCGAAATACACAGCACGGTGTCCGTCGAGATAACTTAGGCGCGTCAACAGAAGGTGGCTGGTCTTTTTAACGATGTTTGACAGGGGTCTAGCATGCTAGTAGAAGACATTGAACAGCCCGCAACCAGCTCTTTTAAATCCGTAACCCCTGGGGAATGTTTTCGTCACAATGGGTCTATTTGTTTGAAGCTGCAACCACAACAGTCACAATCTGGTTCGGCAGTGGAATTGGTGACCGGGAAATTGGTAGCCGTCACCGACCCTACAATTGTCGGTCGTGTAGATGCTAGATTAAAAGTTTCCAAGTACGTACAGCCAGTTTACAGCAGCAACGATTGTAAGTAAAACTCAGCAAGCTTTATCAACCATGTGGTATGACTAACGGTTACACAAGGACAACAAATGGCTATCGGGATTTCGAATGGTGTGGTGACGGTGTCGTCTGACGCAATCGCAAAGCGCGGTCGTGGGCGTCCCAAGAAGGACAAGTGGGCCAATCTGCCAGATGACTTCAAGGCTGCGGCGCAGCGTGCGTCCAAGGAAGAGTTGACGGCGCTCTTTGCGGAAGTTGGTGAATCGGAAGGTCAGAACCGCAAGACCATGAATGAAGACGAAGAACTCAAGGACGCACGAGAACTTGTAAAGGATTTATCTGCTTGCTATCGTGAAACCACGAAGATGAACAAGACCAAGACGGACTTCTTGGTTGGTTGCCGTGACGGATTCCCCGATGACAGCGCGCCGCGTGAAGCCGGTGCAGACACCGACGCGGACGACGTAGACGCGTAAAGCTTCTTTACTTTTTCCGCCCCGGCTGGTTCAACTAGCCGGGGCTTTGTTATAGGTGCTAAAATGGGCGTCAAAAAGGACTAACGTGCCTATCTTGAACTTTGAATCACGTCATGTAGGCGGCGTGGAAGTATTTAAGATAGATTCCGAAAAAATATCGTGAAGGGTTGGAAGCCGCTGCCGAACAACTTCAAAGTGAATGTATTTCCATGAACTACCATGGCGCCGGTTGGTACGTTTTTCAACGCACTGGAGGTTTTCGACCACGAACTTTGCGCGGTAAGTTAGTACAAGAGTTTTTGGTGGATATGCACCGCGCGGCGGGAGATGCGTTGATCGAACTACAAAATCTAGAGCGTAAAGAAAAAGAGATGTTGCGATTTGTGGAAAGCTTAGAAAAGGAACCAAATGTCTAAATTACTCCGGCGTTAGACTTATCGAAGTCCACGGGTTACGCGGTATTTGAAGATGACGGGAAACAATTTCCTAAGCTCTTGGAAAAGGGCCAAATCGTCATTTCGGAAATCACGTCGACCTTTGGTACATATCCTTGGTCTTTTATCAATATGGCTAATCAAATGGCCGTGACCATCTATGACTTGATCAAAAGGATCATGCCTGGGCGGATCGTGATAGAAGAGACGGTCAAGGGGCGCAACAGATGGTCGCAAAAAATGCTGGAGCAGATTCATTGCTGTCTTTTGTTGCGCATGCAAAAAGGCTCCCTTGACTTAGGATCGCCCTCGGTCTACTATGTCTCTCCATCGACGTGGCGGAAACACTTAGCCATCCGCTTGGATAAGGCAGACCAAGAAAACAACAAGATCGCTCGTAAAGCGAACAAGCTCGACAAAACAGCCCGCAAAAAATTAAAGATGGAACAGGGAGTGCGCGGCATAATCTCCAAAAAACACTTAGCATTACGATGGGTAGAAACCCATTACAATTTGACATTAAAAGTTAAAGAAGACGACATAGCAGACGTCGTTTGCTTAGGCGTTGCTTTTTCTAGAGGTTGTAAAACGGATAATGGTACGGGATATTAAATGATTGGATGGAATTGTCGGAACTGCCACAGAAGCTTTACCCGGGATTTTGCGCGGTGTGTGCAATGTGGCACAGCACAGCCCAATTTGTTTTACAACTGGATTGTAGAAAAGTCCCGCACCCCCAAAGGAGTCCCATGGCGAAAAAGATAAAAGCCAAGAAGATAACGGCGCATCAAATAAGTGAAGCGGATTTGATAGCTTTGCTGGAGCAAACGTACGAAGTGAAATTATCTCGATGCAACCACCCCTACAACGCTTTGGAACACAACAACACCTTGCTATGTATCCCGTTAGCAAAGTACGACCCAATCACCGAACCGTTCGTGATTGACGGTATTGCTGAAGCTATTGCCAAGCTTCGTGGTGATCACGAAATCGGGTGGCTCTTGAACACCTTGCTGAAAGACATGACTCAAAAAGAGTTGTTGCCGGAAGGAATGTTGATTGTTGACGGCATGTGGTAATCGGCTGTTTATATAAACGCATTGAATTAAAGGAATGACAACATGGATATCGCAACAAAACTATTGTCGGAAGCGGTGTGGCACCGTACTTACGCTAAGTATTTAGCGTCGTTGAAGCGTCGTGAAATCGTAGAAGAGACGATCAATCGTTCGCACATGATGGACTTGGAACGCTTCCCGCAGATTTCCGGAGCACTGACCAAAGCCTACGACCAAGTACACGACTTAAAAGTCGCTCCGTCAATGCGCAAGTTGCAATTCGCTGGACCAGCCATTGCTGCCAATAACGCCAAGTCCTACAATTGCTCGTACTTACCAATCGACGATATCCGTGCGTTTGGAGAAACTCTATTCTTGTTGCTAGCGGGTACAGGTGTAGGTTATTCCGTTCAATCCCACCACGTATCCAAGCTGCCTGCTGTGCGCAAGCCGGTAGAAGAGTGCAAGTATGTTATCCCAGACAACATCATTGGGTGGGGCGAAGCACTAGACCGATTGATTGAAGCTTACTTCTTAGGGCGCACCCGTCCTATCTTTGATTTTAGCCGCATCCGTCCCAAGGGTGAATTATTGTTGACCAGTGGCGGTAAAGCACCCGGACCCGAACCTTTGCGCCAGATGTTGGTGCAGGTGGAGTTCATGTTGCGTGCGGCAGTTGGGCGCAAGCTACGTCCTTTGGAAGCCCACGACATTCTTTGTGTGGTGTCGGATTGCGTGCTGTCTGGTGGATCACGTCGCTCAGCCATGATCTCTTTGTTCGATAGAGACGACCGAGAGATGTTGGAGTGCAAGAACAAGGCCAACTATGACGGCGGCAAGAAGAATACGTTCCGTTGCCGTTCTAATAACAGTGCTGTCATGCCTCGTTCGTTAGTCACTCGTGAAGAGTTCGACCATGTGTACGATATGTGCATCGCGTCGGGCTTTGGCGAGCCCGGTTTATTTTGGACAGACGACATTGATTGGGGTACCAACCCTTGTTGCGAAGTGTCGTTGGAAGCTAATCAATTTTGCAATTTGTCTACGGTCAACTTGACGTCAGTCAAAACCGAAAAAGATTTCTTGTCACGAGTCTATTCGGCAGCATTGCTAGGGACAGTGCAAGCTTCGTACACTAACTTTCCGTTCTTGCGCGACGTGTGGCGTGAAACGACCGAACGCGGTGCTCTAATTGGCGTGTCGTTTACCGGAATTGCCGACTGTCCTATTGAACTGTCCCCAGAATTGTTGCGTAAGGGTGCGGAATTGGTCAAAGAGGTCAACGCTAAGTACGCCAAGAAGATCGGCATCCGAGAAGCGGACCGTTGCACAGTCATCAAGCCTGAAGGAACGTCGTCCACGGTGTTCGGTAGCTCGTCTGGCGTTCACGCTCGTTATTCAGAATACTACGTCCGTTCGGTACAGATGAACCGCGATACATCGGTTGCACACTTCCTACAGGCCAACGTCCCGGAATTGGTCCGCGATTCGTTCTGGAACAAGAACGATGTGGTACTATCTATCCCACAGAATGCACCGGCTGGGTCCATCACGTGGGACAAAGAGACAGCGTTGGATCTATTCTTGCGCGCAATCAAGTTTGATGAGAATTGGATTGCGCATGGGCATCGTCGTGGTGCAAACAAGAACAACGTATCATGCACCTTAGAGATGCGTGACCACGAATGGGAGTTACTACGCAATCCGATTTGGGAAAACCGTTACAACTACACCGGGATTTCGATGTTCCCGCGTTTTGCTGGTGCAGAACAATCCCCATTCCAAGAGTGCTCCAAGGAAAAGTACGAAGAGTTGTTGGTACACGTCAAAGAATTGGACTTTTCCAAGTTAATTGAAGAAGATGATGAAGGAAAGATGAATGAAGCTGCGGCGTGTGCTGGTGGAGCTTGCGAAATCAGCAAGATTTAAGGAGCGAACATGGGACGAAAGAAAGCAATCAAAGCGGGGCCGGTGCAAGAAAGATTTGCCAAAGCACAGGTCTACAACGACTTGCTGGGTAAGAAGTTGGTATCCGGTGCTGTCGCGGACAGCCCGGTAGCTGTCCAAGTAGAAGCCGAAATCCAAGCTTTCATCCAAGAGAGGTTGCAAGTGCTAATGGGTGTCAAAGTAGACATGCGTGAGCACCCGGAGTTGATGGTGACCTTGGCCGAAATCAAGCTAGGAATCAAGGACATCCAAAAGCGCACTGAGCAAGCTTTCAATGCCGAGCAGCAAGTGGCGTTGTCGAAGTTAGCGGATGCGGTGTTGACAAAGGCGTCGCAGCGTGAGACTATAGAAGCAAGTCAACCGGGCCCACAGGCTGTGCCGCAACAACCACAACAGCAACCGCAGTGGGTGCAAGGTCAGCTTCAAGATCCGAGTTACATGCAGCAACCCGGCGCGCTGTCGGCAGAACAAATCGCCATTGCACAGTCGATGGGGTTGACACCGGAGCAAGCGCAAGCTAGACTAGGGCCCGGCGGCCAAGTTCAACCGATGGGTGGAACGAGATTCCGTAGACCGACAGCGCACCAAGAAGAAATCATCGCCAACGACAACTTGATGCGTGGCGGAGAAGTCACTTCAGAAATAATCGTAACGAGATAAGGAGCTACACATGAAAAAGAATAAGCCAGCCGCAGTGCCAGTCGTCAAGAAGGAATCGCTACAAAAGCAGATCGAATTCTTAGGACAGGCGCTTGGTGGACTGTACCAGAACCAGAAGACGTTGTCTGAGCAAGCGGTATCGATGCAAACCTTTGAAGTCACGGCAACCAAGATCCAGCAGATGTCGCTGTTGACCCAAGCCTGCATCAATCTGTTGGGAAAGGACAAGGTGCTGGCAGAAGCAAAAGCCATTGAAGCCGAGCACGTCCGTGAAATCACGGAAAAAGCCGAAGCGTTGTTGGCTGCGGAATTAGCTTCGGGTAAGACGGTCCGCTCATCGGTGGTATCGCCCGCTTCCACCTTGCGTGTGACTTCAAAGAACGAAGATGGCACGGACGCCCCGGAGTTAGTATCCGTCGATCAGCTAGCTACCGACGTGCAAGAGTTGTTGGTAGGCAAGGCGGCTGGTGAAGTAGTCCGTGTTGGTCAGCGTGACGTCACTATTGTGGAAATCTTTGACGCTGGTGCAACGCCCGCAGTAACGGAGATATCGAATGGCTAATGACACTGCCGCATTAAAAAAGCTAATCACTGAATTGGCCCGTGCAGCACGCATTAACCCAAACAAGGTGACACGAGCACGTTTTGTCAAAGCACACCCCGTCCAGTCATGGGACGGGGTGTTGTTTTCTCAAATGTCTGATGACCAATTCAAAAACATCCGTGACCAAGCCATCCCGTTCTTGGTGACAGAACAAGATGTGGCCGCCGTCAAGGCGAAGCGCGACAACAAAGAGATCAAGATCGACACCGAAGAACAACTTTTCCAAAAAGAGTTGGAAGGCTCTTTGACTAAGATTTTGCAACGCTTCGGTCCGGTCGTGCCGATCCCGTTAGTCACGCCCCGTATGCCCGAAACTCCGTCTGCTTTTACCGCGAGCTTGGTTCTGTCTGATTTACACTTCGGCTCTTGCTTCACGGAAGGTACGGGCACGGCTCCATACGGTCGCACAGAAGAGTCGCGTCGTTTGGCGTCGGTGATCAAGCAAGCCCTAGTAGCTGGGCGAGGTGCCGATAAGTTGGTGTTGCATTTATTGGGTGATTTGATTCCGAATATCATCCACGATAGTGACGGTGACACTTTGGCAGACCAGTGCTGCTCGGTCATCCATTACATCGTCCAAGCGATTGCGGTGCTATCGTTGGACCTCCCTAGAGTCGAAGTGCATTGTGCCGTAGGAAACCATGATCGTTGGCCTCATCAAAAAGACCGCATCATGCGTAACAAGTTCGATTCACTAGGCAGCGTGATTTATTACGGCATCAAAAAAGCCGTCGCCAACTTGCCCAACGTCGAAATCACGCTGTACAAGACACCGTTCTATAAGATCCCCATCCGTGGGCACCAAGTCTTGTGTACGCACGGCGACACCGTCCTAGATCCCGGCAATCCCGGCACAGCCATCCAAATCTCCTCCATCGAGAAGCAGTTGGCGCGCTTGACAGAGCTAACGCATGATGTTAAGCTCATCGCCGTTGGTCACGTACACGTGCCGTCGATGACCGTGTTGTCAAACGGTGCTACGTTTGTGACTAATGGTACGACCATGCCCACGGATCAGTACGCCAATTCGTTGGGGTATCTGTCCAACAACGCTTCGCAATGGTTGTTCAAGTCAACAGACAAAGAAGTGTGGTCTAACGCTACATTACTAAGAGTGGGACAATCAGATGACCAAAACCAAGAACTCGACAAAGTTATTCGACCTTACCAAAGTCTCGTTGACTGATTTGGACAAGGAAATCCTTGCTGTCGAAGACGATATCACTTCTCACATGTTGTTCATCGACGCCCGCACAGCCCTGTTTGGTCAAATCTTTGACCGCAGGGCTGTTTTACATGGATTGATGTTATCCAGCAAAAAGAACTTGATAGGGATGCGGGAAGCTCCGGTAACGGATTTAGAAACCTACAAGACTGTGGTCAACAATGTTCGGGTGTTTATCAAAGAGGCGACAACTCGGGAAGTAGAAATGGCAAAGCTGAAAACGGAAATCGAAAAAGCCAAGCAAAATTTGGTGGAATTGCAACGAGAAGTTAAACAGTTAAAGAGCATCAAAGAAGGGTTTGGAAAGGTAATCCATGGCAAATTCAAAAGAGCTGACTGAACAGGAGCATTACTTGTTAAACAACGATCCAGATTGGATTTGTACCCGGCGCGCTACAGCAATTCACTCGAAAAGTTAATCCAAGCGTATCCGGATGGGGCGCCCATCAAAGCTATAGCAGAAGCGTTAGGAATCGACCGGGAAGAAGTCAACGAACTGTTACAGCAAATCTTGATCAAGATGCGCAGCCAAATGTCATAAGGAGTTACATGGCTAAGCCCAAGAACCGACCACGAATTTTTGTTTACCACGAACCCATCATCGCCTACAACGTCTACCGGGTGGAAGCGCGTACCGCCCAGGAAGCCTTGCGTGCCATCCGCGAAGGTGCTAGGGTTGATGACGTTCAAACAGGCGACCCCGCCGGGACTCCACTACGACTTGCTCGTATCGAAGAGTTGGATGAATAAGGAGTCCAATGTACTTCTATGTGGTAATTGAAGACGGCGATGTAAACGAAATGTATGAAGTAGAAGCGGACAGCTCGGCAAACGCGCTGTCCGCTTTTTTAGATGACCCGGAAGAGTACGGGTGCGACTACAACATTTCCATGATGAAGTTAACTGTAGGAACTCCTTTGAAAACGGTGACAAATGACCAATAAATTCCGACAGCTTTGTAACCCGCACCAGCACCCACAGTCCTTGGACACCGCTTCCCCGCTAGAAAAATTCGTGGACCGCGATATTGAACTTGGGTCGGGAGTTTCCACGATGACGGACCACGGGACCTTGGGTGGTGCCGTGGACTTCTACACTTATTGCAAGAAGAAGGACGACAAGAAGAACAAGAAGCCTATTCAACCGGTCATCGGCTTGGAGGGCTACGTGTTCGATCCTGATTGCGATATCTTGCGCGCGGGCGGCATTGATGGTGAAGAAAACGTTCGCAAGTACAACAAGTATTACCATTTGACGATGCACGCACAAACCGAAAAGGCTTACTTGAAGTTGGTAAGCAAGTTGTCGCATGCGGACTTGAACAACTCGGTGTGGGCTGGCCAAGAGAAGAAGCCTTTGTTCACGTGGAAGGACTTGGAAGAATTAGGCCAAGAGGATATGACCTTTTGCTCTAGTTGTTTGGCTGGTATCTGTGCCAACCACTTGAAGAAGGGGCGCCCCGATCTTGCCGAAGCTTACTACGCCCGCATGCGTTCGGTAGTGAAGCCCGGCAACTTCTACGTAGAAGTGTTCCCGCACGTTACCACCCACCAGTGGACTGAAGGTTGCTTCGTGACGTTGAAGGACGGGCGTGTATTGCGTTTCCGTGACTCCAAGCGCTTTGATGTCGGCGGCCAAGAGATCCCGGCGTCGTTGTTGCACCGCTACATCGGCAAGACATTGACCGGCACTTATCACTACCAAAAGATGGAAGCGTTGGATTATCCATGCGAAATCATATCTGTCAAACTGGTCAAGGATTTCGTTCAGGACGAATGCACGCCCTTCGCTCCCGACGGCGACAATCAATTGTCGTGCAACCGCGTCATGCTGGAACTAGCGGCCAAGTACGGGGACAAAGTCTTGGTCAGCCTGGACAGCCACTATTCTACAGTGGATTATCGTCGCGTACAGGACATTAAGAACTTGCAAGCGGGATGGGGTCCTTTCTTCGGCAACTACCACATCTACTCTTCCGACGAAGCGTTCACTTACTTCTCTTCCAAGATGGGTACGACCGAAAAGCAGTACGAAGAGTGGATCGATAACTCCTACGAATGGGCTTCCAAGTTCAAGGATTTCAAGATCACTAAGCGCGACTTGCTACCTCGTTCCCGTTACCCTCAAGACACGGTCAAACACGTCTACGAACTGATCGAGAAGCACGGTCGCTATGATGGTAGCCCTGAGCAGAAAGAACGTCTAGAACGCGAAATCACCCTATTCCACGACAACGGCACCCAAGACCTGTTGCCCTACTTTTTCACGGCAGAAGACTTTTGTGCTTACTATGCTTCCAAAGGATACTTGTCCGGTCCGGGTCGTGGGTCGGCTGCCGGTGTTCTTTTGTCTTACTTGTTGGAAATCACCCATGTTAACCCACTAAAGCACAATTTGTCTTTGGATCGCTTTATTACTTTGGACCGTATTTTGTCAGGGAAGATGCCTGACATCGATACGGACTTCGGTGACGTCAGTGTGTTGACCGCTCCCGGTGGTTACTTGGACACTTTTTTCAAAGGAAAAGCTGCGCAAATTTCTACAGTAACGACGATGAAGCTCAAGTCTTCCATCCGTGACGTGTTCCGCCAAGTACACAAAGGCGGTATCCCATACGAAGTAGACCGACTAGCGTTCGACTTGCCTGATGAGCCCCAAGGTATCAAGTCCTATGACTTCGTCTTTGGGTACGAAGACACTGATGGCAATCACATTGATGGAGAGATCGAAACCAATAAAGAGTTGGCGGGCTTGGCTCGTCAATATCCTACGGAATGGGAACTCATTGTCAAGTGCTTAGCGGTCGTGCGCGGAAAGTCTCGACATGCTTCAGCTTTCGTATTGTCCGAAGACCTGATTGACTCTATCATTCCTTTGACTATCCAAAAGGATGATGACGGAGCCGGTATTGTGACCCAATACTCCATGACTGGGTGTGAAACCGTTGGTGGATTGAAGTTCGACTTCTTGGGGTTAAAGATGTTGAAAGACATCCAAGACGCCGTTAAGTTGATTCAGCAACGCAATCCTGTAGCTGATTGGTCACAGAAGTCCATAATCATCGATGGTCTGAAGGTCCAGACGTTCCGGGTGATCCCACACGAAGGCAAACTCTACGACATTTACGACTTGCCTTATTCCAAGGAAGTGTTTTTGGAGATTTCTGAAGGCAAGACCGAAACGGTTTTCCAATTGAACACGTCTTCGGCGCGCAAGTGGCTGAAAGAGTTTGACTATTATCGACCAGACACAGACGTCAAGTTGATTAACGGACTTGACGACGTGGGTATCTTTACAGCTTTGGACCGCCCAGGTCCTTTGGACGCCAAGATGCGCTCGTCGGATGGTGACGAAATCAACATGTTGCAGGAGTACGCTCGTCGAGTTCGAGGCATTCAGAACCCGGAAGCGATCAAGATCATGGAAGAACTATTGCCCGAGACGTTCGGGGTAATGGTTACCCAAGAACAGCTACAGCGTTTGTACCAGAACTTGACTGGGTGCAACGGTATCGAAGCCAACACATTCCGTGACAAGATCGGCAAGAAGAAGATGGAAGAAGTGATGGCGATGAAACCGTACTTCATCAAAAACGCCGAGCCCAAGATCGGGTTGGCGAATGCGGAAGCTGTGTGGTCGCAAATCGTGACGTGTGGCAACTATTGCATCGATGCAACTCAGCGTCTGTTGACAGATCGTGGCTCTATGTCTATGCTGGACGTCGTGGCGACCCCAGGGGTGAAGGTCGCTTCGATGGGGTCGCAGGGAATGGAATTCATCGAGCCGGAAGCTAAGTGGTGCAGTGGAGAGAAAGAGGTACTAGAGGTTGAATTGGAAGACGGAACGATTATTCGTGCTACTGGTGATCACAAGTTCTTATACGAAGGTGGGTGGGTTACATTAAACGACTTAATCTCCATTGGTGAAATGGAGATTTCATATGGCATTGAAGATTGAATGTGGTTGTGGTCGAGAAGTTACGACTAACACTTGGTTGAATCACGTAAAAAGTTCTAAGTGCGAACTTCCAGATAAAACGTTTTATCTGGAAGTTCTTTCTTTGGTTAAGAAACACAAAAGAGGCTGGTTAAAGACACTCAAAGGCGAAGCCGTTGCCGACAGACAGTGGTTTATAAAAGTCTTAAATGGAGTGAATTCTACAGAAGACTTTGTTTTTGACCCGCCACGTCCACTGGGACAAATCAGAAAGTCTTCTGCCAAAATTAGCTCTGAATTGCGCAAGGGCTCAAAGAATCCGTCGGTAAAATCCAAGAGTTTTAATTTTACCGTAGAACAAGTAAAAGAGCGGGCCAAACAACTGTATCAGACAGGGGCTACAGCACGGAGCGTCTTAAAAATTTTAAAGGCAGAGTTTAAAGATTTTCGCTTTTTGATTTCTGACCAGGGTTTAAAAAAGGCTGTAGATATCGTCTCTTGGTTGACTGGCGTATCCGTTCAGCAATTAAAAGCAGAAGGTATCAAGTACCGAGGGATAAGAATCGCTATTGGCCAGCAAGCCTCACCCACAATGAAAGAGGTGCGTTCTCGAAACGCGGCTACATTGTTTTCTAAGTGGAAAATCAGTCGCCCCCATTTAGAGTTATACCAAATGATACTGTCAGTTGATCCAGAAGCAAAGATGGAACAAAAGTTAAAGGGTACGCATAAATGGTTTTCTTATGATATTTACTCACCCAAACTCAATGCGATGATAGAGATGCATGGTGCTTTTTGGCACACGGTCCCCGGTCCAAAGACCAAAGGACGCGTTCTTAAAATGATCAAACATAATTTGGTCAATGATGTTTTTAAAGCTGAGACGGCGATAGAACAAGGGTTTCGTCTAGAGATTTTTTGGGATAAAGATTCGTTACAGTGGGAAGAAAGGATAAAGGCTCTTTATGACAAGCAACCAATTAGCTACAAAGAAGCTCAAGATAAAGTCGGTCAAGCAATTGGGTATCCGGCCCGTTTACGATCTGACCGTACCAAAAAATTATAACTTTGTGTTGGAAAATGGAGCGGTAGCTCACAACTGTTTCAACTACAGCCACTCGGTTTCTTACGCATATGTGGCGTACGTAGGCGCATTCTTGAAGCACTACTACCCTACGGAATGGTGGTGTGCTGTTCTAGCAAACGCCGACAAGACCAAAATCTTTGAAGAACATTGGTCGCATGTGAAGGACATGGTTGTGATGCCTGACATCAACCAATCGCAAGATCGTTTCGTGATCCGTCACGACAACAAGATCATTGCTCCGTTGGAGTTCTTGAAAGGCGTGGCGGAGAAGTCCCATGCGGAATTATGTGCCAATCGCCCATACAAAGACTTGGACGACTTTTGCCAAAAGATTCAACAGCAAAAAGCAGACACCGCATCGGTAGCGGAAGACGGCAAACCAAAGGCAGGACGTTCAGCAATCCACATCGGCGTAGTGTCGTCTTTGATTTTGACCGGAGCCATGGATTCGATTATGCCTCCCGGTTTGGACTTGTACGAAAAGTTCGACGCGTTTGCCGCCGCGCAAGCCCGATCTTTGACCAAGCCTGGCGCCAAGAAGACCAAGAAAGCTAAGCCCATTACGACTTTGGCTGGACTAAGTCCTATTGGTATCTATCAAAAGCAAAAGGTGATTTTACCCATCTATACGCAAGACTTGCGCGAGCGTTTGGGAGGGACCGGGATCAAGGAAATCGTCCAGCAGCCAATCCGCCACTCGTCCGGGCGCGTCACCAACGCTTACTCCTATGAGATCCAGCGTGCCGGTGGTGAACTATTGCAGTTCCATTTTGCCGACGCTAAAGAATTTTTGTCCATTAACAAGGACCGAACGCGTCAATGTCCAATCAACGCCGCATTGATTGGTTTTGTCATGGAAGATCGTGTGTTTACTTACAAGGACAAAACCACCCGCAAGCAGAAGTCCGCTTACAAGTTGACGTTCGAAGTTGAAGGGCATATCATGGACTTTGTGAAGTGGGGCAACCCTAAGACCGGCTTGCTAGAAAAGTATATTATGAACCGACCAGACGGTACTTCTCTTAAGGGCGCCGTCGTGATACTGTTGCTTCAGAAGTGGAATCCATCACGTGATTTTTCGGCCAACGGCATTATTGTTGTCCAAGACCCGCTAGTCTCCAAAAAGGAAGAAGATGAGTAACCTAAAAGTAAAACCAGACCAATTAAGCCGCATCTTGAACGAAATGACTTTTGCCAAGCAGACTTTGGCAGTAGACGTGACCAAGGTGCAACCACAAACGCGCAACAGTTGGTTGGGCGCCCAGAACATGGCACTACAAGCCATCGAACGTCTACGTAAAGAGTATTTACAGATTGCCCGCGAAGTCACGGGGTATATTATCTTGCGTGGACCAATCGAAGAACAGCGTCAATGGGCATCGCAAGTGTCTGTACGTTCCGGCGCCATCGTAGTTGACGTCATGCGTCAATTGATCGAGCCAATGGCTTTGAAGATGCGCTACGACGTTGTGGGTCACGCAATCAACGTAGACGACTTGATTGCCATTCACTATATGTTGGACGAGCACCGCTATCAAGCTGACTTGGGCACCGCTTATTTCGAACCAAATTTGCCCGGGATCTTGCAAAGAAGTATCCGTTCGCTGCCTGAGTTACAGATGTTGGTCCGAGACTATGGGACCAAGACGATGCCGCGTGAGTGGTGGGCTGATTGGATCGAAAAGAACTCCATCGATAACGCCATCGACAAAAGCAGCAACAGAAGCACTTTAAGGGTTGTGGTGGTCGGTTTGGACGATAATCTTGTATCTAGTTTCGGGTCTAGAAAAGTCCTCGTTGCAAGCACAAAAGACTATGTAAGAGAAACTGTAGCTGCTCTGCAAAATCTTTTGACGCCTGGTGAAAACGATGATACTATAGCTCCCGAAGTTGTAGCACCGGTACCGGTTGAACCGGCACCAGAAGAAGTAAAGTCCATAGAAGAACCAACTAACAAGCCACGTGCGGGAAGACCGCCAAAGGCATCGAAAACGGATAATAAAAAGGAATAAAATGGCAACTCAAATTGGCGAAGCAAAGTTTACTGAAGGCAAGACGTTCGCAGCAAAGACATATCACCGTATCGAAGATGGCGTTTCTTTCTACAGAATTCTGCCTCCGATCAAAGAATGTGCAAAAACCGGTGAATGGATGGTTGAATACCGTACGCACTTTGGTTTCTACGGTGTAGAAAAAGAAGGCAAGCGTCCAATGCGTGTGTGGTTGTGCCCAGAAGAAGGGCGTTACAACCCCCGTACGAAGAAGTTCGATATTATCCCAGGAAAAGAGTGTAAGGAATGCGCAAAGATCCGTGCAGTCAAGACTATCTTGAAGGGATATGAGGCGGACTTCATTACCAAAGGTAAGGACGAAAAACAAGCGTTCAAGTTAGCTCGTGAACTACCGGCTGCAAAGCCTGCTGTCGATTTCGAATCCACCCACAACTTGTCGATCAAGGGGTTTTGCAATGCTTTGTCCAATGATGACAAGATTGGCCAACTAGGTATCCCGAAAGGAACCGCGAAGGAATTGCGCGCTGCTTTTGCTAAGCACATGGCTGACACCCAAGAAAGTGCCGTAGCTCCTTCTACGGGGGTATGGGTCAAGTTCGAAAAGTCTGGCAAGGGTTTCAAGACCGAATACAAGCAGTCGTTTGAAACGGTCGTGCAAGTGGTCGGCAAGCAGAAGGTCGCAGTACCAGTCCAACACGTCCTATCGGAAGAACAAATCGAGCGCTTGGATGCGGAAGGCTTTGATTTGAAGGACTTGTTCTTAAAGCCTACGTGTGAACAAGTTGCCCGCATCGTTGACAGTGATTACGACCCGGTAATCATTGACGAAATCAACAAGACGCTGTGGGACGCCAAGATCGAACGCGAGCGTGCCGCCGCCGAAGCTAAGGCCGCAGCCGAACCGAAGTTTGTAGAAGGACAAGGTGCTGACAACGCATTCGCGGAAGACAGCAACGCCGACATCCCTTTCTAAGCAAAGCCGCTAGATAATCGCAAGAGCCTCGTGGATACGAGGCTCTTGCTTTATGTAAGCTAACGAGCTATACTGCTTGTCAGGAGTCGTCATGGAAATCGAAATCACTAGAGAATACATTCGCTATCCCAAAGAAGACCAAACGGAATTATCGACGTTGAACATGTCAGACGTTTGTGTGGCTTTGGAGAGCATCGACAAGGTCGCTCACGTGACCCGTGGATCGGCCCCCGGACTCATGTCCTTGTTTAACAGTGCGTACAAACAGCTAGGAGAAAAGGCGGTGTATATCCGCTATCAAGTAAGCCGCACCGAAAACGAGATCAACAAGCGTCGGGCAGAAATCTTGTTAGATCCCGCCAATAGCAAGCTGGGTAACGCCGCGATGCGCGAAGCACGGATAGTCACGGATTCCGCATATCAAACTTTGTTGAATCACAAGGATATGCTGGACGCTATCTTGAAATACTTAGAATTGCAAATAAAGTCGGTAGACATGGCTTACATGGCTACCAAAAAGTGTTATGACTCGTTGTATCAACCGTAAGTAGTATCAACCACGTGGCAGCAAACCGGTAATCGCAAAGGAACAAAATGGCTCCAAGAGTAAATCAAGCAACAGGGATAGCGACAGCAACCAAGGTGAATTTATCGGACTTTTTCAAAAACACTCGTGGGCGTGTAGACCACAAGCGCGACCCATTCGAATTCGGAATCCGTTCATCCAGTCCTTCTGCCAACTTTATTTACGGAAACAGCCATCGCCTGCCAAACGGTGGCGTCATGTGCTTGTGGGGCTTGCCCAAGTCCGGCAAGAGCTTATTGACTTACGACATGACGGCTCAAGTGCATCGTGATGACCCGGAAGCCGTGGTACTGAAGTGGAACACGGAATTCCGCGAGACGTTCCAAATGACCCCTAAGCAGTTGGTGTCGTGGGGGATTGATACCAACCGCTACCAAGCCTTCGAAATCAATACACCAGATTTGTTTGATGATATTCAGCGTGAAATTCCACGCTTGGTCGAAGCTGGTGCAAAGATCGGCATGGTTATTATTGACTCGCTGTCCAACATCTTGGGCATGAATGCTGTCAACCAGGATTCTGTTGAAACCCAATTGCGTGGCGACCAAGCTAAGACCATCCAAACCGGTCTATCACGCATCATCGCGCTGTTCCGTGTCTACAAGATCCCATTGGTATTAACCGCTCAAGTCCGTGCGGAACAAGATCCCAACAAGGCCAAGTATAATCCTTACACGATGGCTGGTGGTTTTTACTTGAAGCACACTGCTGAATACTTCATCAAGATTTCACGTGATAACTCCAAGGAAGGTAAGGAAGACTTACAAGGCAACGTATTCTTGTCGGAATTGAAGGACACTTTGGGGGACGCAGAAGCAACTGGTCACAAGATCAAGCTAGAGATGACCGGCAACTCGTGCGGACCTGTTGGACGAAGCGCTTCTATCACGGTCGACTACCGCAGAGGGTTTATCAACCAACACGAAGAGGTATTCTTGCTGGGACGTGGGCGCGGTTTGATCGATTGGGCGGGTAAGACCTACTCCTACAAGGACCGCAAGTGGGTAGGTAAGGCTACTTGCCTGCAAGCCTTGAAAGAGGATCCGGTTTTGTGCAAGGAGATCGTAGACGAGTTAATCCGTCAAGACCGTGAGCAAGACTATCCGCAACTATCACAAGGGAAGGTGTTGTCGGATTCGATTGAAGAGGAAGGCGTCACCCTTGACTAAGGCGGACCTTCCGGGCTAAGGTGCGGGCGTGGGCGATATCGCCCACGCCCTTTTTATAGGAGCCCGCATGTTACAGGTTGACCCAGCCGTTCTTCGTGAAACCATCAAAGAGTTAGGGTTGTCCCCAAAGAACACTTCTAATTCTTATATTTTTGTTTGTCCGATCTGTGGCAAGGACAAGTTGTACATGCACAAAAAGATCGGGTTCTTCAAGTGCTTTGTATGCGCGGACTCCCAAGGCTTCAAGGGGGCATGTGATTACGGACTAGCAAAGCTGTCCGGCAAGAAGACATCCGATATCAAGCAACTTTTGTATGGCGCCGTCAAGTTTGAAGTAGAATGGACGACAGATTGGAAGTGGGCCCCATACGAAGATTTGATGGATGAACTGGTCTTTGAAACGGTCTTGGACGATACCCCGACCACACCGGTAGCAGCACAATACCCCCTCGGCATCTTCCCTTATGGAACTCGTCAATTCGTGCCCGCTTTGAAGTATTTGCTAGGTCGCGGTGTCACCATCCAACAGATGATCGACTACGAACTGCAATATGACATTAAGCAACAGCGCGTGGTGTTTCCTGTCACATACAACAAGATGCTAATCGGGTGGCAAGGTCGCTACATCAACGATTGCATCAAAAAGAATCGTGAAGGAGAAGTTGTTTATCGCATCCCCAAAATCTTGACCAGTGCCGGACTTACGGGCGGGCGGTTTTTCATGTTCTGGGACCAAAGCTTGACTCATCCGTCCGATTCGGTCATTCTATGTGAAGGGCCTGTGTCGGGCCTCCACGCCATGCTGCCGGGGTTGGCCCCAGCTATCGTCTCCATGGGCAAGAGCATCACTCAAGCCCAGCTAGCGCTTCTGGCAACCCATCCTGCGGCCCGGGTGTATCTGTGCCTCGACCCCGACGCGGCGACGGATTGCCAACGCATCTTGGACATTCTGACCGAAGAATGTCCATCAAAGCAGATCTATTTTATGCAAGTCCCAAAGCACCGAGACGACGTCGGCGCTTGTACGTCAGAAGAAGTAACAGAAATGTTTAACGAAGCAAAGTTGATCAGACCACCTTACATTTTTACGTACTTCAAAGAAGCAACCCGGTGGTAACAGAAAGGAACCATGAGCACATCGATTATCGAAGCTACAGAAGATGGGATGACGTTGCCATTTTCGTCCGACATGCAGGACGCCGTCATCGGCTGGATGTTCAAGGACAAGACGTTTTATGTGAAGGCAAAGTCACGAATCGAACCGCAATGGTTTTTGTCACAAAAGAACTCCAAGCTTTTTTCGGTGATTTCTAAGTTTGAAAAGCAGCATGGACGTTCGCCATCTACGCACGAGCTAGAAAACTTTCGTGAAATCACGTTGGAGCCAGAAGATACACAGCGCAAGTTGATGACACATTTGCACGGGTGTATTGAAAAGTCGACCTCTTACGGATTGGACTTTATCAAGAAAGAGTTGACTCCGTGGCTGCGTGCCGTTACGTTCAAGCGCGGCATCGATCAGTCCGTCAACATGTGGAACCAGAAGGATATCACCAAGTCCTATTCCCACGTTGACCAGTTAATGCGTCAAATGCGTGATATCACGTTTGACGACGCGCTGGCTGTTTGTTTTTCGGATTTTCGTTCGGTCATCGAAGACTTGCAAAACCTGTATAAAGGAGCAATGTCTACAGGGTTGACGTTGCTAGATCGCGCATTGGTGCCCGACCATGACGGCGGCTCGTTGTTGCGTGGCGACATGACAGTCTTATTGGCCGCTCTGAACTTAGGCAAGACAACTACGGAAATGACGATAGCGGTCCACAACGCTTTGTTAGGTAAGAAAGTTTTATTTGTTACTCACGAAGGTAACAAGACGCAATTATCAGGGAAGATCATCCAATGCGCCTTGCACTTGACCGAAAAGGATCTGTTCAAGCTGTACGAAACCGAAGAAGGTCGTCGCGTGATTTCGTTGACCACCGAAATCCTGGACCAAAACCTATCTTACATCCACTACGAAAAGCCCGGTATGTGCGTAGAGGACGTAGAGCCCATTATCTACCAAGAGCAAGAAAGATTGATGGCTCGCGGAAGTCGCTTGGACTTGGTGTTCAACGATTACCCAGGCTTGTTGCGCTCACGAAACTTGGGGTCGTCCAATGACGAACGCATTGTCCAAGCCTACGTCTACCGCTACTTCAGTCAGATGTTTACGGACTTGGATGTTCACGGGATCGTCGCCGTGCAATCCAACCGTGAAGGATCCAAAGTTATCAAGGCGGGTGAACGTTGTTTGACTACAGAAGACGTTGCCGAAGCGTGGGGCATCCCTCAGATTGCCGCCAACATGATCTCCTTGAATCGTCAAATTGACGGCATGTTCCAAGATATTATGACATACTACGTCTGCAAAACCCGCTCCAACCGTGTGGGTGGATGTGTGGCTTGCCAAGCGGACCTGGGTCGTGCTAGGATGCATGGTAACGATTTGGGAGCAGTTTCTTACACGGGTAACATCTTCATCCCAGACCGGGCCAAGAAGTGGATTCAAAACGATTCTGTTCGCAATACGATGCTAACGAATGACCAAGTTGAAGGAGATTCTCTATATGATCGCCACTAAGCGTGCACGTACATCAAAGAGCCAAGGTTGTGAAAACTGCGAACACGAAGATGGCGGGTCGCTCGCATACAACGACCGCAACATTTTTATTTCGGGAGAAATCAGTGCGAACACTTGGGACGGCTTTAGCCAGGTCTTCACCGCCCTAGAGAAAGAAAAAGGTCCGATCACCATCATCATCAATTCGCAGGGCGGATCGTTGTGGGACGGTATGGCGATGTACGATTTGATTCGTGCTTCCAAGAACCACACGACGATCATTGGTCACGGACTGGTGATGTCTGCCGCCACGATGATTATGCAAGCTGCCAACAAGCGTTTGTTGGGTGCTAATTCCAATTTTATGATTCACGAAAGCCGTCAAGGCTTGTCTAACGAGTTCAAGGAAATGGACTTGCACCAGCAATACCAAGAGGCGGTCCGTGGCAACAACATCATCTACAAGGTACTCGCGGAACGTTCTATTTACACAGTAGAAGAAGTGAAGACTTTGTGCCAGCGTGACTATTTCATGTCTGCGAAGGAAGCGGTCAAGCAAGGATTTGCCGATGCTATTGTCCCAGTTCGTAAGCGCTAAAGTTGCGGCGTTCAAAGCTTGGGAGTCAACCCACGAAACCGAACTGTTATTGGGGTTGTTAACGGTCGGCTTTTTCGTGTGTGCCGCATCGATCTCGTCATGCAGCCCTAAGCAAACAACAAGTGACCTTCAAGAGCACGTGGTCTACCGCGACCGGATCGTTACGCAGACCCGTGTGGACTATAAGGAAATTGTAGTAGATCACAACGTCTACATCCACGACGTTGACTCACACAAAACCCTGGACAAGACGACTACGACCGTGGTACACCCAGATGGTACAAAAGTAGTGGTGGTACACGAAAAAGAAGTCGCAGACAAGTCGGACCATACACAATCCGACGCGACGCATACACAAACAGTCACGCAAACCGTCGTCCAAAAAGTGGACGAGACTAAGTCCGGTACTGTGGACTTGAAAGAAAAGGTGGTAACAAATGTACAAACACTTCCATCTTGGCGGGTGGCGGTTGGTGGCGGGGTGGATTTGTCTCACCCAACACAACTACTTACCTTGGTTCCATCTGCTTTACCGTACGTTTTTTCTGTAGAAGTAGATCGACGCATCTTGGGACCGCTGTGGTTTGGTGCCGAAGTGACAATCGGCGTCAAAGCAACAGTTCAAACTCAACTAAAAGTAGGCGTAGAATTCTAAAGGACACATGAATCTTACACACAAGCGGGTCAATAGCGCTGTTGAAGAACTCTTGACGGAACACATTGGTCTTGACGAAGACGAACTCGAAGAAGCCATGTTAGCGTTTGCGGAAATCTTACCGGAGGACGAAGAAGATGATTCCGAGTCACCACGCCGCAAGCATTCCTACCGCGACATTGAAGAGTTGTTGGATTCGGACGAATAATGGGCTCCTTCACAATTCCTTTTGATCGTCGCGTAAGCAAGGTCCCACTTGGTCCAAACCAATTTCGTTATCACGTCTATCTTAGCTCCGCTCCTGTTCCTAAAAACACGATAGAATGGCTGCGTATCCGACAAGCGATGTTGGATAGTGTCGCTAGAGACATCGAGCTTACACGCCACTCAGAACTAGAGTGGACCCGAATAGAAATGGAATACAAACAAGGCCGCTGGGAATTAGTTACTACAGCTACGACGCCCAACCCCAAGGAAGCTCCAAATGGCCAGACCTCAGACGAAACACCTGCCCGCAAGAAGTGAAAACGAACGCTCGCCATCTCGGAAAGAGCTAGCTGAACTCAAATCTGAAAACCATCGACTGCGTCGGAAAGTCTCCCGCTTGGAAGCTTTTATTAGTAAACACGGTGAATATTCAGACAGTGTCGTAGAGCAAGCGATGGAAGAAGAGTTTGATTTAGCGCCTGAAGTCGAAGAAGCTCTCAAAACAGATCAATGTACCGAATGCAAATCGACAGACACACGGGTGCTAGATTTGGGGATCAAGATGTTCTTCGTGTGTAACAACTGCAAATTCCGCAAACCATTATCGTAAAGGAAAACGCCGGGACCTTTAAAGGTCCCGGCGTTTTATTTAAGCAGCAAACTTAGCAACTCGGGCAACGATATCTGCCCCGTAGTCTGGGCGTCTTACACCGTCCGGGCCTTTTGGTCCCGGCGTAGTGTAGGCATCCGAATCCAACCCTTTGTCCAGCGCTTTTTGGATGTTACCGATACCGGCATTGTAAGATCCTGCAGCTTTCTTAACGTCACCACTCCAATGCGCCATACATTGTTCGAAGATTTCGATGCCCATGCAAATGTTCTCAAAGGCATTTTGCCATTTGGGCGATCCATCCGCAGTCTTCCAAGCTAACATGTCTTGGTGTGAACGATCATCAATTTGCATCAAACCACGACCGTGCCCCACATCGCCTGTGCCCGTAGGACCACGTGGCGACAAGAACACACCGCCGCCGGATTCACGCTGCATCAACGCCGCTACTTCTAAGGCCAACTTATATGCAGCCGCCATGTCTAGTGGGTGGCGCTTGACGCAAGCTTTAGCGATTTCAGTAGTCCACTGTTGGATCGCGGGATCTGACTTCAACTTGTCCCACAAGATATTTTCTAATTCTAAACGGTTTTGGATTTCCATGGTAATTCCTTTAAACCCCCGGCGCCACTAATTGTGGAGTGAATAACATTCTGGCAGCAAAGATACGCATTTGTGTTGTAGATCCACCGCCTGGGCGAACCAACATCAAAGTGACATAAGACTCTCCGGTAGCGGGTACGGTAGCTCCGGCAATCGTTTGAATGCCCGTAGTAGAGTCCATCCAATAAGTCAAGTTCGAGTCGGAAAAGGCAGGTGCAGGATAAGTCCCGTTCAAATCTGCGATAGAAAAGTGGACACGTGGAGGGACGTTGCCCGGAGCGGTGTTCGTCATGTAGGTACGCAAGAAGCCCGCGCCACCCAACACGGGATACTGCAAAGCTCCCCCAGTAGTACCAGAAGTGTAGGTATCGACAAATGCGACCAGATACATGGCTTGGGCGTTTGATGCCGCCGAGTTAGATTGCAACAACAACGAAAAAGCGTTGGTTGGAATGACGGAGCCCGCTGGTACACGGAAGCGCATCGAAATTCCCAGCACCGAACTGGAACCTAAGAACCATGCGGGTGCGCCATAGTCGATATCAGCAGTCACAATGTTAGCGAACCAGCCTTGCAAAGCCGCTTGGTTGGTCAGGGAAGTGGTGATGTTGCCCGTCCCTGCACCTGCCATCGGCAAGAAGAAAGTTCCCATAGAAACCATCTCGGCTGCTGTAACAATTGCTGAAGTTGTTTGCGGCGTAATGTACTTGAAATCTTTACCGGAATACACGCTACCTGCGGCGTCTACTTGTGCGACCGTAGTTGATCCGGTGTTTTGGATTTGTACAATGGGTGTGATCCCGGTCTTTGATCCAGTGTTTTGGATCACGATGTCTGCCGCTACTGTAGCCGCTGTAAACAGTTGGATTTGTTGGGCAGCTACAGCTTTGACAATTGTTGGTGCAATAGTCCCGCCGATTACTACGGGACCATTGGCATCGATATGGACTTCTGCAGAACCACCCAATGGAGCAATGACGATGTTGCCCGAGGTCGCGGTGATTGTTGTGTTCCCGGCAGCAGCCGTTAGGGTTGTTCCGGTAGAGCCGCCCAACAACAAAGTGGTACCCGCTGTTACTTGTGTTGTTGTGGCTGCCGTGACCAAGGTTGTCCCGCCACCCCCCACTTGCAAAGCTGACGCGTTGTTAGCGCCGACCAAAAGCTGTGGCTGTGCAGCTACTTCTACGTCGATTTCGATAGGGTAAGTTGATGCTAGTGACGAAGAGGCAGCGGCACCAGAGTTCAATAAGATGCGACGGCTATAAATGCGTACATCATTTGTTAGGTTGTTGGTACCAGTAAATGATGAACCCGGATTTGAAGGCGAGAACTTACCGATCACCAACTTGTTATCGTAAGCGCCACGACCGATGTTGATTGCACCAGCCCCCAACCCAGCACCGATTTCTCCACGGGTTAAACCCGAAGCAATAGCCGACAAGTAGTTAATGGTGTTAGTGTTGTCGTTCAAGACCGTAGCTGCCACCGGGTTGGTAGTTGCTATAACGATGTTGGTGGTGTTGGTATCGTTGATTGCGTAAATCTTGCCGCCCGCTGTGGTCGAAGCGTAGGGGATTGCCGGTACAGATGCACCAATGTATTGGGTGTAGTTACGAGCGTAAGCACGAGCAGCGGGAGTACGCGGAGCTACGTCGTCAATACGCCAAGCCAAAACATAACGAGCCCCCGGAGTGGTAGACATACCCAAAGTCAACAACGGTCCTACCGCAGCCGTTAAGGTTGTCCCGTCGGTGCCACGTTGCACATCTACATACAAGCAAGACAAGTTGGGCAAGTTGATGTAACTTAGTTGATCTGCGACTACGTTCGAAATAGCCGTGGAGTTATCGAAACACAACCCTACACCAGACCAGCGAATTTGCGTGCCGTTGAAGTCGAAGTTTTGTGCGCTGCCTAACGCTGAATCGGTATACGTTACTCGCACGTTCTTGTCGGTTGTCGGTGAATACCAACGCTCGCCGCCACCTAGCTCCCACAAGCGGGTCATTGTGGCGTCCATCCAATCGGTCATAGATGTGATGGATTTATCTGTGCCCGCAAAAGGATCCGTAGCAGACGTAGTCGTGATTGGGTTTTCTGTACGGATGCCACCGATGGTTGCCCAAGGGTAGGTATAGGTAGCCGATGGACTTTGTCCACCACTACCCAAGCGGTACGCCAAAGAGCGAGCGTCTTCTACAGACACCACGTTATTGGCCGAGTCCGTCACCACAATAGCTACAGGACAAACTTGCGGTTGGCTGGAGAACGGTACCGAAGAAATCAAGATACGATAAGAGAACAATGACGCCAACGGCAAAGCTGCCGCGAACTCCACGTTAGCATTTGGGTCAATGAACTCCAAAGTGTCGATGGTCGTGTCGGATGGTGCACGAACTAAATCCAAACCTACGTAGTTCGTTGATGAAGCAATAAATCCACCCTGGACTGTAGCGTTCGTGGCGGACAAAGTTTCTGGAAGTTGTGTAGACGACACCTCTAACACGGCGCCAGCATCAGATGCATAGAAGTGATTGACTTGACCCGACGCGGTGTTTAGCTGTAGCGTGTTGGCGGCAGAACCGATGGTTGCAGCCGTAACGCCCACAGTAAAGCCGCGCATGATCAATGGCTTACGCCCGGCAAAGATCGACCCCCAAGCTGTGGATGAGTCGGCCTGCATACCGCTTTCTATCGAGCGCAACTGTGGAATATCTAGACGTTGCCCGCTGTAGAAAAGATTTTGACGATTGATAGCCATTAATTCACTCCGTTTGCTTAGTCTTGTGGGTTAAAATCGGTAGACATAATTATACCACTAAATGAAAAACTACCCGTTACAATGTCCTTGGCCTTGATAGAAACACTTTGACTAGACACCGTCACGCGTTCAATCCGTAAGATTTCTGTGGTCAATAAACGATCCATGACTTGGATGACGCAATACTTTTGCTGGGTAGCACTGTTAAAGGTCGGAACAATTCCACGTCCCTCCAGCCCGCCCAAGAAGCGCAACTTGTAGAACGATACGGATCCGCTCACTCCTACCATCCCGGGAGCTTGTTCAAAAGCTAATAAGGTATCGATTCCGTCAATCCCCTTTTGAGCGTAGGACACCGTGTAATCAAATCCACGGGTTTCTGCTACAAGCTGCCCGTTGATGATTACCTTTAGTTGAGCGCCCGCATATGTTTTAGGTAGTTGCAAGATGTTCCTTTAAGATGCGATTGCTGCAGCCACTTCGTTTTGGTTGTCGTCACCCCACACGTAGACGCAACCATTAATTCTATACCCGACCAATCCGGCATCGTAGTTAGCCAAACCGGTAGATCCCGGGTATACGATGATGGTTTGGACGTCCAAGCCGGTGCCTTTGATGAAGTTGATGGTGTTACGGGCATAAACGTGCGCTAATTGACCGCCCGTCACGAAAGCGATGCCCGAAACTTGGACATTAGAAGGGACGAACGGTTGGGCTTGAGCCAACAAGATTATATTAGAGCCGGTCGGAACATCTTGGGTGAAGACATAGTCGGGGTCCAAGATCAAAGTGCCGCTAGTAGAAGTGACCGGCAAGTATCCCAAGTAATGGACAGGTGTTTGTTGGTATGGCTCGCCCAACCCTAAGCAAACGTAGCCCGGAGCGTCCGGGAACTTCACACCACTAGGGACTGTAACCGTTACGTTGCGATAAGCCCCGCCTTTGACGAAAGCTGTGGTGGTTGTACCGATGGTCTTGGTGATAGGAACCCCGTTAGAGCCATCGAAGATGTATGGACCAAAGTAAGTAGTGGCAGCGGTGGGCGACCAAATTTGTGTTGTGTAGGTGTAAGTACCCACGCACAACAAATTCCCGGAAATGACTCCGGGTGTAGCAACCAACGTCGGCCCCGGTGTCGTCCCGTAAGTGCCGCTAGACAACACCAACCATCTGTACCCACCTTGAGTCACGTAATCACCGACTACGAAAGAGTCTGTCGTAGGGTACGCCTCTTCTTTGTTGGTGATAGTGGAATCGACCGGCACCGTAAAGGTCGTTGAACCAGTTACAGTGACTTTGAAATTGCCGTTCATCTTGGACAAAGCCAACCCTTCGATGGATACGCGGGTCCCGCTTTGTAAGTTGTGGGCTGTAGACGTAGTGATGGTCGCCACTTGGGAAGCCACAACACACGACACGATAGTGAAGGTGCGGACCGGTTGGAAGTAGGAAGCGTTGGACGTGTTACGCTTTACCATAGACGAAGTAACCGGCAATAATACCTTGGTTGTTGCCGGACCACTTTGCACAGCAAACGCCTTACGAACCAAGGTGTTCAAGGTCTGCTTGGAAGGACGATAGAAAACCACATCCAAGAAGTTGGCTGCCAAGTTCGGTTGCACAGCACTTTGGGTGACCCCGGTTGGATTTTGGATTTCGAAGTAAGTAGCCCCCACAGTTTTGATAGGGAATGAGCCACGGTTAGCCGCGTTGAACTCTGCACCATAAACGTTCACATAATCGCCCACGCGTAACACGGACAAATCGATGGACGTGGACATAGACCAACGCATATAGTTCGGTTGTGACGCTGCCGTTGATACGGTCCACGTCGTTGGTACGGTATAAGGAACGTGCAACGCCGTCGCAAACTCGAACGCGTTTTGGGCTTTGCCGCCGGTCACACGCACCGATCCATTCATCCCTAGTGCAGCCGAATAGATCCACACGTAGCTTTGCTGGGTCAAGCCGTCATAGAATACGTCGGCCCATCCTTGGTATCCAACATAAGCTAAGTAACGATTAATCACGTCACATACTTCGCGTGGCGTAGCTAGCGCGATGTTCTGGAAGTCCGCACTGTTGAAAAAGATTTTGACGGACGTTCTCTCTTCAAACGACAAAGACAAGTCGTCCCCGCTAGATAGCACCCATGGACCCGGAGCAGAAGCTACGTGCGCACGTGTCGCTACGTCCCCGTAGTAGATCTCCAAGACTTCATTGAAGGATTGGGTGGTCAACTTATGCGACGTAATTTTGACCAGCAAATCCCGGAAGTCTTCGTCAGACATCCCCAATTCGAACGGGCGAGGATAGTCGTAGTCACGACCCCATCTGTCCAAGTATTTACCACCCGATGACGTGATGTGTAGCTGGTTGTAAATCGCCACCGAATTATCGACATTCTTCTGGTCGCCATCGGCCAAAGCGTCCAGCACCCCTTCCCACCCCGGACCTTGATAAACGGGGTTCAGCCAACTGCGCAGCGCAGCACGCACGCCCGGTGTCGATTGGTTAGCGGAAATGAGTGGTAAAACTTTTGTGTTAGGATTGGTGGTGTACGAGAATCCGTTGGTTAGCGTAAAGACGCTTGCGTCAGGCAACGTAACCACAACATCGTAAAGACCGTTTACGTTTGGTGGGACAGTAACCGTTAAATGGGTTGAATCCGCAAACGTAGTGGTCGCCGCGACTCCGCCGACTTTAACGGTCGCACCCGCCACGAAGCTGGTCCCGTTGACAACGACCGTTTGGCCCGTGTAACCTACGTTTGGAGATACGGACGTGACACTAAAACCAGATCCAGCTTGGTAGTAACCGATCAATGTTTGAAAATAAGAGGCGTTACGTACGGTGTTTTCGATACGGGCGTGTGAAAAGTCACCGTCAGAACCGACCTGAACGCCTACGCCAGAGTCGCCCATCCAAACGATGCTGCTTCCCCAGTTAACAGTCCGCCCTGGAGTGAATGATTGTGTAACAGAATAGCCAAACGTAGGAGCGCTCACGCCATCGGTGCGGTGATACCCCAATGTGATTACGCCGATTGTAGAGTCAACTGTCATCCACATCAAAATGTAGTCGGAAGTTAAAGGACCGTTGACGGCGTTGATTTGGAAGACAGGGTTAGACCCGTCCGACAACGTTACGGAAGCGCTAATGCCATAACGTCCCGAGCCAGAGTTATTTAGAGTTAGACCGTTTACCGTATTGCTAAACCAAGTCGAACCAGTAGTAACTGAGCCCCACGTAAACCCACCGGTATTGGTAGGTTTATTAAGCAAAGAGATTGTCCACTTATCGGACGCAGGAAAAGAGGCGGTCCCGTTAAAGTAGTTACCGGCAAAGCTAAACGAAGGTGTAAAAAGATTGACTGCTTTCAACCCACCCAAGGAAGATTGGTTGTAGGCGGCTGTGCCCGTTCTACTTAAGCCCGCAAAGGTGCCCAATTGACCGGTGTTTAACAACGACCCCGACGCTTCTTGACATTCAATAGCGATTAATGTAAAAGCGTCTCCGCCAATTGGTGCACTCATTACGAACCTCTCTTCTTAGTCGTGATCGCTTTAGTTAACGTAGCCGGGGTTTGGAAACTGTTTCTGACTGTAACGTCCCAAGGGCCACCTACAATGTCTGGTACTACGACATTTACGTGCGTAGCGTCTTGGAAGCCAGTCACAAGATTGATACCGCCGATAGACAACGTGGTAGTGCTGGGCGAGAGGAACCCCTGTACCAACGCCTGCGACCTGCGTGTAGTCGCCAGTGCTTCCAGCCAGTGTCAAATCATGGTTGGGGTCCGACCCAATGTTAGCCAACGAAGCGGAGTTAGACGCTTCGTGGTAAGGGATATTAATAAGTGTAGCCATTCTTATTCTCCTACAACGTTGACCGATACATCTTGAGTCAAATTAATCACCAAAGCTTTTTCGTATGGTTGTACAGAGATCAAGTCGTTCCCGGCATTATACGTCGGAGACAAGATGGCGACCGAAGTTACACCAGATACCATTTCTGCAGCTGCTACGATTTGGGACAAGGGAATCGGTTGGCCCACGGCACTGTTGTTGATTACTGATGCAGCGGCAGAACGGACACGGTTGATGATTTCGTTAGTAATCGAAATATCGGATAGCGTACCAGAGCGTACGCGGATGACCAATGATACTTGCGTACGCTTTACCGTCGGACCTTGGATGTTGATGTTGGCTGAAGACGCTGCGATAGCTGGGAAGGCGTCCGGCGCAGCAGGATCTCCATATACAGTTTGGTTTGCTGTGTGGATCAACCCTGTATCTACTGAATATCCGTCTTGACCGATAGCCAGAGCAACCGGGAACGATAACTTATCCAACACACTTACAACAGATCCATTAGCGTTAGAAATCGAACCGTAGTTGGATTCATCATAGAACAAGATATCCGAGTACGCAGGGTCGGCTGGGTTTAGCTGGATATTCTTGATTTGCTTGTAAAATACGTCTGGGCTAGCTAACGTAAAGTAAGTTGACGCTGCTTGCGGACCACAAGCAACTGCCGATACCGCGCCTAGTGTCTTAGACAAGGTTACTGAAGAGTATGTACCAACTACAGCCGGGATATCTACGACCGTCCACGTACCGTTGTTCGCTGCACCAAGCAAATTGTTTTGCAAATGGAATTGATCGCCAGGCACGATGCTGGTGGACGACATGAATTGCATGCAACCCGCACTGATAGAAGCTACCTGTTCTTCAACCGCCAACGTGTTTTCGATCCAGAAACCGGTCATAGAAGAACGTACAACACGGAACGGTCCTTGGTTAGCGGAGGAGAAGCTGTTGCGGACCATGACATACCCGCCGCCATCTGTCCCACCAAAAGCTGTTAACCAATCAAAGAAGCCGCCGACAATGTGGAAGCAAACAAAACGACCTTCCTTACGAACGGTCCAGTTCCCACTGCCCAAGACCAAAGAGACGGTGCCCAATCCGCCGGACTTAACTACGGTCAATACGTTTGTGGACGACGCTAAAGTGTCTGTGGTAGAGAATACGTTCTTTGGCGGCGTGGCAGAGTTTTGGATTTTGCACCAAGATCCACCCAAGAAGCCCGTAGTGGCGTTGGTCTTTACGGTAACATATCCGTTCCACCATCCCTGCGCAGACGTTCCCGTGCCAAATATGGCGGCCTGAGCGGCATTTGCTGAACCTCCGGTAGTCTGGACCGAACCTGCCGATCCGATAGTGAACGTATTTTCTTGCAACGAGTGGCCGTTCAAAGCGGTTTGGCTTTGTGCGTTAGAGAACAACCCTCCGACCGCAGAGCTTTGCAAGTAACGTACGAACGTCGGAGCCGTGATTGGCACCAAGCGCAATTCTTCGTTGGCAAAGTTAAACGAGTTCGAACCAGAGATTTGTGGCTCTTGTACTGACGGGTCAATCTTGAACGAAACCGTGGACGTACCGGCAGTGATATTAGACGAAGAAACGTAGTTGACCCCACCAGCTAATTCGTAGAACGGCAACGTCACTGTCGCGTTGTAGTATTGATCTTCCGACGATTGGGTGACTGTACCCGTACCGTCTCCTACCAAGAAACCAGTCAGAGGACTATTAGTCAACGCATTGACGGCGGTAACAATAGCTCCGGTCGTATTGGCGCCTGCGTTCAAAGGGTAGAACGCGATGTTGGACGTAGACAACAAAGGTACCATGACATCTTGAATGTAAGGGTATGTGTTTTCTACGTCCGTAATCATTGTGAACGACCACTTAGTCACAGCGGAAATAGAATGGGTACCGTTAATGTATGGGAAGATGCCCAAGTTAACAATGTCGCCAATAGCCAAAGCCGTGCCGCCCAAGAAATTGACTTGGATAGGAGTGGCAGCCCCAGCGGTGCACAAAGCTACGGCATAAGAGACTGTGGACGTGTACGCGCCGGTAGACAGTTGGGTGGTGCGAGCAACAGAACCACCAAATGAGTCGACGGTGTAAACGCCGTTTGGCAGTCCGGCGTCGGGGGTAGCTGAATAAACGTAAAGTGACCCGCCAGCTTTCAAAGTGTGAGTTAAGTCTGTGATGGTCCCGACTGGCAGTTGAGATGCGAAGTTTAAAGCAAAGTAAGAGCCAGCGCCAGAAGAGGTAATAGCACCAGCAGGAAGATCGAACCCGAACACAACGGTGGCCAAGCTAGGGAAGCCGTTGTGGTACGAAGAAGCCGCTGAAGAAGCCGACAAGCCGTACTTGCCCTTGTCTGCACCAGTAGCTAGCGTCACGTTATTGTAGAAGAATTCCGACGACGTAGTAGAAGCACCGACTGGGGAATTCGCTGCCGTACCGTAAGTGTAGCGCATGCGCAAGCCGTTACCTTCTGGCCCAAAGCGCGTAGCCGACCATTTGACAGCCTTGGTGGCGCTGCCCGGATCAGATACGGTCTTGGCTTTAGCGTACACAGCAAAATCGCTGAAGTCGAAAGCACCCCAAGCGTTGTACAAGCTGCCCAATGAGTTATCTAAATCTCTTAGTACCACGTTGTTTTGGACGTAAGTCTGTCCAACGCCTGGCTGTACGCGACGGTACATAGACAACAAGTAGTTTTGTGCCACTTCGTTTTGGTCGATAGTGACCGACAGGTTATCGGTAGGAGAAATGGAGTAAGGACGGGTAGAATTGTAAGAAGTATTGGCAACAGTCGGCACGATTGCTTGGTCTGTGCGAGTGGTTGCAATAGACAAGAAGGCCTTGCCCGAAGTGACTTGGATGATGTTGGTACCACCTAGCTCCGCGTTGATGGTAAAAGTGGTTCCACCAATCAAAGTTTGGATGTAGTAGAAACCGTCTTTCAAGATGGCGTGCTTGTCGAACTTAAAGTAGACCCACTGAGTTGCAGCCAATCCGGTTGTAGAGCCCACAGTTACCGTAACCAAGCCGGTGGTGTGATCGTAGGAAAGCTGGCTGATACTATAAGCTAACTGACCCACGACGCTGATAGATTGTGCATGCCCCTTATTGGTGCCCAAGAAGTTAGTTGCAGAGTTATTGGTACCAGTCCAAGTGATTTGCCCACCGGCCCAAGTCATTGGGTCATCCAAGAATAAGACTGGGTTTAATCCCGGGACAACGTCATAGACTTCTACGTTGCTCACCAAGTCATGGGTACCGATGTCGCTATTGCCCGACACCACGTTCCCCAAGTGACTTACTTGGTTAGCGGCAAACTTACGGATAGGCAAGCTTAACCCCAACAAGCCTGTAGAAACCGATCCAACCATGATAGAACCAGTTGCCCCAAAAGTGTCGGTGGTCAAAGTCAATTGATTACTTTGGGTGACAGAAGCCACGAACCCTTTTGCACCCGCGTTGATGCTGGTTACGATAGCGTCAAGCCCTGTAATCGTAGCGGTCAACAGTACGTTTTGTGGAGGAACGGTAGCACGAACGAACGACACGCCTAGTGGATTAGCTAAGGCTGTTGTGCCGGGAGAGGTTAAAGAAGAGGCGGGTGCTTCGATTTCAAAGAAGTCCGTACCGCTCACTCCTACATTGGTCACCAGATAAGCGTTGGCAGGCATGCCTTGAGCCACCAAGTTAGTGTCCCACAAAATAACCCAATCACCTTGATCAACGAAAGAGTTGATCAAGTTAGTGGAGTTCAACGTATAACGGACCAATCCCGTAGAAGGGATAGACGAAGCAAACGTCGTAGAAGAGATGATAGCGGTAGAAAGTGGTGTAGCCGTTCCGTCAACAAAAACCCACATCGACCCAGTGGTGGAAATTGTTGGGTTGGATAGGGTGCCGGACGTTACCGAAGCGCGAGTAAAAGCAGACCCAGCGGACAAAGAGTCGCCGGTAGACAGAGGAACCGTAAGCGCTAAGTTCCCGGTGTTACGGTTCAATGAGTAATCGTTGTTCAAGCCCGATCCGGAGATAGAGCGCTTTGGGGCGGTACCGGTTACTGTGCCATAAGACAAAGAGAACATTCCTTTGGCAAACAGCGAAGAACTGGACTCGAACACGGTTACTTTGGCATTGCTGTTATAGCCCAAGTTGCTGATCAAGACAATGTGATCTACTTCTACGATAGCCGTTACGCCCACGATCTTGTAATTAAAGACTTGAGCCCACGATTGCAAACTGTTGGCCGCCGACATGGTGCTGTAACCGGTACCAGCATTGACGAAGTCGGCAGCACTGAAAGAATAAGTAACGGTTTGACGACCATCAACTTGCAGACCCAAGGTTTCGGTAGCTGCGCCAATGGTGCCGCTCCACGCGCCTTGTGGGGCGGTGCGCAGGCGAGCTTGTTGTCCATCCTTGTAAAGCAAGACGTTGTTTTTGTACAGCTTTAATGTATAAGCTTTATCAACAGGGAATCCTAGAACCAAGTTGGCGTCGTTCGATGCACTGGTTGTAACCACTTGAATGTCTTCTTGGGTTTCTGTCTTGGCTAGCAACGAAAAGGTCGTAGCATCATCAGATAGTTGTGCTACATAAGGAAGGGATACGTCGGCATTGATCGAGGTCACACATTCGTATGCTGTAGCCGCTTGGGTGTTGGCGAACTCAGACGAAGAAAAAGAGTGTACGAATGTAAAGCCACCAACAGTCACGGTCAGTGGGGCTCCATTTTGCAAGAACCATGGTTGTTGGGTGGAAGTCTTCACAAACGCTTTGGCGATAGGCTTAGGTTGTCCCAACGTGAAATATTGTTCTCCACCGACAGCGGCGTCCACCAGAGTTTCGGTCCCAACCCCTTGACGGACTTCTTCATATCCAGTACCGTCGTCGATGTACAACGTGGTGGGCTGGCCGTTCTTTGCTACTAGCGAAGCCGAAGTAATGCGCTTGTTTTCGTCCGCATTGATTAAGCCACGAACGCCGTTCAAGATCGCGGTATCGGTACCTTGCGTGCGAGATTGACGAGCTAGACGGATGGCTTGACGGATCTGTTCATCGTTCCACGCGTCTACACCATTACCAATAGGTAATGGGTTGTTGAAGCTTGCACCCGAAAAAGGTGCCGTGGAAATGATATTAATGGAATTAGCGATAACGTTACCGACCGACCCGGGCTGAGTACATACAACCGGAACAGAGTTAGAAAAGGTTTCGCCGTCAGGTAGCGTGGCTACGTCTAAGGTTCTATAAGAGAGGGGCTGAACTAACCCCGTAGAACCGGTTTGGACTAGTTGTCCAGTTGCCACCACACGATTGCCACCTTGGGCCAATGTAACTTGCTCCAAGACATTGTGGAACTTGGTCGTAGGAGTTGACAAAGTAAACGTCCAATAATTCCCGTTGTTGACCACGTTGGTGTAAGTCAACGGCCCTTCTTGGTTTACCGTATTGCGACCGATGTAAAGCTTGCCCGTACCAGTAAAGAAGCTACCGTTGGTTACGTTGACTGTTGTAGATCCGGCCAACACTGCGGGCAAGCCTGGATAAACCGTAGACGAGATTTTAGTAAAGGACGTGTCGATGAATTGGCCGCTACCATAAGCTGGCGCATTTTGTTGTACCGTCACCTTTTCATCGGCGGCGATTTTTAGCAAGCCATCACCAGAAGCGTTGTCCAAAGAAACGGACGTCAACATTTGGAACAAGCTTTGTTCGGCCTTAGTGTCCCCTTGTGCGGCTAGCTCAAACACCGTCAACAATGGGTCGTTGACCGGCAACCCGGTGATGCCGGTGCGGCTGAAGAACTTGTTCAACATATCACCGACAAATTGCTGGAACGAATGTGGTTGCGGTAGTTTAGCCATGAATGATTGCTCCGGAAAACGGGTAAGGTGCTTGCATTATACTATGTAGGGGATGTTAAAAGATTACCTTATGGTTGATTTATACGAAATCGACAGCCAAAGGTAATGTGTGATTTGTCCCAGTCACTTGCAAGGTAATAGTTAAGCGAGTCACAGGGCCATTTTGGGTGACAGCTACGCCCAACACCTTGGAGAAGCGAGCGTCGTTCGCAAAAAGATTAGTGGCGGCTTGTAACAGGTCGTCTGCCGTAATGTCGGCAGTCGTTTCACCGACGCCTAAGTCGATACCGAACCCGGGGTGCTGCAACAAAGCGCCCAGTGGAGTGCTCAATGCAGCACGGGCGGACTGGACCAGAACTTGCAAGCCGAAAGCCCAACGTGTACCACTATTATTGGTTACCACGATGTCGTTGTTGTTGTCTAATAATAGTGTCACACCACCAACGTTCAACAAGCCGTCGTAGTTGTTAACGCCCGGCAACGAAGCCAACAACGTATTTTCTTGAGCTGGTTTAAAGGACGGTATGAACACCAGCTTTTGAGATGACAAAGTGTTTGGCAAGTAAGCACGGATCACAGCCTGTTGGGATACCAACAAGTTAGACACAGATTGGTCTACTGTAATGGCCCACGACGTTCCTTGTTGTTGGATAGACAACACGTGACATAAGAATTGCGGTACGTTATTGGAGTACACGTAGACTGAAGACCCGACGCGCAAATTGGTGGCATCACTAACGAAGAACAAGTTGTTACTACCGTTAGACAAAAATGGCAATGTAAACCCGGTTTCATCTACATAGGGTTCGTTCAATCCATTCAACGTTACGATTTCCAAAGCACGGTTCGCGTCACCCAAGTATTGCAACGCCAACTGTTCGATTGTAGCCCCATAAGGAAACGGTACAGCGAACTTGGACGTGGGTACGTCGTATTGGATGCCACTTGCTGCAGCCAAGTTCGCTACGTAATTGATAGACGGTGGAATGACATTGATAGCCGCTTGACGCGCTTGTAACGCCAACAAATCATAAGCGTCCACAGCTTGCTGGATGTTGTAAAGCATTTCGTAGTCAGCATCGGTTGCCGTACGCACGGGGGCTTTTAGAGGAGATCCAGTGACACGGTCATAAGTGTCCGACCCAATCCCTAAAGCGTTAGCCAGGTTATCAGCTAAAGCTTGCAAGTTGTCACGGGTTTGGCTAAAATAAGGGTAGTCAAATTGACGGACGCGTTGTACTTCTTGATTGATGCTGCGTGAGATTGAAGGCGCGATGGTCAAGCTCCCCAATGGCAGTTGTCGAAACAAATCGTGGTACACATCGGGATGTTCGAAAACGCTGTTTAATGGGTCCGCCGCAGAAACGTTTCTTGAGTACACAGCTAACGTCGCACGAGGGTTTTGTGCTGAGTACAAAGCCTTGTTGACCGTGTAAGCTCGATCAAACAAACCAAAGATCACATCGGGATCAAACGACACTCCTTGACGGTTGATATTGACACCCACATCGCCCCAAGCTCTGACAACGGAACTTTGTAAATCCAACACAAGGTTAGCGGGCAATTCATAGACAGCTACCGAGGTAGACACGGCGTCCTTGCAAAACAAAGCGGTTTCGCGTAATGGTTCGAACAAAACCTGTTTGATATCAGAACGTAAAGCCAGCAAGATTTCTTGTGATCCCAACAAAGCTTGACGCACCTCTTCAATCTTGGCCAAAGCATTAACGATCAACTTTTTCTTGGACGCAGGCTTCTTCAAGGCTGGCGTAGGATTTACTGGGCGGTCTGTCGAAATACGCGCCCAAGCCTTCAACACCAAGCTGTAAGTGATTTCTAGCGGGGAAGAAACGGATTGGTTGATATCGAAGCGGACCGGCGTTACGATGTAGGTGGACGAGTCCTTGTAACGAGCAAAACCCAAACGCAAGTCGTTATTTTGAGAAGACGTCTTTAATTCTGCGTAGGTTTCTAAGAACTCTTTCAAGATATGGTATTGGAAGAACCCTGTAGAAAAAGCTTTCAAGTTGCTTGGATCGATATCACTGGTGGTAGTCTTCTTGAACACATTTGAAGCATTCAAGTCTTTGTTAGAAATAGATTGGACAGCCGTACCGACATTGGACACAGCCGACGCTGTACCCGCAAAAATCACGGAACCAATAGAGGCATTCAAGTCAGCGTCAGCAGATAAAGCATTAGCTTGTGGACGTAAAACGGTCACGCCAAACGAGCTGCGCACAGAGATCATGCGGAATGGTGCTCCGCCGTGCTCCTCCACAATCCCTGCGAATGTAGGGGTAACCGTAACGGCAAACGGTGTAGAGATAGAAAACTCTTGTGGCGTAATGGGCAACGTAAAGCTAGCTAAGATTTTGTAGTTCTTGGAGGCGTCTAAGATTTGTAATTGGTAAGGTAGCGCTTGGTTCCACAATGCTTCATTGATGACCGGCTGCTTGAAGAACAACGGGGTAACGAGATCGATCTGGAACAAAGCTTGAGCGATCTCCACGTTGTTTTGGGAGTTGTTGTTGACCGCTTCTTGTGTGTAGTCCCACGGATCTACAATCTTTTTGATGTCTGCCATGTTCTTTCCTTTTTACGAAGATTCTGTTGTGACAGAAATAGCGATTCCCGGAGTGACGGTTGCCGTTTGGGTTTCGATTGTGGGTAACAAAGCCGCGCAAGCGGTTTGTAGAGCGACTGCCGACGGGATTAATGGCTTGAAAGGGATGACCGGGGCAGGAGGCGGTGTCGCATTCAAAATCCCCAGCAAAGTCGCAGTAAAAGTAGACAAGCTAGTAACGGCTGCCGTAAGGGCTGCTTGTTGGGCTTCAAAAGCCGACACATATTCCGGGTCAGCACGTAAGATTGGGTAGTTGGGACCGACGCCGTTGGTCAGCGTGATTGACGGCGCTTGCAAGTTGATGGTCTGCGTGGTAACAATAGACAACGCGCCCTTGGACAGCGTAGCCGAGTCCCCCGAGTCGTTCTTGAACACCAACGACCCGTCTGCCGTCATTGAAGCTTGGGTGTAGTTGCTGGTCAAGTCTTTGGCTTGTCCGTCGATATCGGTTGGTCCTTTGTGCGTCAAAGCGACTGAACCGTCATCGTTGATGGACAAGTTTACTCCGTTGAACTCCCACACGAAATGGTGTCCTAGGTTTGGGTCGTCTATCGGACGATATTTTGTTTTAGCTGCTCCAATAATAAAAGGCTGTGAACTGTTGCCGTTATTGCAAAGTAATAACACGACTGACCCCTTAGATACCAATCGTCCATTTTCGTTTGTGACCGGATCGGCTCTAAGAGTGTATTCACTATAGTCGGCTGCATTGCCGAACATGTTACTTAATATGCAATTTCTAAACAAAATAGGTGTTTGTTTACCGCGCCCACGGCTCAAAAAGGCCATAACATTATATTCAGTCACATACTTGCTCTTGTTAAGTGGATTGTTGATGTCATAAACGTCAACGACGTATCCTGTAGTCAAGTTATCGCTGTTAAAGATTTGATCCATAGCGGTAGCTGTACGCCCAGGTACGCGTACATCACTTTGACTATAAGTTCCGTCTCCATTGTAACCCATTTAGTCTCCCGTAACATTCAGCACCGTACTACCTTGAGGTCCGTGATCGTTTGTGTAGCCCGTAGGTGGCATGAAGTCTGGCCACATGTCTTCTGTCGTGTTTAATATTTGCGATTCAGGGATATTCAAACCGTTTGAGATCCCAATGTTGGTTGAAAACGAAATTGTACCTGTCAAACTTCTGGAGAAAGAATGAGTTATATCCTCGATGTGGTACAAGATGTTATCAAACTCTAAATTGTCGCCAATACAAATCGGGTCAAAGATTCCCATACAAGAAATAGAACCACTGTAACGCAGATGATTAGACATAACTCTATCAGCAATTAAACGCGTCCATTTTACCGCTTCTTCTCCAGCCGAGTTGATGTTAGAAGAGGTCACTACCGTTTGAAAAACGTAAGGCAACACGCCATTAGCTTTCATATTGATGAAATCAATCGACGCAGGGAAAGCGGCTTTTTCAACCTCTAACGTATCCTTGTCTGAGCCCGGAGAAATTCCACCAGACGATAGCACTTCCACGTAGTTAGCTCGCTGTTCGGAACTACGGCCAACCTGTAATCCCATAACCAGTCTATCCGGAATCACCCATCTTGGCAGCGCGTAGTATTGACTGGTTCCTTCGATGATAGCAGCACAAAAAGGGGTGGAAAGCGGGACTTGGCGGGCGATGATGTAAGGATAGATCAAACCATCTGGACCCAATCTTAACGTAGTATACATTTCATTAATTGGTCGATTTACACTTGAATCAACGATGGACCACAAGGGCTCGTTGGTCAAGGGATTCATATAAGCCGAGTCACGACGACCGTCTAGTGGCTGGTCTGTGCGATTAATAAACCCGCTAGGTAACGCCGGGTTATTTTCACTTCTAAAAAAAGGGTCAACTAATAAATTGGGAATTTCTGAATCCTTATTGGGAACTGGATAGAATCCCGTAGCGTCATAGTGTTGATTACCCCCTAGATATTTGATAACATCGGTGTATGTCGGAGTATTCGAAGAAACACTACCGAAGAATCCAGCAATCACTTTCGGGATGATAAACGATCCGTTATAGTGACGGGCTGAATCAAAGTTTCCCGGAGTGTCTCGCTCACTATCGCCCGGCCCCTTGCCCAAAAAGATAGAAAACATCAAAGGAATGTAGTTATCGATTTCGTAAAGGATCGGGTCGTTAGTGGCTTCTAAGTTTACTACTTGAGAGGCCATGTTAGTCAACCCTTCCAATTGCGTGTCGGTGGTGCGTTGGTAATATGGGTCGTAGTAAATCTTAGATCCTAACTCGCGGAACATCGTGCCACTCACTTGGATTCTACGACTTTTAACCCCTTCTGCAGTTACTTGGATGCTTTTTGTTATACTATTGATTCTGCCCAAAAACTTTAATCCATTTTTGGGGTCATTGATAGCGGATTTGGTGTCTGCGGCAGCTTGAATTGCAACACGTAGAGCTTGTGCACGGTCCGCTCCATCTACGATGCAGCAAAAAACCCAATCGTCTGGATAAACATTGAACATGACTTGGTTATTAGCGTCGACCAAGGATAAAGAAATATTGTGGATATAGTTGCTTTTGTTAGAATTGATCGTACCGCTTACCAAAAAGTCTTCCAAAAAGAAGACTTTTTGTTTGATAGCGTCGGCTACGGCTTCGTCCGAAGTACGTTGAGGATCAGAGTTATGACCGTCTCTATTACCAAAGTCGTAAGTGGAAGCGCTTAACCATCTAACAACTCCACATACCACCTGTGGCGCGCGAGTTGATGCAGCTTCGTCTGTGGTCGAATCTACTAAAAAACGATACGCCTTGGGTAAAGAGACGGCTCCGACATTCGGCTGCGGGGAAAAGTTAAAAATGTCGGACACTGTAGGTCTGCGCGGAATTTCATTTAGTAAATTATCGAGATAAGACGCCATGATTCCTTAGTGTTGATTATGTAACAAATTAACTAATACGTCGTCTAACGCTTTCAGGTGATCGGCCAGGCTCTTAGCAACCTTTCCTACGTTAGAAAGCGGATCTCCATTTGGGTTTTGTCCGTTTTCCATATCTTGTCGGGTCTGAACTCCGATATTCTTTTGACGGTTAGCAGTGTAAGAACGGATCGTAATAACGTTACCGTCTGCATCACGCATAGGTTGCCCGTCGGGCCCGATCATCGGCTTGCTTAGTTCTTGTTCGTTAGCTCCTTCGACGCGAGCTTTGTTCCCCTGGTTCGCTTCGTCTAATTCGTTGCCGCCGTGAGAATAGCGGGCGCCCTTTTTAAAAGCGACCGGAGAACCGTTCCCCATAAAGTCGTTCCAGAACCCTTGACCGGTGCCATATTGGCCATTGCCGAATTCACGTGCAAAAGCCAACTTCATTCCTTCTTGCTGTTCTGGTGAGGCATGCTGTAAAATCGATTTACGTTCTTCTAAACTCTTGCCAGTCAACATCGCGCGCATCTTAGGATCGATTCCGCCGTTGTTTAAGAAAGCAGTAAACTTATCGTTATTGATTTGTTGCATCAACGAGTCAACTTGAGATTGACTCATCCCTTGAGCTTTACCGTAGTTTGACAAAGCTTCGATGCGCTTTTCAAAAGGATTGGCATTAGCAACAATTTCTGACAAATGGTTGTTGTGGATACCGGCAGCGCCCAAGTCACGGATAGAAGCCGACAAAGCCTTTTGGTGGAAATAACCACCACCGCTCACAGCAGAACCAGCGGCTTGATAACCACTAACTGCGTTTTTGATATCCAAACGATCCATGGACTTGGAATTCCACATACCCAAAATGGCGTCGGCTAATCCGGTACCTTGACGACCACCTACACCATTGGATGTTGTTTCAATCGTCTTTAATACGTCATCGGCCATTTGCGAATCATCTAACCCGCGTGAAACAGCTTTGGCTAAATAATCAGCAAATTGATTGTTGGCACCATTTGTTTGGCTACCGATAGTGGTCCCCGCCCCCCCGTTGATCTGGGACAAGGCGCTCAAGACTCCACCAGAAGTGGGGGCGCTAATCCCCGCACGGACCCCTTCAAACATAGACCCCATCATTCGGGAGGCACGAGTATTACCGGCAGTTTCATTAAAACCACCAGCCATCCCTATAGATTGAGCCGCAGTTAGACCAAAGGCTCTACCATAGGACGTGTCTCTATGATAACCAGATCCACTTCTTAACCCATACATTACAGCCGTTTCTGCTGTAGCTCCAGCTTGATCAAATGCCGCATTTAACATCGGATTGCTAGCCATGATTTTTTGCCATGCATCTACCAGCGCCGTCGCTTGCGCTCCTTCGGCACCACCCGTTAAATTCCCCTTGATCCCTGCCCCGCTGTTTGTTATAACGTCCTTAAGCCCTCCAATACCCGCCGCCACCTTTTCTAAAGCTGACGATGAAGAGTCTCTTCCTCCATTAGATTGCTTTTCTAAAGCGCGATATTCAGATTCAGGTATAGAGGTTTTGCCATTCGGGAAAGCGTGTCCTGCATCTGCATAAGACATGCCATTTAACGTACGGACTCGAAAGCTAACGGGCGCTTGATTTTGTGCGTAAACATTACCACCAGCAGCACTGAATCCCATGTCGCCAATTTGATTAGCAACATCCATATACTTAGCGCGCCCTTGCGGATTCTTCAAGTCGGCAAACGCATTACGCTGTGCAGTGTTTGCTCCGGTATAATAAGCAAACTTAGCGTCTGTACCAGAAGTTTGCCCAAGTAAGAACGAGTTAAACCCTTGACTCGCAGCAGCAGCACCCAACGGGATCGAGGCGCTATTTTGTGAAGCGTTCAACAAAGCTTGCGGAGCAGCAATGATGGTTTTTAACGCCCACATTTGCGCGGCAGCTTCCCCACCTTCTCCGAACATATTTCTAGTCAAAAAACCGCTGCCGCCGCCCCCGCCGCCACTCGAACCCGGCCCTTTGTTGGACCAGTTTTCTCCAGAGTCATTCCAGCTTTTGTGGACTGGAGGGATACCACCATCCCCTCCCGGGACTAAACGCGGTCCACGATACCCACTACCCATTTCTGTAGGACCACTCGGGCCGATAGCTCCACGAGGACCGCCAGCAGTAGGTCCCATTTGTTGCGCCGCTTGTCCGACGTTTTCATAGGCTTGTTCTAACTGCTTCAAGTCTTTGATATAGTCACGTACAGGCTTCGGGTCGAAAGCGCTCTTAACGCCCGCCCCCAAAGCCTTAACAGCCGCTTGCGCACCTTTGAAACCTTTGTTAATACTCTCCAAGACCTTCTTGATTTCATCACTGCCCGTGGTCTTGAACGAGGTTTCAATTTTAATGGATTTAGTAGTCATCGTTTCCCTTTAACAAAAGATTACTACCTTACCACTTATGCGGCGTACCCGGAGGAGCTTTGTAAGACAATGGCGCACTTCCGTCTAATAAATCGTCGGGTCCTTCGATCTCGGGCAAGTCACCCAATTCATCTCCAATCAACTGTACGTCCGACGGTTCTTCTACAATCGCCGGTTTGGGCTTAGCTTTCTTCACTTCCCCACCCAACATTCCCATCGTGTCTTTGAACTTAGCTAGCTGCTCTTGGATACGCAAGATTTCTTTGGACGGTCCTTCTTGAGCAGCTTCTTCACGAGCTTCTTCCAAGAAACGACGTTCTGCATCCAATTCTTCTTCTTCTTCAGCGGCCATTTGCGCGAGTTCAGCCCGCGTAGAAATCGTCTTACGCACAGTCTGACGAAAATCCCACTCGTTCATCTCTTCAAAATGACTTTCGTAATAATGCTGCAAAACGTAGGGAAGCGGCAATTCTTCTACAGCCGGTAAAGCCATGAAGAAGTTTTTGGAAAACCAGCGCTGGATGGTTCGCAGCGTATAGTCCGAATCCGGTTCGTCCAATAAGTCTTTCTGTACACACCATAATGCATCAATTTGGATGCACTTAACGAGATCCAATTCTAATTCGTTATCCTTAGATTGGTCGTTAGCCATGGATTACACCAAGCCGTCTTTCTTGTCTTCTTCGGCGCGCAACTGTGGGGCTTGCTTTTGGGCCTTCTCTTGACGAGCTTTCATGTCTTTCACCCACGGATCCATTACTTGTCCATAGACACCGTACAGTACGTTCCAATCCAACATATCTGCACCCATACGCATTTCAGCCCACCACTGTGGCCACTCGACCAATCGTGCCTGAACCATCGCTAACGCTTCGGCCTTGTTATCTAGCTCTTGAGTAACGTCATCCTTCACGACAAAGTCTGGACCCAATAGCTCTTTCTTTTTGCGATTGTAGGACATGTCTTCAGATAGCCCCAAGTGAATCTTGGACTTGAACTTCCCTACCCACGGAGTTTCCGTGATTGCACCGATAATCGTGATTTCGAATTGATGAATATTATTAAAAGCCATGACTGCTCCTATAGGTCGACGTTGCAACGGGGGTGGACTGGTGCTACAATTGGGATTGTCCCAGGAAGCGATTATAACACGCCGTCAACTGTGACCTATAGTAGATTAAGAGGACAACATGGACGAACAATCTTTTGCAGGTATCGACTGGTCGCTATTCCAAACCAAGAAAGAAGAACCCGCCAAACACCCAACCCCACCCGTTCCGCTCAAGCGAGTTGACAAGTGGATCCAGTCGTGTTACACCTGCGGCGTACCATCACAAACGATGCCCATGGCCGAAGAGATGTACTCTACCGCAAAAGGCACTTATCAAATCAAGGTGTGTTTATCATGCACGCGCCACTTGAGCCCGTAGAGCGTACCCGGCGTTTTGGATCACGGTCGTCTTCTACATCATCATCGTATGGTTGGTCATAGGACTATAAATGTCTCGACTAAATGAAAAAGCAAAGCGGCTGGGGCAAACCGAACCGGTCCGTCCGGTACAAACTACTTACACCTCACCTCCCGCCCCCGGCAAGATGACTCTGGAATTGGTGCGCCAGTGGTGCGACGGTGCCATCGCCAAGGCTCCCCGGATTTTGTTGTGGCCCAACAAGACCTTATCCGAACAGTCGATGGACTTGGAAGTAGACTTATCTACGCCCGAAAAAGTGGCGGACTACAAAGCCACCATGAAAGACTTGCAAGACATCTTGCACCAGGCTATGGTAGAAGACAACGGGGTGGGGTTAGCCTGCATCCAATTGGGTTTGCCACTTCGAGCGTTTGTGATTGCCCGAGACGAGCGAGATCCGTTGAAGGGGGCAGAGCTATACATCAACCCGGCATACACTTCGTTGACGCGCCGCCGAGGAATGAACGAAGGCTGCTTGTCGTTCCCGAACCAATTCATTGACGTACCGCGTTACGATGCCGTCCAAGCCGCGTTTTTAGATGTTGACACCAACCCCCGGGATGTGACACTATCTGGGTTCGTCGCCCACGCCTACCAGCACGAGTTTGATCATGTGATCGGGGTGACGCTAGCCGAGTTGACTTCTCCAGAGAACCGGTCTAAGATGCGTGCTGAAGCTGTCCGCAACAAGAAACGCCGCTGACGCAAAGTAACCAGTTGACACGCTGAACCGGATGTGCGATGATGCTTTCACGGTCGCAACGCGGACCGCCGAACAAAAAGAAAACGACGGGACGCGGTTGAAAGCAGTTGACACGGCAACCGAAACGAAGTAAGATGGTGTCACAGTAAAGCAAGGCATGCCGCCGAGCTTAAAACCAACTAAAGGAAAATACCATGGCCAAGAATGTAACGCTGTTGACGAACTTTGTGAAGACCTTGACGAACACCCGCAAGTATCGTATCATCACCAACGATGTATCCCGCTTCACGGGAGAGACGACGTTCAACTCTGCCGGTAACGCGGTGGTGCCCCAGGTTGACACTGACCCACATCGTATGCGCTTGACGGCGGCGATGGCACACTTTGCCGGGATGACGGTGAAGGAACTGCGCAAGGCTTCGCAGGCAGAGATCAACCGCTTCGTGACCAAGACGTACGGTCTGCGTAAGGACTCTGTTGAAGGAGTGTTGGCGTACTACAACTTCACTGGTCGTCAGCATGCGGCGAACTTGATTACGTCGCGTTATCTGTAATCGCCCGTAGCATGGGTTAAGTACCAGTTTAGAAGCTTTTAAAATAATTGTTGTCGTTTTCAACGATTTTTGTTCACGTTTTCTAAACCGGTACTTAACCTTCTGTGGTATGATTCTGTAGTCTTCATTACGTGATGCGGCTTCAGTGCACACGTTTGCCCAGGTAGCGCAACGGTAGGAGGCAGCGGACTCAAAATCCGTACAGTGTGGGTTCGATTCCCACCCTGGGCATTGCCGTAACGTTCTTTCGTAGTACGGAGAATAGAATAGTTGTATGTAGTAGAAGTATTTGTTGGACCTAACTGGCTGGAGCCAGCTTGAAGCTGTTAACTTCAAAGTGGTGTGTTCGATTCACACTAGGTTCGTTTCTAGGGTTAGTGTAGCGGTAACACAATAGTTTTGGGAACTATTATCGTCGGTTCGATCCCGACACCTTAGACTTATAGTATGCGGGCATAGTGTAGCGGTAACACGACATTCTGCCAAGTTGTAGTCACAGGTTCGTTCCCTGTTGCCCGCGTGTTGTGTATGCCCGTGTGATGGAACGGTAGACATGTTGGTCTTAGAAACCAAATCTTGGGGGTTCGATTCCCTCCATGGGCACTTATGGTCCTGTAGCTTATATGGTAGAGCACTGGCTTGAAACCCCAGACAATCAGATTCGAGTTCTGACGGGACCATTGTTGTAGTTGTGCGGTCGTGGTGTAGTGGTAACACTAATGGCTTCCACCCATTCATCGTCGGTTCGAACCCGACCGACCGCGTAGCGGAGTAGCCCAACCAGAGGCACCGGGATATAAACCGGCACAGTGTGGGTTCGACTCCCACCGTGCGATGCAACAATGTTTGGGACATAAGGCAAGTGGTCAGCCGGTTGGTTTACACCCAATTCCTAGAAGGTTCGATTCCTTCATGTCCCATGTACGTAACACGTAGTAAATAGCGCGCTTGTCGTATAACGGCTTATTATATCTGACTCTTACTCAGACTGATGGGGGTTCAAATCCCTCCAAGCACATACGGGTCTTTAGTATAATGGTTATTACATCTGACTTTTAATCAGACCGATGTGGGTTCGAATCCCACAGGACCCATTGTTGTGCCCCATTAGCTCAACGGCAGAGCGACCGGCTTTTTCCCGGTAAGATCCATGTTCGATTCATGGGTGGGGCGATGTTTTGGACGTGACGCCTAATGGTTTGGGCACGCAGCCGATTACTGCGCACTAGGGAGTTCAATTCTCTCCACGTCTACTTATCCGGTGCTAGGAACGCGTCCTAGGTAAAGCGCAACGGTCGGAGCAGCACGCCGGGCATTGTTGTACGGACGTCTCCGTCAATGGCAGACAAGCATCTTCGAACGGTGCTGGCGCGGTAACACGCGATGGTTCGATTCCATAGGCGTCCTTAGTTGTATGCGGAATTGTGGGGGAGCGGTTTAACCCATTGTCTTGGAACGGCAAAGGCGGTCGCAAGACCGTCCGAGAGTTCGAATCTCTCCGATTCCTTTGTTAAGCTTTTTGTGTCGTACCGGACCTGTCCCGATAGCGGTTTAGTAATAATCACGCTAGGAGTACGACTTTAACCGTGATTTAGTGTAAAAGAGCACGTGACCACCCTAAGGTCTTAGTCCCAGTGGAATGCTGGGAATCACACCCATTTTGGACCAGTAGCCTAGCGGATAGGCCGAAGCCTTCTAAACTTCTCAACGCAGGTTCGAATCCTGCCTGGTTCGTCGGCGCATTGGCGCGCAGCCACCTTACTCGGCTTACAATAGCGAGGTGCGTCTCGTTTAGCTGGATTTCCGGTGAGCTATCCTTTTGTTGTGTACACAACAAAGTCCATGAACTTTTTGTCCGACATGGTGGCACTTTTTTAGGATCACCCACCAGGGGAGGTGGGTGGGCAAGTCCGGCACGCACTCCGAAGTCCTATTCGTTTTTGCAGATGGCTGGGAGTTCCATCAGAAGGCCCCAGCGGCGACGGCGGCTCGTTGTCGGCCAGGTAGTGACAACCATCTGTGATTTTTAGGTTGGGGGAGTTTGGGCACCCCTGTAAAGCTGATGTCAAAATTCAGAACCTATTTCGTTTTGAGGCTACGGTGTATAAGGACACGCTGGCCTTGTCTTCGGGCAATTGGCCGTGAGTGCGGGAGACAAAAAGCCTGCGCCTCAAAGTATTATCAGGGAAGTTGCCTTAAACAAGCATCTTTTAAAGAGTGGGCAATAGTTTGCGACATATACCGGGGCACCGTACTAAAGTCGCAAGGCTTATCATGCAAAGGTAGAGAACGACAGGCACATCGATTAACCCTGCAAAACTGTTCCGCAGTCTACCGACCCTTTGGCTTAAACAGCACACCTTTTGATACTAACTTTTATGGCGAGGCGCTTCCTAACGGGAGAGGACAGGCACATATCCTGTTCGTGTGTTAAAACCACAGCCGAGCACATTTTGCTTCATCCCGGTATGAACGGGGACTAGTCAGGAGGCTGAATAGCTAGTCGTTGGTGCGTCGGATATGCGTTCAGCGGCTAACCGATTGCGTCCTTTGAGGACGTGCCGACAACAAGGTGCTACGGTTTCGAACCCGCCAATCCTTGGAGCAATGTTTTCGAGCCACCTTTCGGCCATTGCGGCTAAAAAGGGATAAAGGATAAGACCTGAGACTTGATCACCTCGGGATAACACCATCTGCTCGATATTTTAGCGGGGAGGCAAGGCGCCGCACCAGTCTCATAAGCTGGTTTTTGTTGGTTCGATTCCAACCCCCGCGACTCGTTGTACGCAATAGTGGTCCTATGGTGAAACTGGAAATCACCCTCGTCTACGAAATGAGCATTGTAGGTTCGAATCCTACTAGGATCGTTTGTCCCCGTCGTCTATCGGGTTAGGACTCCAAACTCTCAATTTGGGGAAGCGAGTTCGAGCCTCGCCGGGGACGTGTTGTGCAAGGCCCTGTCGGATATTGGTTAATCCCCTAGTCCTTCAAATTAGAGAAGAGAGTTCAATTCTCTCCAGGGTCGTTTGTTGTACCGCTTTTTGGAGCTTGGCCAGTGTGGCAATTGGAACGGTTTGCTAAACCGTCGTGGACTATGTCCATGGAAGTGTTCGACTCACTTAGGCTCCGTGGCAGAATGCAACAGTTGACACCGTAACCGGTTTCGGGTACGATGCTGTTCATGGACGCGCCCGACACGATGTTGGCTTCTGTTGTAAAAGAAACTTACTACCGATGCGATGTCTGCCACGAAACTTGGTTCCAGCCCTTGACATGCGGTCACAACGGTGATAGAGTCGAATACATAGTGAAAAACGGTTGGATTGAAACCAATCGATATGACATTGGAGGTTGGTTTGTTCAAGGCTTTCGGTTGAACCCGGTGACGGGTGGACAATATGTGTTGTTATGGAACGCAAATGAAAATCCACATACAGTGTACACGCAGTCGAAAAAGTAATCTGTAGTACAATACACCCGGAACGCTTATCGTAGCAGCGCCTCATCCGGGTATTTTTGAGGTTTCGTCCAAAGGCAGGACATATGACTTTGAATCATAGAATGAAGGTTCGATCCCTTCAACCTCATTTTACAGGAGCACATTATGGCACAAAGCGTAGAAGTGACCGCACAGATGGTAAAAGATTTACGTGAAACGACAGGCGCCGGTATGGGTGACTGCAAGCGGGCTTTGATGGAAACCCGTGGTGACGAAGCCGAAGCTTACTTACGCGTGACCGGTTTGGCGATGGCTCGTTCGGGACATTTTTACGATGATTGTGGTAGTTGCGGTAAGAAGAATACTTATGGTACTATACACACGTACGAATTTTGGTGCGTAGGTTGTAATGCGATGGCGGATGTAGATTTTTAACCATAGCGAATTGGTGTAACGGCAACACATTTGATTCTGACTCAAAAATTGAAGGTTCAAATCCTTCATTCGCTATTTAAGGTGCCATCATGGAAAAGTTTGTTGTGACTGACGAAGCAGCTTGGGTGCTGCGGAAAAAGACGGGCTACGGATTGTCGATGTGCAAGCGGGCTTTGATGGAAACCCGTGGTGACGAAGCCGCAGCAGTAGAATACATTGAATCATATGTACGTCGTAATTGTGTGTGATGTAGGGGGTTGGTGAAAGTGGTATCACGTTCAACTCCAAATCGAAAATTGAGGGTTCAAGTCCTTCACACCCTGTTGTCGTAAGTAGCGGTTGGTATGCTCTAATGGACTGAGCACTGGTCTGTAAAACCGGCGGCCTTCGGGTCAAGAAGGTTCGATCCCTTCACCAACCATATGCCGATTAAGTGTCAAAGGCCGCACGAAATGCCACCGTAGCTAAATTGGCGAAAGCGCTTGTTTCGTAAACAAGAGATGTGGAGGTTCAAGTCCTCTCGGTGGCTTGTGTGGTGCCCTCATAGCTCAATTGGTAGAGCATGTTAATGGTATTGACGAGGTTACAGGTTCAAATCCTGTTGAGGGCTTTGTGGTAAGATGTAAACAACGGGCGATTGGTGAAATTGGGATCACAAGACCCCTGCAAGGTTTAATTTTCGGTTCAACTCCGAAATCGTCCATAGTAGTAATATTTACGGGTCGTTAGCTCAGTGTTCTGTTTAGAGCGCGTGGCTGTGCAAGGTCACGAGGTCGGTGGTTAAATTCCATCACGACCCTCCATTTTTCTTACGCAAGATAACTTACATGACTGACCAACAACTACAAGAAGTATTGTCCCAAAAGTCTTCCGATAGACAAAGCAATATCCCGATACAAGAAATATGGGATGCTTTCTTAATTCTACAAGAATTGGTTGAACTTAAACAACGTTGTGTACCGGAGAACGACATGCTCTAGCTGTCTTTTGATCAAGACGGACTGCAAGGTCCGATGGTGACGGGTTACCAAACCCCTACCCAAAACGTTTTGCAACATGGGCTTAGCGTCCACGAATGGTACGTCGACTTTATGTCGTCTAACAGAACCCGACAATGGCGGTTCCCGGAGTGGGCCTCTTCCCCAATTCTTTTACAGCGGTTAGCACCGTGGTGGATTATGCAATACTACATGGTGTACCATGATTGCGGTAAGCCATTGTGTCGTACGGTGGATGCAGACGGCAAGCAGCACTTCGTGAACCACGCGGCCATAAGCAAGCAACAATGGCTAGCCCACGCCGATGATTCTCCTGCCGCCTTAGAAATCGGGGAACTCATCGGAATGGACATGGACTGCCATACCATCAAGCCGGGTGACGCTATAGCTATTGCTCGATTCGCTGCACGCCCCCAAGCTGCTTCGTTGTTGGTGGCGGCGCTATGCGAGCTACATTCCAACGCGGAACTGTTTGGCGGCACCCACACCGATTCGTTCAAAATAAAATTCAAGCGGCTTGACTCCATCGGCAAGAAGGTGTTACAGTCTTGGTTGTAAAGCGATACCAAGCCGGTGTAGCTCAATGGCTGAGCAAGGATCTCTAAAATCCCGGATGTGGGTTCGATCCCCACCAGCGGCGTTCAGGAGCTATAATGGAATTGCACTTCTTAGAAATCGGTACGGGTTTGTTGTGTGGCGAAACTTTTCAACAGGTTGTAGTGCCCGGTCAACGCATTGCGATCAATTATTCACAATCTGTAGAAGGCTTCTTAACGGCTTTATTCTACGACCGCAAAGACCGCTGCTGTGCAATGTGTCGTGGAATCTTTTTACAAAAGCACCCGCTGCCGGAATCAACACACTTTAATGCTTTAACTACCAAGGTAGACTAACATGCTTTGTACTATTCACCCACATCGCAGCGAAACATCTTCGGAACGATGCTACCGCCAACGTTTTAACCGTAAGCTGCGTCGATTAAACAAGTTGGAACCATCCACAGGCTATCCGGTAGATCAACGTATAGCTATGGTGTGACACGTCGTTCCTCGGGTGATTACTTTGTCGGGTATAGAAGTGTTGGTCTTTGCCGAAAACACCATCAACCCTACTCGTAGCGTTTATAAATAAATCTTTTGGCAAGAAGATCGTCAGTCGCTCCCTGCGATCAATGGATTGTTTCACCAAGCGTGCCTGCCAAAAGATGCTTCACGGTGCCGTTAGTGTAGCGGTAACACACTTGATTGTGAATCAGGTATTATGGGTTCAACCCCCATACGGCACCCTTATGTAGTCCCCCGGCTTTTTAAACAACCTTATCCGCCGGGTTTTGCTCTAGTACGCTTCTGGTGAGGCGGTCTTGCTGTCTACAAGATGAGATCGGTTCGATTCCGTTCTAGAGCGTTCGCGTGTGGTGTAAAAAGTGGACGCACAAGAAAGTAGCCCAAAGCATTCCGGACAATACTTTTGGTGTACTCTTGTGTCGAAATGAGAAAGCACACTAGCTTGCGGAGCTAGAGGATGTAGGTTCGAATCCTGCCACGCGGATTTATTTAAAGGTTAACCAGCCATTATCGTGATGGTGCGGTTAATAGGAAGTAGCTCAAAGCGGGGATTGCCAACAATCCCGTTGTGGTATACGATAACCCACACTTCCTAGTGCTTATTGTTGGGCTTAATCTTGGAAAAAAAAAACCGCTTGGCAAGGGTCCGCCGTCATCCAAGACCGTGGAGTTGCCCAATTTACGGCTAAGCACGCATGAGTCGTTGGCCGAATGGTTAGGCACAGGATTGCAACCCCTGCTAAGTCAGTTCGATTCTGACACGACTCTTTTGTGGTGTGCATGGTCTAACGGTTAAGACTACGTAGGCGTGGAGAGATCGTATTACGGTAAGACACCCGTGAAGCCGGTCAGGGCGCGCGGGGAATAAAGGTTCAACCCCTTTTCTCTCCTCCAGAAACCTCCGTAATGTTTGGGTTCGATTCCCACTGCACACCTTTTTATGGGGACTTCGTCTAAGTAGCTCTCTGGAGCAAATGGTAAGACAGGGGCGCGCGATCCTTGATGCTGATCGAAAACAGCAGTTCCCACCACGGGCCGGTTACTCTGAGAGTAACCGGCCCTTTTCTTTTGGCATCGAGCGTGCTATGGTGGCTGTATGTGGAAAACATTGATCGTGAGCGCGGTGGTATTGACAGGTTGTCCAGAATGCTATTCTTCCTACACCCGCAACTACACGGCTTACACGGTTACACCCGACCGAACAAACCCCAAGTACGGGTATGGCATAGATGACCCGGCGCATACACTGAACGACACGGTGATAGAATCTATCGTGGGCAAGACATTGGCATGCGTCAAAAGTTTGGGGCAGTTAACAATACCCGAGCGGGATGCTGCCGAATGTGTTGGTGGGCAAGAGTTGACGATCCATTCTTGTATGACCGTCAAAGTGGCCCCCGACTGGGGCTATTCGTGTCGCGTGGTGAACAGCCAGCAAGCCCAAGTATTCCCGTGTGCTGTTCCAGCCGCCTCCTGTCTTGACAAGGGGCTGGTTCCCACGGTAGAGTGCCCTTGTTCATGTCGAGCAATCATCCAAGACAACGCCACCATCGTCACCGTTCCCGACGTATCCACAGGCGTTTTTAGCGCCCAACTCATAACGCTATGGACGGGTTGTGTCAATCCGTGGCCCGTCCCACGTTTAGCCACGTGTATCTTCAAGGAGTGACCGTGCTTTTCTTCAAAGACCCGCCTAATAAACCTGGGTACTATGCCAACCTTTATCGAAACGCAATTACGGCAGCAGAAGGTTTGTGGACGAAAAACCAGTCGATGACAATCGAAGACGCTCTTAAAGAAACACTGAAGTCTAATAAAGAGCTGTCCTTTTTAGCTTTAGAAGATCGTTTAACTTGGATTTGCTCGACTCGCACACAAAGTCGCGGATGTACGTTGTCACGTTTTGAATATTGGTTTCCACCAACCTGGACAGTAAATCTCTTTGAAGCTTTGCGATCTAGTTTTGACGACAGTCAGGAAGCAGCCCGAGCAAAATATGAAAAGCGCCTCGCAGATGAAGACCGCGCAGAACAAGACAATCGTGATCGGAAAGAATACGAACGACTAAAATTCAAATACGAACGAGAAAAGATTTGGAATGATGCTGCAACCAAATACGGATGGAACAAATGACTGGCATGTTAGGAATGACTGTTGGACAAACGATGTACATTTTGTCCGGGTTTGGCATATTGGTTAGCTTTGTAATCACCGAATTCTTTTTGACCAGATCAATCCGCGCCAGTTCCAAGATCCTCAAGCGTTTGGACATTGTCATAGAAGATATGAAAGCGTTTGACTCACAGCGTTACGGTCCGGGCGTGTTTCGTCGCAACCAGATTTACGGTCCAGACCGAGTTGACATCGACGACGGGACCGAGTAGGATGCTGTGTATGACCAAGCCTTCCAAAAAGCCGTTTGATGCAATAGAGTGCGTGTTGTTGTGCATATGTGGCGCATCGTTGGGTAGCGTCATGGGCGGTGTGCCGGGAATGCTAATCGGGTTAGTAATAAGTGTGTGGGCAATAAACGATGTAAACAAGGAGCATAAATGATCCGCAAGATCCGCAACGTAGTTATTTCGGCTAACGCTGTGACCCTGTCGACGCTGTCGGTCGGTGATTCAGTGACACTGAAGGGGCCGCAAGGTGGCAAGTCGCTGTCCAACAAGGATGTGTTTGTCATCAAGGGGCCCGGTGCCAAGCCCGGCACGCTACGCTTGCAGCGTATGGAAGAGGGCGCATCCGGCAAGAACGTGGATGAAGGCACGCAGGTACACACGGTCGTGTCTATTGAATTCGAGCAGGAAGTGGCTCCAGTGGCAGAAGACACCGCACCGCGAGGGTCGTTCTACGAAGCGCAAACCTCAACAACCAATGCGGTGCCCGCAGAAAACGCCGCGCTTGCAGAAGAGAATGGTAGGCTCGGAGACATTGTCACAGCCGACACCGCCGCCTCTTTTAATTTGGGCTAATGCGTGTAATCATTGCTGGAGGCAGAGAGTTAGATGGACCAGTAATTGAATCCATTGTTCGGTCCGTCTTGACTTCTTTGATTTATGAAGTCGCTTGCAAAACCCCGCTGCAACCGTTAGCGGTCCGGATTATGGGTGGCGCTGCTCGGGGCGTAGACAAAGTAGGCAAAGTAGTAGCCGAGAAGCTGGGGTTGGACTACGAAGAACGCCCGGCGGATTGGGCAAAGCACGGCAAAGCCGCCGGGCCTATTCGAAACCAAGACATGTCGGAGTGGTGTGCTTTGGATCCAGAATGTCATTTGATTTTGGTGTGGGACGGAAAATCCCGTGGGTCCAAAAACATGTTGCAGACCGCCCAAGCGTACGGCATTGTTGTACATGAAACCGTTGTGTAATCCAGCCCGCCATCCTCTACAAGCAATGGCGGGCTTTTCGTTTTCTGGGAGAAACCATGAATCCTCTAGAATCGCCGCAATTGAGCCCAGACGCACCCGGGGGCCGTGCCCGAGCCAAGGTGGGGCCGGTGCCGCATCTCTCGCCTCAAGCCGTTTGCGGCAACCACAAAGGGCGCAAAATCCGGGTCGGCTGGGACTACGCGCTGCGTGTGTACGTAGCGTTCGACTTCACCTCCCAATGCAAGCTGTTCACTTGCGACAGCGTCGGGTTGTTGAACGTAGACTTGATCGTGAACGAAAAGCAGCGGCAGCGGTTTGTGGCAACAGACGACAAGCCGATTCACACTTGGTGCATAGGGCGTGTGGGGTCGGTGTCGGAGTTGGCTGGGTATGAGTCGGTGCAATTATTCTACAACCCCTATTCGTTGGGACGGTTCTGTTGCTACACCGGGACCAATTTCTCGGTAGCGCTTGACACGGTCTACGCGATGGTGTTAGGGTCTGTTGATGAAGACGGGCCGACGTCGACAGAAGGCGTGGTGCCTCGTTATTCAGCGTTGACTGATGCGGGTCGGGTTGATCATCAGTCAACGGTCATCAAAGAAATCAACAAGATGTTTGGCAAGTAACTTACACACGGAGCAAACCATGTCGGACACCAAGAAGTTGCTGTGGGCGTTTGGGGATTTGAAGTCGCACATCACTCAAGAGGACCAGCCGCACTTGTCGCTGTGTGGTCGCCATGTGAAGCCCGCTTACACCATGCGCGTTATCGGGCACGAACTGGAGCAGAAGCAGCCCAACGATTGTGGCTCTTGCACCAAGACTGCCGTGGTGGTCTTGCGTGTGCCGGTGCCTTGGTCCAAGCCGTGGACGCCTGCGCAAAAGTCGTACCGCAAGACCGCCAAGGCCCTTCGATGGAAGAGGATCGTGTCGGAAATCCGCAAGCGAAAGGCACGCAATGGCTAAGCGCAACAAAGTACACCGGCTACCTTACGATAAACGTCCGGCGCAAATTGCCGAGCAAGAGCGTGCTGACAAGCGGTTGCTGGAAAGAAACTTAGAACAAGACCCCGCCACTCCCGAAGAGTCTAAACGGATGGTGGACAAAGCATCCCGTGAAGTGAACGCTTGGTTAGACCAACTAAAGGATAACAAATGACTACGCATACCGACAACGTGAAGCTGGCTGAAACCAACCCCGCCGCCCGCAACGCCTTGATCGAGCACACAATTCGTGCGCGGGACGTGATGGCGAGCAACTTAGGTCCCGAAGACAAGTTCGACAAGGTCTTCCGAGACATCGCATACCCTGTTGCTCAGCTAGGGTTTGTGGTGGAGTGGAATGATCCCGACGCCGGGTGGCTTGAAGCCACCCTAGCCTATGTCAAAGCTCTGTTGGTATTGGCTAATTCGGTCAACACCGACCGCATCTTTCAGTCTATTCATTAATCAGCAATCAGTAAGGAGGCTTTATGCCCACTGTCCTAGCTCATCCTTTTATTTGTCGTTGCTTGAACCGGTGGTGCGGTGTAATCGTTGGCTTTACCGAAGGAGACGTCCACCAACACTCCTACCCGCTTCCCGACGCTTCAATCGAATGTCCTTCTTGTAAAAGCAGCATCAACTTCGGGGACTTCACAGACACGGTGTTAAAACCGTATCGAGCAAACAACCCGGGATTCGTAGACATTCCACGCCGTCCACCAAAGGAATAACAATGGCTTTGACTAACACAATATCTTTCCGTAAAGTAAGGGAACCGTATGGGTGGATGTCTAACATGTCTCCGCACCCGGTCATGGTGGGTAACGAAATTTGGCGCACAACCGAACACTTGTTCCAAGCTGCGCGCTTTTTCCCGCACACCCAAAAAGAGATTCGGGACGCCATCCGTGAGTGCAAGTCGCCTATGGGTGCCAAGATGATAGCGAAGTCGCACGCGTCGAAAATGTGTGTGGTGCCTCGAAGCGATAACGACGTGCGTCAAATGTCTTGGATTCTTTCCATCAAACTGGAACAGCACCCTACTTTGTTGACTGAACTAATTGGCACTGGGGACGCGATGTTGATTGAAGACGTAACGGCTCGTCCAAGTGAATCCGGATTGTTCTGGGGCTCGGGACCCGGCTTGCGTTTCGCCCGAAAACCCGCTAGGATGGTCTGGTTCGAACGTCTTGGGAAACACATGGATGGGGTGGAGAGAAATTTACCGAGCCCGTCTAGGAATTAGCTGGACACCAAATGATTAAAATTCTGAACAAGCTGTATCAAGTTGTTTGTGGAAATTGCGAAGGTATTTTGCAATTTCACTTTGAAGATGTCCGTCCAGTAATGACAAACAGTGTTGTTTGTCCGAATTGCAAAGCCAAAATTCAACTAAATCGGGTTCTAGAAACCCATGCAGTTAAAACGAGGTAACAAATGACTTGCGTAAATATCGACATAGACTTAGAGTGCGACTTTTGTATGTGGTCGATTACGTATAAAAACCAAAGTTCTTTTGCGGCAGCCCAAAAAGCGATTGATGCCCACGCCGCCAAGCACCCGCCGCGCGCCAAAGTGTACGTAGCTTCCAAGTTCGAAAACCATGACGTGGTGCGTGATGCTCAAGGGGTGTTGTTGGAAAACCGATTCACCATCACGTACGACTGGACCAAGCACGTAACAGAAGGCCAGCCCGATAAAGCCGCTTGCGCTTTAGCAGATGCTAAAGGGGTGTTGGACGCCGACGCACTGTTGATGATCTACGCGCAAAACATGCGTGGGGCATATGTGGAACTGGGGTTGGCGTTGGGGAAAAAGATCCCGGTGTACTTGGTAAAACAGCCCGAAGTCGTAGACCAAGTCTTCTCCCACCACCCCTTGGTCAAGCATTTTAGCACTACCGCAGAAGCCATTCATCAAATGCGGGACGACTTTCCGTCGAAGTAAAAGGAGAATAACAATGGGCTACCACAAGCGTGTCATTGCCAAAGGAACGTTCGGGGAAGCGTCTAAGATCCGAGAAGAGTTGGAAGAGTACGAAGATGCCATGGAGCAACACTGCGACCGTCGAACTGGCCGACTTGTACGGGGCTTTGGAAGAGTTGGCTAAGTGGCATGGCTTGAAGATGGAAGACTTAAAAACCATGTCTCATATCACTTCCAGCGCTTTTGAAGATGGTTCACGCAAGAGCGGCCCCAAGAAGCCGACGATAGACGATTAAAGGATCCCAATGGGAGACACTAAATTGTTGCATCATAACCACCCAATCAATTGGCTAGCAATTAGTGAAGCTGTCGATCATTATTGTAATTACGGGTTCCGATACGTAGAACTACCGTGGATCGTGCATCAAGAGGCGGTTTATGCCACACTCCCTGCCAACAAGACGTTCCACAAGATCGAACCGCCCAATCCGGACAACGACGTGATGCCGCGCCGGGCATTGGTGGGTTCCGCCGAGCAAGGCTTTGTACAAGCTATGATTGAAGGACGTATGCCGCACGGCACGTTCGTGGCTGCCGGGCCTTGCTTTCGGGATGACCCGATTGACAAGCTACACCAGAAAACCTTTTTCAAGGTGGAACTCATCGAAGTCTTAGCCAATCCGTTAGATGCTGACGGACAATTGCGCAAAGCTTTTCACATGGCAGAGTTCGCTCGGGGCTTTATGAGTCACTTGTTGACCACCGGGATGGAATTAGACCTTGTTCGAACTGCCGATGGGTACGACTTGGAGTTAGACGGTATCGAAGTAGGGTCGTATGGGTACCGTGTATACAACGACAACCAATGGGTCTACGGCACCGGTTTGGCCGAGCCTCGGTGGACCCAAGCTATCGAAGCGTCTTGGCGTAAAGGAAACAGATAATGACCTACCCACGTAAGTTAACCAAAGAACGTGACTACGAAATCCGCAACCTTTTGACCGACCACACGCCCCAAGAGCTAGCGGAACTCCTGTACGACTTGGTGCGCAAGTCCCAAGTGTCCGAACGGACAATCCGTTGTACTGCAGTTCATAACGAGTACGAAGTCTGTACTACATGCGACTTGTTGTCCATCTTTTGCGAGGACTAAATGTTATCCAATATCGATTCCGTCCGTATCCAACAAGTCGCACCCACCTTTTACGACGCCCACTTTGCACTCAAGGACTTTATCGATTATCGCCGGACCATCGAACTTTTACACGTTAACCAAGTTTATGACGCTCTCATCGAAAAAGTCCATCACGACCTTGCCCAATTACCCGAAGCTTCTATGGGTTTAGCTTTCCCACAGGAATTTTAACATGAGCCACCACGATAACTACCCTCCTTGCCGCAGCCACGAAATGATTTTGCATACCACCCGCGACAGAATGATTTGCACCAGATGTGGCGTCCGCTTTGCAAGTGGGTGTCGGACACTTCCCCTGGGAGCAAAACGGATTCTGTATAAGGGGTGTGGTGGGTAGGTCGGGTGCAGCGTACGTACCCCAACGCTTTCCCTAGGGACAAAAACCGATTGTTGGCGTGCGTTACGGGACCCAACGTAGCGGGTAAGTGGTTGATTTTACTAGAAACGGTTTGGGAAAATTTTAAAAAAGGGATTCCGCCCTAGGGAAAGCACCACCGGGTCCCATACCGGTGGTGCTTATTAAATTCGTTCCGGAATAAATGGGTGATTTTTATAGAGAATTAGGGTCGGATATATACACTTCACCCCGCGCCTGCCGGATGTAGGTGGATGTGGGACAATGTAGGGAAATTCGTTAACGAAACCTACATGTGGGTACATTAGCCTACAGTGTGTGGGGATGTGGGGAAGTGTGGGAGAAAGTGGGATGGTGTGTGTGGATGTGGGAGAAAGTGGGATGATGTGGGATGATGTGGGTGGATGTGGGGAAGTGTGGGAGAAAGTGGGATGGTGTGTGTGGATGTGGGACTAGGTGGGGAGGTGTGGGTCAATGTGGGTGGAGGTGGCCAGCTGTAGGCCAATGTGGGCCACTGTGGTATAGTGTGGGTCAATGTGGGCTTATATGGGTCGCTGTGGGGTGCTGTGGGCCATTGTACGATAGGGTAAGAAATTACACACATGAACACACATAAACCCACACGTAGTCCTGGGACACACACGCACACACACGCGCCCACATGTAAGATTTACACGCATTACAACCTACATTTACAACCTTTACTGTATAGCGCTGTGGAGCGCGCGGTATTATCCCCAATAGGTGATTACACGCGCTTGTGGACGAGGCCGAAGTGTGGTCTAGTGGTTTTGCCCCGGTGACGCATAGCGAATCCGGGGGCTGCAAAGGGAACTAAAGCGGCCTACCGCTTGACTCGCTCCCTGAAGTGTGGTTTAAGTAGTGAATCAGCCGCGACGTAGAGCGGCGCAGCAAGCCAGAGAGGGGTTAGGCGGGGTCTATCTCCGCGCGGTACCCTCGTGACCCTTCGGGGCGGGATTGGTTGAAGTAGACGGGTTGACTTCCGGTTCAAAGTGTGGTTTAAGTAGTGAATCAGCCGCCGCGAAAGGGTCTAGCAAGGTTCTGCGGTTTCCCGATGGGTTTGACTTCTCTTACCGATTCTGTTACACCTTATGGGCCTTCGGGCTCTCTTGTAGGACCGCCTCATATAGGGGTGTGGCGACACTGTAAAATGGGCTAGTCCGGCTGCAAGGTGCCCGATGTTCTAAGCGTATGGGGACGGATTAGCTACTGCGGTTCCACCTAAAAAGTGACCGCTTGACCCTTCGGGTCGGATGTAGTAGGGTGGTTGTGTAGGGCAGGGCTGATAGCTCTCAACAAGTAGCGCCTAGACTATAGGTGGGCTAGGTGTCTAATGAAAGCGGTTTCTCCAACCGTTATTTGGAGTGTGGGCGTAATAGTAGGCTAGGGGATTGCCTAGAGGTAGTGTGACTCGTGTGGGCGCTTTTGGATGCGACCTACTATGAACGGGGCTACAGGTAAGGTTTCTCTAGTCGAAAAACAGGCCACAAACGCGGGTTGCGCGACGTACCCTAAACGGCGCGGACAGACTGGCCCCACGGGCCCCCGGGTATGGGGAGCATACCGCAACGCCTGCTAGCACCCATAGCCTCTGCGTACGTCTGCAACCCTCTAAGGGGTTGTGGGCCCGGAAAGAGAGCCCCCTAGGCAAAACCCTAGGCAATACCTCGCGAGAGGGTTGGTCATATGGCCGTCAGGCTATCGTGCCAACAAACAGGAAGGCGCGGGCAGACAAAACGCGGGAGCCTGTCTAAATATGCGTAATGATTAGAGATTCCGTGAGAGTCGGGATCTGGTTGGCAGAGGCAAGCCGTGGTGACGGGAATTATTCGGTTGTAGGAATAATGCTCGGAACGCGGTGCGCGCGCTGTCGGCTAGCTGTGATGGTCAATCCCGCGTGACTGGTGACACACCCGGACGGTTCATCGTTCGGTGGCTGGGTTCGATTCCCAGGCGGGACATTGTTGTACAGGGTTTCTCCCTTTAACTACGGGCGGAAACGCCCGGCGGAGTTCTACCATGGCTATCAAGCAAATCCGTATCCCGACGCACAACGTTTGTGTGGTCAAGGTGTTGGGCGCTGGGGCTGGCAAGTCGCCGCGTACGTCCACGCGGTGCGCGGTGGTGCCGGACCCGTGCGAGTGGTTGCGGAAGGCGCACGCGGGCGACGTGGTGGACGCGGGGCAGCACGCCGCGCCTGGTGGCAAGGCTCGGGCGGAAGTCTACCGGGTGACGGTGCTGGACCCGGAAGCGGGGGATTTGCCGCCCAACGCGCCGAAGGCGTACCGGGATGCCTCCTTCAAGGCGGCTGCACGGTCTGCGGCACGCAAGGCTCGGGTGGCTGGGGCGATTGTTGCGCCCGTGCCGGTCGCGGCTGTCAAGCCCACGGTCACTGTTACCGTGGTGGTGGATGCGCCCAAGGCTTTCAAGGCGCCCCGTGTGTCCAAGGCTTTGTCGGGTGCCACACCCAAGGCTTTGCCTGCCGCCAAGGGTGAGCGTAACGAGCCCGTCGGTAAGACGGTTGACGTGTGCGTCCAGTGCAAGGCCCCGATTGGGTTGGACCATGAGGGCTCGCCCAAGGTTGGAATGGGTGGCGTCTGTTTCACGTGCGGCGAAAAGTAACAGCTTGTGCAGGGATGGGCCGCACACTCTAACGGGTTGCGGCTCGATTTGTTGTTCCCTTAACAAAAGGAAAGCAAAATGTCCGTCGGGAATCCTTTTACGCGGCAGCTTGACACAAAGTTGTATGATGCGTCACAGCGGGTGGATTACATCCACGAAGACAAGTACGCTTCGCTTGGGGTTGCGGTGCTGGAAACGTGCCCGCTGGCTTTCTTGGCGCGGGAGGATCGTCCGCTGGATGCGGCACACTTGCCGGAAGCGTTGCGGCTGGATCAGGTCATGTCACGGCTGGCGTGGACCTGACACATGCGCAACAATCCTATCCGTAAGTGTGAAAAGTGTGGGAAACGTACATCAGCCCACATTCTTGTACCATCCGTCAACAAGTATGGCGACGATTCCAAGCGCGTCATGCACTGTTGCTTGAAGTGTCAAGCAGAAAAGCGGGATCTGGAAAAAGACCGCTGACGTACCGGCACGTTTCGCTTAACGGCGGGGCGTGCCAATTGTTTAACCAGCAAAGGATTTGTCATGCAAAAGTTTCCCAGCATCAAAGCGGTCCGCAAGGCGTTGGTCAAAATCAACAAAGACGTGGCCGGTTCTGCAAAAGAGGATGACGTGGAAGTGCGTCTGCAGGTGTTGGAGTCCGGGTATTGGGCTGTCCGGTTTGGGTCGGCGGATTACGACCAAGACCACCGTGGGTTGTGGGGCAGCGGGTACGTGCGCGGCGACCGGCGCAGGTTGAATTGCACGGACGTCGCCCGGGAGTTGCTTGACCAGTGCCGGGAGTCGTACGCGGAACAGCAAGCGTTCGCGGCTGCCGTGGCCCCGCAAGTGCGCGTCGACTTGGCTGCGCCGCGTTTCCCTGAAATTTGGTGACGTTTGGTAAAAAGCTTTTACAGCTTTACTGCGGCGTGTTTCTTAACGGAAACACGCCCGCGTTCGTTGTGGCGGTTAACCCCGAACGCGGAGCATAACATGCATACGTTCTATGTGATTGCGATGTACTGCAGCATTCCGGCCCGTCCGATTGTGGTGCAGGCACGCAACGAAGTGCACGCGCTGCGCGTGGCAGAGCAGCGACGCGGTGCGGCATTCTTGGACCACGGGCTGGTGCTGGTGTTCGCTGCGCCCGTGTTGACGGCGACGAACAAGGGCAACGGCGTGATGGAGTTGTCCAAGTAACAAAGGCGCTTCCCTATCCACAAGGTAAGGAAGCGTGATCGTTGTGCCCGATTGGTGGAATGGTAGACACAGCAGACTCAAAATCTGCCGCCGCAAGGCATCCCGGTTCGAGTCCGGGATCGGGCATTGTTGTTTGTTGTACGACTTTCCCACCCACAGGAGCAATACCATGGCTTCACACAACATCGTTGCCACGTCGCTGTTCGATGAGATCGAGCCCAAGCGTCACGAGATGACGCAGGCTGAGTACGACACGGGCGTGTCCGAAGGGTCGGGGATTTGCTTATCCTGCGGAAACATCGCAGACACGTGCGAGGAAGAGTCGACCGGGGAGGAGTGCGACACGTGCGGGGAGTACGACGTGGTCGCCTTCGAAACCGCGTTCGTGGACGACAAGATCGAGATCGAGGACTAAAAAGCTTTGGGAAACGTAACGCCGCCTTACATTCCTTAGCGGGGGTGTAGGGCATTCGTCGTGGAGGAAGCATGACGTGGTCGCAAGACGGTCCGTTGACGTGACGTAACTTTTTCTGAGAGCCCATCCAACGCACGAAAGGTGGATACAAATGCTGTTAAAAACGCGCTAGCCCGATCCGCGCGACCAAGTACGGGATAGGTTTGCTGGTTTTGCCTGACGTGAGATTGTCGCTTAGACTTTACTCATGCCACAAACCGGCGCGCGGGATCTTGGTGAAACGGTTATCACCTCCGACTTTTAATCGGTACGTTGTGGGTTCGAATCCCACAGATCCCATTTGTTGTGCCAAGTTTGTTGTATAACTTTCGCCAGGAGACGCACATGGCTGTGCAAACGTTGGACACACAAACGCGGGTCAACCGCGCGTTTGCGGGTGCCAAGGCCGATTGTAGCGGGTTGGCCGAAAACTGTTCTGCTACGTTGACCGAGTGGGCGATAAACAAGACGTGCGCCAATTGGGAAGCGTACAAAGCCGCGTGTGCTGCCCACGACTCCGCTTACGCCGCGTCCATGCAAAAGTGGCGTCGTCGGTGGGGCTTGGAACCGTAACGCCGCACGCAACACCGGGCACGCTTGCTCTAACGGGCGGCGTGCTCATCCTTTAACGGAGGCTGTATGATCAAGCTGAAAGGTTCGTCGGCAGACGTGGCGCAAATCCAAGTCGCAACCCGCGTGCTGGCAGAAGCCACCACCACTTCCCCCTACCTGCGCAAGCCCCGCCGCAACATGCGGAACAAGGGTGTCACGTGCTCCTGCGGCAAGCCCGCGGCGTGCCGGGGCGCGTGCGGGGCGTGCTACTCCAAAGGGTACTTCGCGGCGTGGATCGCGTGTGGTGGCGTGAAGCCCGCGCCGAAGTAAGCAACACCAGCAATAAACGCACGTGCGGTCGCGTGCGTGTCCGGCGCCATAATTTAACGGCTAGAATGGAGGCTTTTCAATCCTCCGGTGTGGGTTCGATTCCCACTGGCGTCATTTGTTGTGCCAAGTTTGTTGTACGACTTTTACATAGGAGGCAGCATGCAAGCTTTGATTGCTGTGATGGTTTTCAAAAAGCTTATCCGCTACCGTCCCGGTGGTTGGGACGACCGCTATTACGTGGCGTGCTGCCCGAATACGTTGGTGATGCGATGATTGACCAACATAACAGCGGCATAATCCGGGTCAAACTCCTCGCCATCGTCGTCGTGGTTCAAGCTGTTTTGAGCCCAGCAAGCGTCACATTCCATTGCGGCGTATGCACCGAAGGAATACCGCTCGACAGCGGGCACCGGTTCGATGGTGTTGGTTCGCGCGCACTTGCGGCAAAAGTACCGGCCCATGCCGGTGAAAGCTTGGATAGCGATTATCCAACCAACTTTTGATCAGTGATTCTGTCAGCCGCACGGATCTTAACGGACACGTGCGGCTATCGTTTGCGTAAGGGCGTGGCCCGCAAAGTCACGTCCGTACGACGGTGTTTAAGGACAGCCGGTTGGGTTGATCACCCACAAATCAACAAAACAAGGCTTGGAGTTCAACTCTCCCGCAAACGATTTGTTGTACCACTTACACAGGGGTTCGCACATGGCTAACAAGACCACGTTGGAAGTGCTGGAAGAGGCCAAGGCTTTGTTGGCCAAGCCCGGGGTTTGGCAGCAGGGCTCCCGGGAGTATTTCGACAACGACGGCAAAGCCCACCACTGCGCCTTGGGTGCGCTGGACGAAGTAGTTGGCGGCTACACCCTGGCTGGCGACGACACCGAAGCGTTCTGGGCGCTGTACGAAGCCTTGCCCAAGCGACCGGAGAAGGCTTCGGTGGACATGTCGCCAGCCATGTGCATCGCACGGTTCAACGACCGGCAATCGTCCCGGGCGCCCGTGCTGAGGCTGTTCTCACGCGCCATCCGCCGCGTGAAGCTGGATAACACACCGCTGTAATTGAACGGGCGCTGTTCACTTAACGGTGACAGCGTCCATTGCCGGAGCGTCGTCCAACGGCAGGACAGTGGACTTTGAATCCACGAATGAGAGTTCGATTCTCTCCGCTCCTATTTGTTACACAGCTTTTCACAGCTTTTCACAGGAGAGCGCACATGGCTCGGACGCGGCATTCGGTTTTGGTGGCGGCACGCAAGTTGATTGACACGCCGGAGAAGTGGTGCACGGTTTGGTACGCGAAAAACGCCAAAGGATATGGCGTGATGAACATGGACCGAACCGCCACCGCTTTTTGCGCGGTGGGTGCAATCCAGCGGGTCTTGAACGGTAATCGCCGCGCCACCGAACTGTATTTGGCGGACCTGCCCGCGTGGCGTGACTTGAACCGGTTTTTGAACTTTTTGAATGAGCAACCCGACACCACCCACGACGACGTGTTGCATGCGTTCGATGAACTCATCCGTGAATCGCGCCCGAAGTCGCACAAGTAACCGGCTGCGTGTGGGGTAAAAGCCCACGCAGTCATTTGTTACACAGCTTTTGCCCAGGAGGCACACATGCATTTCATTTACACGTGGGAGTTCGTTCGAGGCTTGAACGAGCGTATCACGCGCACCGTTTGCGCGTCGGTTGACAAGGACGTAGCGTTGTTGGAAGAGGAAGTGGCTGCGGGGGTTTGGCGCACCATGGGCCCCGGCTGGGTGCCGGGCTTGATTGGGTGTGAGATCGCATGAAATACGAAGTCCACGTGTATATCGGCGGCTGGTTGTTTACCCGCGCTTGCCGCACCTTCGAAAGCGCCGCGCAATGTGCTAAGGAAAGTTCTTTAGCGATGGCTGCGCATGCGATTGTGACAAATGACGGGGCGGCTGCGCAAGAGTGGCACAACGGTGTGTTGTTGAACTCTTTCGCTTAGTAGGGCTGCCGCATGTTCCTTAACGGGTGCATGCGGTAATTATTGTGCCCCGAACAGGAGGTAACAAATGGTGACGATCAACAAGAAAGTGATTGCCGACGCTTCGGCTTTGCTGCGCAAGGGCTGGTCCCAGGATGAGTACGCGCTGGACGCACAAGGCAACGAAGTCATTCCGTGCGCCGACGAAGCCGTGACGTTCTGTGCCATCGGCGCGCTGGCGCGGGTGCTGGACACAAGCGCGCTTGCCGTGGAAGAGGCGCTGTCGGACTGGGGGATTTCTTCCACCATCCTCATCGACACCAACGACTCGGCAGAGAACGTGGAAGAGGTGATCGAAGCGTTGGAAGAACTGCCCATCGAGTAACACCGGGCACCGTTAGTGGCGAAAGCCAACGGTGCTCTTTGTTGGGTAGTTAACACGCAAAGGGGCTACAAATGGGCTTGAAAAAGATCGTGACGGAGGCTCGCGCCTTGCTGGCCAAGGGGTGGTGCAAGGGCACTTTTGCTCGTGACATCAACGGCGAGTGTGTACACCATGGCTTTCCCAATGCTGTGGCCTTCTGTTCGCTGGGTGCTATCGCACGCGCCCAGGGTGACGCGAACTTCGGCAGGCGGGCGGGCCAGGTTCCACGCGAGTTTTACAGCGCGTTCGAAAAGGTGAGCGGCACACAAGACGTGGTGTGGTTCAATGACCACAAGTGCCGCTCGCAAGAGGAAATCGTGGACGTCTTCGACAAGGTCATTGCGCTAATCGACTGACCTACACGTTGGAAAAGCTTACCACGTCGGGCACGTTGACGCAAGTGCATGGGTTCAAATCCCTCCCGGCGTTTTGTAGCAACACCCCTTGCATTCGGTTTGGGGCTGTGCTACGGTCTTTTCACACAGAGCAAGCGTGTCTCTGGTTGTATTCCCCCCACACGCGCAGGGTGTTCACATGGCTGACGCCATTGTCTCCGTTGTTCCCGCAGAGTTGTCCCACATCGAGCCCGTGGCGCTGCAGAAGTTGCAAGCCAAGGGGCTCACCCTGTCCGAGATCCTGGGCATCTTCCCGGCACCCGCCGTGCAGCCCGTGGTCGCCCGGCAGGGCAAGAAGCGCACCAACGTGCCCACGGACTTCGCCGGGTCCAAGGTGCCGTGGCACAAGGTCGGCAACCCGCTGCCCGAGCGCATCCCCCACGAGATGCTGACGTCCTTCCTGCCGCGCGTCATGGCGTCGGCTGGGCTGGACTGGGAGCCGTACAAGGCCCAGTCGTACTTCCGCGACGAACGCGCGTCCCAGTACGTGCTGGACAGCGAGTCCTTCAAGGTCATCCGCGACACGCCCACCGGCCCGGTCATCCTCGCCAACCACGTGGGCAACGACTACCGCGTGATCAAGAACGCGGACACCGTCGCCTTCCTCTTCGCGGTGTCCGAAGGCATCGGCACCATGGAGACGCTGGGCTACTTCGGTGACGGGCAGCAGGTCTTCGGGTGCCTGCGGCTGGGCGACCAGCAACTCATCAACGGGGACAAGATCCACCCGTACGTGGTGTTCCGCAACAGCCACGACTCGTCGTGTGAGTTCGAGGCATGGCGGTCCACCATCCGCCCGGAGTGCGGCAACATGCTCCAGGCGTCCCGGTCGCGCGCCACCAAGGAAGTAGGCATGGTGCGCGTGCGCCATGAGGGCGACACCAACATCAAGATCGAGGACGCCCAGAAGGCGCTCAAGATTCTGGTGGAGAACTCGCTCAACGACGTGCGCCGCTTCGATGAACTCCTGCTCAAGGACTTCTCCATCAAGCAGATGGAGGAGTACGCCGTGTCCCTGTTCCCCGGTGACGGCACCGCGACCAAGGACCGGCGCGCGGATCTGTCCATGCTGTTCCTGCATGGCACCGGTCACGACAAGCTGGGCCAGAACGCCTACGCAGCTCTGCAGTCGGTCACGCAGTACATCGACCACGGTGGGCGCCGTGTCAACGCCCTCAAGGGTGACACCGTCCGCGCACAGAACTCGCGCCAGGCCGAGTCGCTCATGCTGGGCAAGGGCGCCCAGATGAAGACGTACGCCTTTAACACCATCTGTGACATGGTGGGCGTGCTGTAAGTTGTTTGCCAAGCATTACCGGACACGTGTGGTGTTGTTGACCTTTCCGCCCAAAGCGGCACGTGTTCTTTGTTGTGCAACAAACTTACAAAGGAGTTCGCAAATGCGTATCGCGCAAATGCGTATCGCGCAAAGCGCCTTGAACAGGATGTTGGTGTTGGGATAACAGCCGTTCGAATCGGCACATAGGCGTTGTTGTTAGCTGTTAACCCGTTGCACTTACAAGGTCGAAAGACCGCAAAAGGTGGTTGCCAATGGTTGCCAAGAAGAATACCCGTAACACGATGTTCAAGCGCACGGATGCAGAGAACCGGGCGGCGATGCGCAACGGTAACACGGTGGCGGAGGTGCTGGCGGCGCTGGACGCGCGGGGCTTGACAGCGACCAAGGAGCGTGCGAAGCTGCAGGCATTGGTGGCGAAGGCGGTGGCCAAGGGGCTCACGGGCACGGCAACCATCGGGGAGATCCGGGCCGCGCTGGCCCGCCACAAGTAAGCTGGGTGTTGTGTAACAAAGCGTGAGCAGCAAAGTTGCTGGGCTTGTTGTCGAAGCCGGATTCATAATCCACCAGCAACATCAGTCGAAACGTCCAGTTGCGTGAAAAACATAACGGGATTAAGTAGTTAAAAGGATTAACTCCGTTATGAACTAACTGGGATCGTTGAACGTGGAAGCTGTCCGAGGTGGTTGCAACAAAGCGTGCTGGATTAGAAGAACTCCTGCGGGACTTCTTGGCGCTTAAGGCATTCACGTGCTAGACACCACCGTCAACGTAATCGTGGGGAACGTTGCCGTACTGCGGTTGGTTATGCTGACCGTAAACCCTTCGCCCGACGCTTGGACTATGATTGTATCGGGCGCTTTGCATGTAGCTAAAGTCCGACAGCTTTAGCCAGCAAGGTACGGACCGGGCTGAGATTCCCGGTAATGTGTTGGACCACGGGAATCCGTGTAATGGAGTGACAATGCCGCCTCCGACGTAAAGCGCTTGAAAGAACGTTTGCGGAAGTACCTTGCTCGGGTAGAGCGCGTTCTTTCTTTGACCCGGCGCTAACAGTAAAATCGGGCACCACTTGCTTGCTTAATGCCGACACGTTGCGGTACGCTGCGCCTGTACGGAAATAGTTTTGGTCATGGAGCAGGCCCTTCTACAAAGGAAAAACGCCATGAAGTGACTATAAAGTTGCAAGCAAGGAAAAGTAGTTTGAATAAGTACCGGCCTTGCAAAAGGCCCACGCCCGTGTGGTGGAATAGGTAGACACACAAGACTCAAAATCTTGCGTCCTCGGACATGGGGGTTCGATTCCCTCCACGGGCATTTGTTGTACCCGCAAAAATTACCCACAGGAGACGCACATGAAAGTCGTACAGAAGCAAATCCCCGGAAGCGTCGGCAAGAGAATCGAAGAGTTCAAAGACGGAGACGTTATCCGGCACGCGAACAAAGTGCTCACCCAAACCCCCATTCTCAAGAGTTCCCGGACCGAAATGGGCGTGCACCAGCACTTCGGGGTGTGGCTGGATGACGGGCTGCTGTTTTCTGTCGCGACAATAACGGCGTATCGCTTCGTGCCGGTGATGGGCTCGTTTGTGGAAGAGTAACCCAATCCTTCCCGAAAATTTCAAGGTGGCGACCAAGTAGAGCCGGGAGGCTGGAACCGCCCGTGTGAAGGAAGCTCTTGGAGAGCAAGGGTCAGCGCACAACACCCCTTAGTGATGGTTCGATTCCATCCTTCTTTCTTTGTTGTGCAAACAACCCTAGCAACGGAGCCGTCAATGGGTAAGGTGTTGTCGTGGTCAGTCAATAACAAGAAGCTGGCTGGTTTGAAGACCCACAAGACCATCGGGTTTTCAATCCCAGCACACCAAAACTTCACGGACTCGGCGGGGGCGGTGCAAAACACCTGCCCTAGGGCGGGTGCGTGTGCTGGTGTGTGCTATGCCAAGCAAGGATTCTTCCTCATGCCCAACGTACGCGACGCCATGGTCAACAACTTGGAGTTGGTGCAATCGCCGCAGTTCGTGGCGGTGGCTACGTACGACTTGGAAAAGTACAAGCGATTGGGTTACAAAGTCGTGCGTGTGCATACTTCGGGCGACTTCTTCTCTCAAAGCTACTTGGAAGCGTGGTACGAGATCGCCCGCGCCCATCCTGACTTGCTGTTCTACGCCTACACCAAGCAATTCGCCAAGTTGGATCTGTGGACCACCAAGCCGGGAAACTTCCGGATCACGCAATCGGTGGGCGGCAAGGACGATTCCAAGATCGACTTGACCAAGTCTCACGCGCGGATCTTTGCGTCACACTACGCGCGTCGCAAGGCTGGGTACGGCAACGGAACCGACTCGGATTTGCTGGTGATTCGTGGCACCACCAAGGTCGGGCTGGTGTACCACGGCAACCGCAACCTGACCGCATCCCAAAAGAAATACTTCAAGTAAATTATTAACACACCTTACACCCAAGCCAAGCGCCACCGGGCGTCGTCTTCAATGACACTTGGCTTATTGCAGTAAAAGTAGCACAACAAAGGAGTACGCACATGGCTGACAAGAAGATCGTGAACACGCCGTCAGAGTTCTTGGAAACGGTCAAGCAGTTGTTGCTCACAAAGGGGTGGAACAAGGGGGCCTTCGCGGTCAATGCTGCAGGATTGGAGGTCAACGAGTGCTCCGACCTCGCCGCGCGCTTTTGCTTGCTCGGCGCAATGTCCCGCACGTTCGAAGACATGGACCCCACGGTGAGACATGCGCGGGGTCGTGTCTTGGAGCGGGACGCACAGGTCGCCTTGATGAAAGAGGTCCAAGACATGGGTGCCGCGGGCATCGCGGAATTCAACGACGACCCAGACACGGACTTGGAAGAAGTCGTGCAAGTGCTCGACCGAGTCATCAACAAGTTGGAACTGCAAGAAGCCAACTTCCAAATCACCGACTATTAAAGCAACGAAAAACCAAGTCCGGCGCGTAACGGCGTGCGTCTTCGATGACACCGGACTTCTCCGCGTAGCGTCGTGTGCTACGCACTTATCACATAGGGGGCTATATGACTTTGGCTGACAAAGTAAACAAGAAATTGGACGAACTAGACGCAGCTTTTGATCAAGCAAAAGCAGAATTTCTCCAACCTTTAGTTGAGCAAGAGTTTGCCCGAGTACAAAAGAAAAACAGGCACATTACGGGCATTTACTTCGGAAATGGTACGTGGCTGTTAGATGTAGACGAAAGCATATCGGATGACGACCGATTCCGTCTGTCAGGCAGCTTTTTGCTACGCTCCATACTCTAAAGTGACTAGTGCTCCCAAGTATATGCATCAGTTGATTCTGTTGTGTGACTTGGCTTGTCAATACTGCGAAAACGTAGGCACTGCGAAAGGTAAATAACAAATGGCTTATAGATCAGTTCTTCCGGAAGACTTGGTGGGTAAGACTGTCAAGTCGATCAATGCTGAAGCCGTAAACAGCTTGGAGATCACGTTCGAAGATGGGACTAAAGTGACGTTGTGGGCTGAACAGTCCATCTACACGCTGTTCGGCAGCATCCCCGGCATTTTTGTTGACGACACCGGCCCAGTGTGATACATCTACACCAACCACGTGGCTGTCGTACGAGCCCAGCCCTTCAACCGGCACGTGGTTATTTGTTGTAACTTACACCGGAGGTACACATGCCCCACGTGCAAAAAGAAATCGTCCCCGGTACGCCCGTACGTGTGTACCGCAACTTGCACCAGCGTTGTTGGTCGGTGCAAACGTATGTGCGCGGTAAGGGGTGGCGGTTGGCTCGCCACGAATCCGCCCTGTTCATCACCGACGTGACTTACCACGTCAACGAACGCATCCGTCAACAGGTCATCGCTAACCGCCACAAAGACATCCACGCTTTTGTGTGCGGCAAGTGGTTGACGGGCGGATCGGGCAATAGCTTGGATGCATTGGTGGGCCATGCGCGCACGGGACCACGCAACGTGACTTACAACCCCTACAAAGCCGGGCACTTTATGTTTGATGATGGTCCCGCTACGCCGTTGGCTTGCGCTTGGTTCGCCAACTTGGTTATCGGTTACACAACGTTTGACTTGACGTAAGGAGCTTAACAATGGGTGTCATCGAAGCTTTGTGGACGAAAGAAGTGACCCGCCGTTTGCGGGAATTTCCCGGCGAGAACGTGATTGATCCCACCCACTACCACAAGACGGTGGATATCACGTTCGGGGCAATCTTTCTGCATGACTCCGCCATCCGTACGTTGGTTACGGTGGTTTGTGGCTCCGGGTTTACCGTGTCCACAGACGACACCGGAGCCATGGGTAAGCTGAAACTACGCATCGAAAACATCGCTCTGCCACCCGAGTCCTACATGCCTTCCGTGTCCGAGCAAGCTTTTGCCATCCTGCACGAGACGTGCGGGGCGCTGGTGGCAGAGCGCCAAATGATGAACAGCAACACGATGCGGGTGTACTTCAAGGAGAAGTTGTCCATCGACTTGCTGGGCGGCCTCGCAGACAAGTTGGGCAGTCCACGGAGCTTGGTGGATATCTGCCCCACCAACGAAGCTGGTCCGTGTGTGTACTTCAACCGAATCAATCCCGGCAGCTAACGCAAACCGGCTACACGTGGGGTAAAAGCCCGCGTAGTCTTCGTCGTACCATTAACAAAGGAGCCCCAAAATGTCTGCACGTAATCCCAATCCCTTTACCGTAGAAAAACCAACCGACATTCCTGATGGCGCATATGTCATCATGCGTCCAGAAACCTATTCCACAGATGGCGGTTATCCTGAAGATAGGTGTCATTCTTACGGCTATTGCGGCATCACGGTTTACCCGGACAAGACTTCGTGGGAAGCCGCTTTGAAGCGAGACGTAGAAAGCAAGCGGGATCCGGTAGGGTTTGTGATGCGTCGAGCGACGACCAGCATCACAGTGACCGTAAGGGTCGACGTATCGGTTTGATGTTACTCTAACCAAGGACACACACATGGCACGGACTTTGCAGCAAGCTTTGACCGCTTTTGCGGTGGACAACCCGGTGTACGGAGTCCGGTCGTACATCGGGCGGGGAATGGGTAGCCGGGAATGCGTTGGGCTGGACACCGACGACGTCATCGGCGCTATCGGTGAGTTCGGCGCGTGGCTGATTGACACGCAAGTCGACAACGCAGCGGACATCATGCGGCAAGTGGCGGAGGCCCGCTCGGCCTCCATGGGGCTGGGCTACATCTTGTACTGGCCGCGCGTCGAGTGGGTGGTGCCGGTGCAACCCGTGCCTTCAGGCTGTGACAATCCGGACTGTACGGGATGCAACTGCGGGGAACCGCAGAGCGTCCCCATGCCCTCCATGATCCCGGGGCACAGTTGCGGTGACTGTGAAGACGGGTCTTGCGGCATCGGGCGTTGGTGAGACTTGACTGAACCACAGGAACGCGCTACAGTGCTTGGCGTGGCTGTAGCGCGTTCCTGCGGCTTGGTGTGGTCTTCCCCCACAACAGGAGCTAGCATGCGTTTGACGGCGTTGGAGACGGCGATTACGGCGGTTTGGCAGGGTCGTGGCGGTGGGATGGTCCGTATCAAAGGTATCAAGGGTATCAAGCGTTAGCCTCGTACCGCACAAGTAGTCCACTCTTACCCAGGAATACCACCATGACGGTAGGCAAGCACCAAAGCGAAGTAGAGTCCGCGTTGTCCTTGGACCACATGCAAACATATGATCTGTTGGCGACCCGACGCGACCAGTGGTTGATGCTGGCAAAAGACACGGTCACGTTTTCGCCAGAAAACGCCCACGCCTGCGTCACCAACGCCAACGTGTTGTCCATGATCATGGACGAGTTGCAGGACCGTTGGGATGCAGACAAGATGGACCGCACACACGTCGCAAAGTAACACCCACGCACAAAGGAAAACAACATGTCCCGAGTTTACAAGAATGACGCCGACCGTGAACTGGCCGTAGCACTCCGCAAGGCCAAGAAGTTGCTGTTGACGCCAGGCAAGTGGTCCAAGGGCGCGTTGGCCCGAAACGCCGAGGGCGAGCCGCTCAATGGTGTGGCGGGGATCCGTGGTGACAATGCCGCTTCATTTTGCGCCGTTGGCGCAGTGATTCGTTGTGGTGGCAAACGTTCGATGAACATCTTGGACGCGGCGGTGTTCTCATACACACGCAACAACGAAAACTACGCGTCTCCTACCGACGACATCATGGCGTTCAACGACGGCATGATCTCGTCACCCGAAGAACTCATGCCGGTGTTTGACATCGCGCTGGATCTGTTGCGCGCAAAGCCCACCAGCCGATCTTCCACCAAGTCCACCAAGTAAGCCCGTTGTACCACGTAACACCACACAAAGGAGCACCATGAACACCAAAGGTAACCAAGGTAAGGCGAATCGTCAGTCCGATGCCGTACGCAAAGCCCGTCGTGCAGCCAACAAGGCCCGCCGCTTGCAGAAGATGTGGGACGACCGCCTCGAAACCCAGCGCATCTTGGCGGGCAACTACACGTACGAAGAGTTCCTGCAGCGCATGGGTAAGTGACATGGGGCGCTCTAATCAAGCGCCCACCGACGACAACCGCGCTTGGGCTATTGGATTGTGGATTGCCATGACCTTAGCGATGGTTGCGTTTGTGTTTGGTTACTTTGTTGGCGAATCTCGTGGTACTTTGCGCACCATCGAGCACTTTTCGATGTGTGACTGTAATTCTTTGACGGACGGTGGCTAGTGGACATGATTTTTGCGGGGCTAGAAACGCTTATCAAAGCTTTCGTAGCTTTGTTGGTGTTGTCCATGATCAGTCTGTTCGTGGCTGTTTATTTTGCCACCAAGTTTTACAACGAAGCGCACCCTAACCGCGACGTGATCGTAGAATGCACGTTGCACGCAGACGGCGGCATCGATTGCCGCCACAAGTAACAGGAGGATACAATGGAAGAACTGGATGCGGGCGTAGATGCCGGTACACTTTACACCACCGAGCAACAAACAGCAGACGCGGAACAGTCACACCACGACCGCGTAGTCGTGTCCGAAGCAGCGATGTTCGTGCTCGTGGTGTTCGTGCTGGTTGCGTTGGCGGACAGCTTGACCCGGAAGAAGCCATGACCGCTTTTGTAGGGTTGGCGTTTTTGACTCTGTGCACTGGGCTGTTGTTGCTCGGCGCTCTGTTTGATGACGGTGACGATTAACCAAGTAATCTTGTAAGAATGTCCAACAATCAACTAAAACAGAACCCTAACTATCCGCTATACGTGATCGTGTATGCGCAATCTGCACCCAATCCCGGCTTCTATGTGGTGGTTAATTTGCAAACATTGTTGCCGTCACCTACACAAGAAATCAATGCAGCGACACAGTGGCGCACCCAAGGGGATGCAGTAGCTTACTTGGCACTTAATCAAGTAGCTATTGGTGCAGCAGAAATCCGTCCGACTTACCACGTGCCCGCTTACTACTCTTCAATCTTGCCCCAATTGGGGCCCGAATAATCCGGAGCCAAATGACCATGCGACCCTATGGTACCAACGCTAACGATCCCCACAAACCTTGGCACGGTATAGATGTATGGCGTCAACGTCATAACCAAACGTATCGAGCTATCCGCCACCACGAACGTGTGCGAGCACGACAAGCGGGAAAAGCCGAAACGGATTGGTGGTTTGATATCGATATGGTAGCTGAAACAATCTACGAACTGGAAGAAGAAGCTGTACAATACCGCGATGACGTGTTGCGTTATGAAGCACGGGCGGCAGGGCTGCTTGACTCGTTGGCCGACCCGTGGTAGGCTGCTGTTCGTGGTCGCAGTCGTAGCGCCGCGCGATAGTGTTCGGGGAGACATAAGGTGTGCGCACACTGGAGTCATCTTTACCCCTCAATGGTAGCACACTCCCGGGAGGGAGTAGAATGGGTTCGATTCCCTTTCGCGGCTTTTTGTAGCACGCTCTCATAGGTAAAAGGCATACCGCACCCCTTGTAAGGCTGAATTCTCAGTTCGATTCTGGGTGGGAGCTTTGTTGTAATGCGGACCCGAGGGACGGTTTCTCAGCCGGATCTTATAAGTTTGGTCAGACGGTTCAACTCCGTCCGGGTCTACTTCCTTAACCGCCGGTTCCCGGCAAAGGCGTAACAAATGGGTCAGTCCACAGATGCGATTTTTGGTTATGGTATTTGCTTTGACGCAGAAGAATCTTTCGACTACGATATTGCTGAACGCGTAGAAAAAGAATTGGAAGAGTTTGGTGTAGGGTATTGTTCGCACTGTTCTGGCGATTATCCTATGGGTTATTTGTATATTACTTCCACGATCAACAAAGCTTATCGTGGAAGTCCGGAAACCATCGACGTTATCGAATGCGCCCGTCGCCAAGAAGATTTCCAAGCCCAATGGGACAAGGATCTGTTCAAGGCTTGGGGCGTTGTACGTGCAGCTTTCCGTGACATGGACGAAGCGCAAGCGGAAGAAGATGACTGTGGCGATGAAGTCGAAGATCCTGACTTCGGCAGCAACACGGATCCACGTTGGTTCATTTGTTCGGATTGGAACTGATCCCCCAAACCCAAGAAGTTAAACAACTAACACCGGGTCAACCAGTGGATATCAAACCTTTGAAGCAGCAGCATAAGAGGACGTGCGGACAGACTTGTGTGGCGATGATCGCGGGCGTCACCGAAGAAACCGTGTGCCGAATCTTAGCGCACGAAGCGCAGCGCGAACCTTATCGCGGAACAACGACCCACCACGTAATGGTGGCGCTGGGTTGGTTTGAAGAGTCCTATAAGCTGCGACCCAACGAAAGGTCCTTGGACCTTTACCACCGAATCTACAAGCAGCGGACCGATTTGGTGCCCGAGATTTGTCTGTTGCAGGGGTCGTGGTCTGGTCGTGTACGGCGTACCTGTGAATCGTCCACGTTGATGTCCGGGGTGTTTAACGCGGGGCGTCATTGGATGTTGCGCGTCGGTGAATCCGTGTACGACCCGGCTACCGGTACCGTACGTCCATGGACCGGCGACGTAATCCAAACCTTCGTCACGTCTCCCGAACAAAAGATCGGTACCATTACCATCACCCCGGGATTGTCCTATTTCAAGTACCACAACTTTTTGGACTTTACTCGGTCCATGGAATGACACATGCCTATCGTAGAACCTTTTGACAACAAGCAATACTACGCTGCGGTATACGAAAAGAACCGCCGCTACGACCGCTTTGTCCACATGTTCATTGCTGAAGCCGCCAAAAACCACACCATCACTTTCGAATCCGTAATGGAGTTTTTTGTGTGTTACTTTGCCGGTTATAAACCATACGTGCGAAATCCCCTGTCCGCAGAATACATGATTCAATGTGCAATGGAATGGCCCGAAACCATCGCTAAATTCACGGACCATCCGGGTGCGAAGATTTCTCGCACCCGGATTGCCCAAGAAGCAGAAGTCGCTCAAGCATTTGCTAAGTTACCTACCGAAACTATTTGCTATATGCAATTCACAAAGGAATAACCCATGGAAAAGATTTTGCGGGTAGTAGACTCCGGCAGCACGATGTTAAACAAACCGTGGCGCCGGGTGTTGATGGCGGAACTGCACCGTGGTTACGCTCTTGTGGGCGTGAACGGGCAGTACCAAGGCGACGACGGTAAGTGGTACACCAACCACGGAGACAGCTTCGGTGTGCAAATCGCTCCGTGGCTGGTGGGCGTGCAGCATATGTGGTATGACGGTCCACATTGCCAACTATCCTTGGGGTTCATCCGGATTGTTTGGTCCGGCAATTACCGCACGGGCGAATGTACCAAGTGCTTGAAGGAGATTCAAGGTGACCAATAAAACTTTACCGTGCGCTACTTGTCCGCACACCCCACAAGGGAGCGATCATTGCTGTGCCTATGGTTCTTCCTTATCATTTGCTGAAGCTACAGCTATTCGGGCAAAGTTTGGTAACCAAGCTGTGCGATGGGACGACGAAGAGTGCGGCTACCGTACTGCTACCAACAACCGTGGCTGTGTTTTGTTGTCTGACTTCGGTTTATGCACCATTCACTCCGAAAGCTTTTATCCAGAAGTATGCGGAAGATTTCCTGTAGATGCTGGTGATATCACCATTTGTCCGGAGATGCGTTAATGGCTGCCCCACCTATGAAACCAAGATGTTTTTATTGAATCTATCAGAACAAGGCAAGGAAGAATACGACAAGCAAAGAGCTATCATGGTGGAATATGGGGCTCAAGGATATTCGTTAGTAACCACTGTTCACATCAAAGAGTGGTTCGTTTTACATACCTTGCAACGCGTTAAATGCAACGGAGAAAGGATCTAACCAATGGCTGACCGACAAAGTGCTGCGCTGTTTGGACAAATCTTCGAGCATTGTGCCGAATTTCCTAGCGATCCCAACAAAGAGTTTGCTCGCAAGATGTGGGAACAAATTGGCGACTTCGATTTTGATTATTACCAACTTGGATGTGATGAAGCGTTGATCAAGTTAGGGCTGGCTCGTGCAAGTCCGTGTAGGTGCGAACCAACCACCCAATATTTTGTTGGCGAGGAGTGGCAATGACCGATCAAGAATTCGATGCCATAGTCTTGCAGCCCGACCGCCAGTTCGGTGTCTCCCCCAACGGTTGGTGGTACTTTGTGGACGAAACCGAACAATACCAAGGCCCCTATGCATCTAAAGAGTTGGCGGAATTGGGACGGGAAGAATACAGCGAAATGTTAAACGGACCTACCCGATGACTATCGATAAACAGATCGACAAGATGTTCCAAGAGTTTGAAGACCTATTCCAAGAAGGGTGGTTCGAAGAGGCTGATGCCGCCATGGTCGAATATGATTACGGAGACGATATTCGGTTAATGGTAGCTTTATTGACCATCACATTAATGGCCAAAGACAAACTACCATCGCGTGATGCGGTTGTAGAAAAAATCCGCCAGCGTATCATGGTGCTTGCTCCGGACCGCTGTGCTCGTCTACTCCAGGGCTTGCACTAACACCCGACTCGTGCTACGGTGCTGTTCGTCCCAATACAAAGGATTTTAAAAATGACTACGAAGAAAGGTTTGCCGCCCATGCCGTCTGTCACCGAATTCACCACAGAACAGTTGGAAGCAGAGTTGGCTGTCCGCAAGAAAGCGGAAGCTGCCGAAAAAGCGCGCATCAAGCGCAAGCAAGAAGAGGCCGCACGTAAAGAGATTGCTCGCGTGCGGGACGCGGGACTAACAGAGTTGGAAGAATTGATGAAGACTGTCCGCACTTCAATCACCCGAGCGGTGAATCTGTCCGCTGAACACGGCTTTGTGTTTACGGTAGGAATCGATGACCAAGAGCACACGTGCGACGGCGGTTGTTGGAACAAGCCGGACAACGATGGATGGGACTCTTCCAACCAAAATTGCTGAACCAAGGGGCACATAATGACTAAGAAGCTAGAAGAGAAGTTAGGCTGGGGATGGAAAAGTATAAACGCCTACAGCAAAAGATCCGCGACGACCAACTCAAGGCGGCAGAAGAACGTGAACGTACACGAGCCGCCCGCGAAGCCAAGCAAAAGATTGGCTACGAAAAGCTAGCCAACTTGAAGCAGAACTAGAGCGTCGCGACACGGAAGCCTTGAAAGAGGCACAGCGCAAGGCTATCGTGGAGGCCAACGAGGCACAGCGCGCCAAGATAGAGAAAGAAAAACGCCAGCGCGCCGTCGAAAAGACGATTGCCGAAAAGATTGCGGAGGCACTTAAGTTGATTAAAGAGTGCGAAAAGCTTGCCGACGAAACCGGTGTCGAGTTCGGATGGGACTTGGCGTACGGTATGGGTGGTTACTACCTACCGGAATCCCACCCGGACGCAAAAGAGACGGGCAAGTCGGGATGGATGTCTTCGTCTCGAAATTGCTGATCGGTCCCATAGAGCTTGACAGCGGCCCCGGTTCTTGATAGAACCGGGGCTCACTTGCGACAGGAGTCCAAAAATGCTTTTGATTGGTTCGATGGCGTTGGTAGAGCGGTTGCCGGGGGTGCCGCTGGGTAGGAAGTGCGGTGATTGCGACGTCATTTGTACACATGACGAATACTTGGCGTATGTGCGTGCTCATCGGGAACAGTTCAAGCGTTTGGTGCCTATAGACAAGGGTAAGAAAATCGTGGGTACTACGATCCACGGTTGGCACATCGAATTCGAAATTGCTTGGGAAGATACCACAGGCAAGGCATTGATGGATTTGGTTGATGCGGATTCGCGCACCCAACGCCATCATATCGACTTGGGTGTCGGAGCAGAGATCGTGTCAGTGCCGTGTGTGGAAGTTTTGTATGCCATCAAAATGTCCCACCGGTTCTTGAAGGACTCCCCGCACTTCTACAAGACCATGTCGGATATTCACGATATGCGCCGCTTGCACAAGCACGACAACGGGGCTATCGATCCGATGTACGCCGAATGGTACAAGGCACGTGTCAAAGAAACTTATTGGTATGCGCATCCCAAGCTCAACCAATCCAAAGAAGATTTCTTCAAGGACGATGGGATTAAGTATGTGTACGATCACGATACCATCCACTTGTCGGTTGCACAAACGGTGTGGGACGGTGTCCCCATCCCCGCTTATACCTTCTTCAAAGAGCCCGGATCCGAAGTGCTGTGCTCCAAAAAGTTGTTCATGGAACAGTCTTATTCTATCCAACTGTCGTCGGTAGTAGAAGAGGCGACAGTGTTGGCGCTAGAGCGTTCGCAGATCCCGCACCCGAACGTGTGGACGCCCGACAAGTCCTTCCGTTACGCCTTGATGAAGGTTTGTACGTCCATCACTTCCGGGTGGTGGCGGGACTTCGCTTGGGAAAACCATGACCAAGCATTGGCGCAGTACGACAAAAACTACTTGAACAAGTTCCATGCAGATGTTGCGTCCGGCCTAGTTAAGCCGTTCCAACCAAAGGAAGCCCAAAATGCCGCTATGTAATTGGTGTGGTGATCCGAACAATTTGAACACGTCGAATAATTGCCCGCGTTGTGTACGGTGGATCGTGGGTGACCAAGAGTCGTTGCATATGTTGCGTATCATCCGCCACATGATATCGCGGGAGATCGGAGCAACTACGGAAGAAGAAATCCACCGGCTGCTGGACGACGCGATGTTCGCTACAGCCGCCGCCGATAAGTTGTCCCACAAGTAACGTGCCGAAAAATGCGGGGCGGGCCTTGACTAGAGGCCCGCCCCGTGTCATTGTGTCTGTGGATGGTTGGTCTTCTCCAAGGAGTCGCACATGGCCACGGTCTTGTCGAAAGAGTTTACCGCTGCACGGGAATACATGAAAGGCGCGCGGTGTTTTACCGCCATTCGTGCAATGGAGTTCGCTTCAACAATCCACACGGGTACCCGCAAAGACGGCACACCCGAATTCGGCCACCAGATGGGGATCGCACATTACTTGCGCACGTTGGGAATGGTCAACGCCATGACCGACTACGCCTTCGCTGCCGCATTCTTCCACGACTTGGTCGAGGACTATCCCCAAGTGCAGCGCAGCCGTTTGGTCGCTGCCACCAACGATGCCGTCGTTACCATGGCCGAATGTCTGTCCAAAAACGGGCTGACCGAGTCCGAGTACATGGGGCGACTGATCGACTTTCATATGGGCGTGGGGGGGGGGTTGGATCACTTGCCCGCGCTTATCAAAGGTGCTGACCGAATCCATAACTTGTCTACGGCTAACGGCGGGTTCAGCGCAGCCAAGATCGTGGAATACGTGGCGGAAAGCCGTGCGACCATCTTGCCTATGCTCAAGACCGTACAGCGCCGGTTCCCCGAATACGACAACGCATTTGAAAACGAGCGGTTGACCATCAAGATGTTGTGCCGAGCATTGGCCGGTCCGGAGAAAGAATGATCTTGGATGCCGATAACGTTGTCACGTTGAACAAGCAATCGTCGGGCGTCCACCTGATTTATCAAACGCATTACACGCGCCAAGTAAATTTCCCGGGTGGCGGGTCGATGTTATATCCGACCGCAGGAATGGTGGTGTTGGCTACCAAAAAGCCGGTGGTGCATTATGCTACTGGTCCGGGCACAGCTTGCAACACGTTTCGGACCGGTAATGTGCGAAACGTCACCCGCATTCCAACATATGTTACGTGTCAAATATGTCAACGGTCTTCTTGTTGGCGCTTCGACAGGGGATTGGCTCATGTACTAAGTGTTTGGACACTGAGAATGCAACTATCTCAATATATGCGTCGTGAAGCCCGAAAGTGAGCAGGTTTATTCCCCACGTAAATTGCCCGGGTGACTCCATGAACCAGCCTACGATACCGGAAATGATGACCAAGATCCGGGAATTAGAAAGAGACTTGTACAAGTGTCGGACAGAAGAAGCCCGGCGAACGACGCAATGGTGCTTGAACTTAGCCGTCAACACCTTGATCAAGCTTTACTATCGGGAAATCCCGGAACCTACAACCAAGGACTAACAATGCCTACGTATGGCAAAGAAAAAGTGCGGGACATGGTGCGGTCGTTGTTGCCGTCCAAGCACCGCCGTCGAGCCCGTGTCCGTCGTGCAACTACCCACCGCGCTACGCGTCGGGCTATGCGTCAACAGGTCCACACGTTGTTGGTTGAAGAGGGGTGGGAGGACGAGGGTGGGTTTGAACCGGCTTATGCCGAAGACGACTTCGACATGTTGGTACGGGAAGACGAACTGGAAATCCACTACATGGTCTTCGACCGTCGTCAAGGTGACAAGACGGCGCCGTTTGAACGGTGGGCACCGAAGGCCACTCGTGGCCAGCCTGACCGACGCATGGCCCAACTACGGGGAATGGTTCCTGACAACATCATCGGCCAACACGCACTGACCCACGTGGACCATAAGCCGGAGTTTGCGACTAACTATCTCCGCAACTATTGGGACGGCTTCGGTAGTTACGAAGAATATCTGGCACACCATCACGCGGAACGCAAGAAGAAGTTCGATAAGCTGGTGGCGCAGATGCGGTCCACCTTGTACGAGGTGATTGCCGCAGGACTCCACGGGCACTTCAACGAACACGTCCGACAAGTCCGTCCTTGCTACGGCATCCATGATATCGACGCTTACTTTGCCGCTTGCTTCAAGACCGGTTCCTTCAACCTCGTTTGTGATTACTTGGACGCTTGGATCAAAGGCGGCTACGAAGGTATCAAGGAATATGTTGGCCAGCCCCGTGACTTGCTCTGGCAACGCCCGCCTTCATGGCAAACAACTTACGGCTGGGCGGCATCCGGTTGGCACGAACCCGCCAGCTATGATTACCGCAGCGGGCGTAAACCGCGCCCGCAGTTGACCGAAGAAGAGTTCACCAAGATTTTGGCAGACAACAAACGCAAGCGCCGCGCCGAAGAAGCGGCAAAGGGGGCTCGATGTTCTTTTGACCAGAAGACTTTGCTCGCCACGAAAAACACTACCGACGAGCGCTGATGGGATTGTTGCGCGGCGAAAAAATCCCCACCCGCACCGAGTACATAGGGCTGTGTTGGAAAAACCAAGTTTTGTGTGGTGATTGCCCAGGTTACATGTTTTGTCAACTTGCTGATAATCCACCACGCATAAGCGAAACCCATTTTCGTTACTTCGGTACCGGGGAACTAGAACTGCGGGGCGTTGGTTGGGATGAAGAAAACTTTTTCCATGAACTCTTTTGGGCACGCACTTACTGGTGCCCTAGCTGTTTAGCTATCTTAAAAAGGATTAACAAATGACCGGCATCAAGTTTAACGAGTTCGAACGCGGCGCGATTTTGCACACCCAACACGGCACCCACGCAATCGGGGTGCTGTTGGCCTTGATTTGGGTACACTTTCTGGGCATTGCTCCGGTCGCCATCTTTTATGGCTTGAACTTAGTGGGACATTTGGTGCAGCACATTTGGCTGTCACAACAAGATGTTGACGGCGACGGCGATGCTGCGGTAGTGTCCTTGTACCATGGCGATGACCAAGATGACTGAGCGTAAGAAGTGGTACAGCCCCCGGCGCTTCCCGACGTGCGGTCGGGACGATTGTGATGTGGAGTGCTGCTGTGGGGCCGCATTTGCCTGTGGTGACGCTGGACGAGCCCGCCCCAAGCGTTGGACCGGGGCGACGCTGGCAACGCTACTAGCTCCCGTACGGACAACCACCAACGCCCGGCTGGAGGCCGAACGCGCCCGCGCCGCCGCGCTTGACTCCGCCGCCGACTTCCGCTAAGGTCTTTTTCGTTGACGCACACAAACCCGGAGTACCACATGACCGAACCCACGACCACCTACGTTTTCCAGTGCTCTTGCTCACAGTGCGGTGACGAAGAAACTCCTTACCCAACCTTCCCTATCCAATCCGTATCCGTCCTTCAAGCTCGGGAAGTAGCGCTGTTGATCTGCAGCAAGCCCGTCATGTTTGTTCCCCACAACCCGTCGTAACGTATCCAACAAAGGATTTAACCATGTCTACCGACAACGCCGCCACAGCAGCATGATCGCCAAAGGAGACAAGAACAGCGTGAGCAAGGAGGTAACGAGGGCGACTGTGGCGGCGTTGTCGGTCCCGGCTTGTTCGCTTTGAAGACCATCACCTATTGGGATGCCTTCTTGCTGCGCTGGCTATGCGCAGAATTGTTCCGGTCCAAGAGTTCTTAATGAAAGAATACCCTAGTATCCCCCGTGGCTTCGTCGGTTTTCCAGGCGAGGCCTATGTTTTCGATAAGTTAGATGGCTCCAACTTGCGCTTCGAATGGTCGCGCAAACAAAAGTGGCACAAGTATGGGACCCGGCACGCAATGTTAGGCGTGGACGATCCGATCTTGGGAGGAGCTATCCCTCTGTTCCACGCGACGCTGGCTGAACCACTAGAAAAGCTAGCACGCGACCAGCGTTGGGATTCTTTGACGGTCTTTTGTGAATACTATGGTCCCAATTCCTTTGCTGGGTGGCACGATCCCGCAGACGCCGGGTGCATGAAGTTGGCCTTGTTTGATTTGTCTCCTTTGCGGATAGGGATTGTGGGTCCAAAAGATTTCTTGGACTACACTGAAGAACTGTCTGTCCACACGCCCGCATTTTTGGGGCGCTACAATTGGACCCGGGGGTTTGTAGATAAGGTTTGGGCCAACGAAATTCCGGGTATAACGTTTGAAGGTGTCATCGGCAAACACAAATCCGGGAAGCACGACGGAGTTATGGCGAAAGCTAAAACCAAAATGTGGATTGACAAGATCCATGCTACAAAAACCACTGAAGAAGCAGAAAAACTGATTAATTCATAACTTAACGGAGTAACAAATGGGCTGCGACATTCATATGTGGGTAGAAGTTCTTCAACCAGACGGCAAGTGGGACACCGTAAGTCGTCCCAGTACCGAAAAGAACTTGTTGGGGATGGCGTGGGGTTGGGCGGACTATCGTTCCTACGATACTTTTGCCTTCTTAGCGGACGTGCGTAATGGTTACGGTACCAACGACCGTTGCGTACCGCTGGCCCGAGCGCGGGGATGGCCGGATGATGTGTCCGCCGAACCACTGCAAAAATCGGACGACTATGGTGACGATGGTCACAGTCATTCTTGGTTTACCCTCCGAGAGCTTTTGGAATCCGGACGGCTACAAAACTTTGTGTCGTTGCAAGATGACGTACTGCTAGCTGCTGGGCTGCACCCTAATCCGGGATGTGTGCGGATGGTTTTCTTCTTCGACAACTAAAAACATGATAATGGAAACGTTGACGTGTTGGTTCGTCGGACACAAGTGGATGCAAATGGTCTGGGGCAAGCCCAATGGTTCTTGGGCTGCCTTTCAATGTGCCCGGTGTGACCGGATCGAGTTGCGTCGGGTGTAACGTTGACACCAGGTCGGAGGTGTGGCACAGTGCTGTGGATGGTTGGTCTTGCCCAAGGAGCACCCCGTGCGAATTCTTTTTCTCGATGATGACGATATTCGGGCCGCTGCAGCCCGGCAGTGGGCAGCCCGCTGCGGCCACGAACTCCAGTGGGTGGCCGCGGTCGCGGACTTTGCCGAAGCGTTTGACCTGGCCAAGTTCGATCTGATCTGTTTGGACCATGACCTGAATGACTTCCCCGAGTTTCATTCGTCCACCGAACCCGGCATGTACGGCAACGTGGAACTCAATGGCACCCATGCCGCACGTCACATGATGGAAGTGCTGTTGGATACCATCGACGCCACGACAGCGCCCGACGCAAAGCAAGTCCCCGTCACCCCGCCGTCATTATCCATTCCATGAACCGGGGCGGCGCTTTGAACATCTTTTCGATCTTGACCAACCGCACCCAACCTTTTTCCGATACCGTCGTCCTCTTTTCGTTCGACAAACTCCAAGGCATCGGTGACGCTCCAACTTGTGGCGACCCGTTTTTTACCGTAGTTAACGACAACCTTTAACCCCCAAGGTGCCTTATGAAAAGCACGACGCCAATTACCTTCCAAGTTTTCTACACTATTATAGGTATCGGAATCTACTATGAAATCGTCCACCCTTGTATCCGATACGAATTTGTACAAACTGAAGTCGACATTTGCCAATCACATTTTAGCGACGGCATGTGCGCTTCTAGAATCACGACCATCATGCCGGTCAAGACCTGCATGGAACGCCGCTGACCCAGTTGACTCTTACAGCCACCCGTGCTACACTGTTTTTCGTTGATGCAGTTAATGCAGTCCAACCGGGCTAACGCCCAACACCGTGCGCAAGCACACCGGAACAACAAATGTCTACCATCAAGAAGTTCGCTAAGTCCACCAAGTTTGCCACCAAGTCCACCAAGAAGTTTGACGAGGACCAGTCGTTTGCTGCTGTTGCAGACATCAACCATAACCGCTTTGCCGTACGCGTAGTGGGCAAGTCCGAGTTACACGGCTCCACGCTGGTGGGCAAGTTTGCTACCGAGTCCGCCGCCGAGCGCTTTTCAGAGATCAAGGCGCTGGAGCTATCCCGCAAGTCACGTTTGTCACACGACGAGCGCTTCTTGCTGGCGGACGTGCATGTCGTGGTTGTCGACACCACCCGCAACGTGGATAAGGGCGGGGAAGTTTTGTCGTTCACCACCCCATACGCCGAAGCCGACAAGGAGTGCCGCACGGCAGAACTGCCCACGCACATGAACCACCCCATGCCTTACCCCAACGTCGATGAGTCCCGCAGCATTCCCGTGGACTTCTTGGACGCCGAGGAAGAGTAATGGGTATCGTTTGTTGGGCAGTCGGGCACCGCTGGGATATTGACACCTTGTCCTTGGTGTTGCAACCTATAAACATCGTTGACCAATTGCAAGACACACCCGTCGATACAGACTTGGTTCAAAAATGTTTTATATCTTGTGCCCGGTGCGCAGAATTTTGCACATGGACTGCCACAACCAGAATCAAAATTAACATAACGTGTAGCAAGCTACCCAAGGAGAGTAAAGATGGCTGACGTAAAGCATACCGTACACTCTGTAGAAGCGTTCGGTAACGAAGAGACTGGATTTGATATTACTCAAGTACATGGGTCCAAGGGCACCGTGGATATTGACGGGCTGACCGACGACGAAATCTTGGTGGAGTTGTCCAAGAAAGAATTGCTGTTTGGACACCCCAAGTGCTATGTCATCCAGCATACCGAACGTGGTATGGAAGTGTTGGATTGCTTGACGGGTGAGCCGGAAAGTTTGATTGTTGCTTCGGAGCCCGGCGACACACATCATTGAGCATAGTTAACCAGCCCGGGGCATCCGCCCCGGGCTTTTTATTGGACGGACCATGAGCGATTTTGCCAACAAACATTTCAACGATAAAGAAACACGCTGCGGGATTTGTCGCCACTACAAAGGTGCTCCCGACGTGTGCAAGGCATGCACCCACTTGCGTGATTTGCTGGGGCCAGAAGAATTCAAGCACTTGTTGCTGCTCATGCGATCAATCGCACACGAATCTTCACGTACAAAGAGGTGTTAGCTATGCCCCTGATCAAAGACCACACGATTCCGCGTACGGACGCGACCCCGATGTATGTGTTGGAAATGTTCAACGACCAAACGTCGCCCAACGAATACGTGATCTACGTGTCTGAGTGCAGCGTGTGGGGAAGTAAAACCCACTTGGAATCCGTGCATTGCTACAATGCCACCGAGCGGGACTACTTGTGGGACAAGATGATCGCCAAGTATAGTTCGGTAGTGCCCGAGCCCGAAAAAAGTTACAAGTTGGTGTGGAACTATTGTGACCAATCCGAGCCCGGAGTATTCCCTACACGAAAAGGGCGGGCGTACACAGAAGTCGTAGAATCAACAGACCCACGACCCGCTGTAAAGATGGTGTAAGTGACTGCCACACAACCAAAGGATAAACACAATGGAACTAAAAGACTTGGAAAACTTGTCGGGTGAAGAGTTGCAACGGGTGCTGGGGGTGTTGGCTCGTGGCAAGTATGAACTGGTGCGATGTGTGGATGCGGATTCGCCCGACACGATTGCCCGCATGATTTTCAGTGCTTTGTTGGGTACAGAATACGCCGAACAAAAGACCCCGACGTTGTACAAGTGCCGCGCGACGTTTGCGGGCTTTGACGCACAAACCAACCAGCCCCGTTCCGTCGTAGAAGAACTGCCGGACCAACTGACGCTGGGCGATTGGCTGTGCGAGCTAGCCCGATGGCAGGCTCGCTACGTCACCGTGGATGGCGTGGTAACGCCGATGGACGCCATGGTGACAGACCAGTCGCCCCGCCCCCACATCTACGCCCAGTCGGCTCCACCGGGCGCTAATTGACCGGCGGTGGGGAACCCCACCCCTTGACTCCCACCCCACAACGTGACACAGTGCCTCTTGGGTCCACCGACCAAGAGGTTTTGTCGTTACTACCGGGATACCACATGCTCGCTCAAGCTATTGCCGAAGCCATCCGCGCCGCTTCCAAGTCCACCCACTCCACCTTCTTTCACGGGTGCGCCGTCGTTGAAGCCAACACCGTTGTGGCTGTGGGCCACAACATCGCCTTCGGTGAGCACGCAGAGGTCAACGCTATCTCCCGCATCCACCCCGCCTATCGCAAGGGCAAGACCTTGTACGTTGCTCGTGTTACCAAGGGGGGCAAGTTGGCCTCGTCTCGTCCCTGTTCTGCATGCCAATCTTCCTTGTACCACTTGTGCGGCATCCGCCGCGTCTATTTTTCGCAATCGGACGGCTCGTGGGGTTTCGTTAAGTTGAACGGGATCTACCAGCCCGGTGAAGACTGGCCGGGCGAGGTGTTGGACGTAATGGGGATCAAAAACGGGAACTAACATGACCGACAAAAAAGACGGACCCAATATAGTTGTGACTTGGGAAACCGAACCTGCTTTTGACGAAAAGGCTTACAAAGAAGTACAAGAAGAAGTTCGTAAACGCAAGTCCGAACAAGAGATCGCCGATTACGAGCTGTATTTGGTGTTGCACAAACGCTTTGGCAATCGCAAGAGGTAACAAAATGTCCGGTGAACTGTTGTGCATTACGCCAGAAATCACTTTTGCCAGCAAGATCCCGCTGGATCATTGCCCGACTATCATGATGTTGCACGCGCGGTTGGAGTTAGCTCAAGCTCGGTTTGATATCCACAAAACACCGAATGGGTGGCGGTACCCGCCCAGCACTTATTGCTTAAGTGCTGGGCCCAGTCTGTTGACGGACGTGCTGTTGCGGGAAGATCTAGCGCGGGCTTACCCCACCGCATCATACGCCAAGGAGTTGGCTGAGCGCAAGCGGCTACCCGAAGACCAACGGCTCGTCCACGAAGCTGTTTGTGTGTTGCATGCGCAAGCCGACAAACAAGCGGAGGAAATGGAAAAGACATTGGTTGCTGCTCAAACGTTGATGAAGCGGGAAGTGCCGGTACACATTGAAGATGCAGTCAACAACATTGTTGTGCCGCGACCGGCATCCCGTAAAACTTTAGCAATAAAGGCCGAAAACATGCGCATGGAAAATCAGCAAGTAAAAATCGACATGTTCACCAAGTACGTGGAAGAACAACTGCGTGAAGCTGTGCAGATGGGCTGGACTTCTTGTGAACTCATCACTACTCCCTTCCGATATGAGTCCTTGTCGGACGAATGGCTGCACATGTTGGCTTGCATGGTGTACCGGTTCCGCAACGAAGGGTTCCGGGTCGAACTTAGAATGTCACGTTATGGCATGGACCGGATCGATACGTTCAACGTGGATTGGGGCACCCCTAAGCCGCGAACCAAGTGGACCGGCTGGTGGGAAGACTTGGGGTTGTGGTGGAATTTCACGCCGCTATTTAAATACATGCGGAAAAATTTCAAGTCGATTGAACCCGATACCTCCCGGACAACATGATACGTCCCACAAACTTTGTTGTCTAGTCCCCTTGACACCTTTTCCGGGTTTTTGTAAACTGCTGTCGTCCGTCCGCCCCAAGGCGGCTGCGAGTACGACCACCAACAACACCCCCCCCTTTGGCCCCACAACCGACGAACACACAAACGAGGTCCATATGTCTATGACGTTAAGAAAAGTGATTAACAGAATGTTTTTACCCTTGGGATACGTATTGGAAACTTATGATACCGGGGCGGTGGTACTGGGAAATGATTTATTGGATGACGGTTTAAATCACGAAGCGGCTTTGTTGGATTCCGGTTGGGTATTACGTTACGATGTTTATCGGTTGCGGAGCCAAGACGGCGACTATTCTCCACGCGAAACCTTGATGGAAGGAGAGTTCGTGGTTGCTATGGAACACCCGCTGGGCGACGAAATCCAGTTCCACGCCTTGGCTTTGCAACTGTTTGGCTTGAGCGATACGCCCCCGTGGGGCACCGAGTTGACACCGCCCCCAGAATTGGTTATAGTCCGTGACGCAATCATGCAGGACCCGGTGACAATGTCGGTACTGTTCAACGGCATCGATTATCCGTTGGAATTCCAATCGCGGGACGGTACACCGGTAGCACGAACCGTCCCCTAAGCGTGTAAGTTGTTTGTGTGTCAAAAGCAGTCAAAAGCAGTCAACCCTAACCCAAGGAAGTGCTATGCGTAAGAATGATTTGTCGATGCCGGAAGCCGTTACTATCCCAGACCTGAACTTTTCGTTCACCGAAGGTGGTTCGGTGACTTATAGTGGCATCGTGGCGTTGATGGCTCAAAATGCTTTTCGTGACGGTGAAGTCTTGTATGGCTATGCGTCACCCACCGAAGACGAAAACTTTTTCATCCCTCCGGACAAGCAGCCGTTGTTCGAAGAGATTGTGCGTGAAATCGTGGATCGACTAAGCATGGAGCGTGTCGACGGGGACATCGGAATCACGCCTGATGGGAAGTTTGCGCGCGAAGACGGCATGCAACGTTTGTACATGTCGGACACGTCCGTGCTGAACGTTTCGGTCTACGTCCGCGGGACATCGTTGCAGGCCCAAACGTCCTTCTATTCGACCGACCCAGATCTGGGGCACGTGTTCGAAAAGCTCGTGCAGTTTTACAAGCTAAACCAGAAGCCCATCCCGCCGCCCGAGCCGGAGCGTGAAGGGTCGGTGTATTGCTTGGTGACGACTCGTTCGGGTATGTCGTTCAAGGACATTGGCTCGATCTACATGCCGTTTGAGCCGAAGAACTACCCGGCAGACGTGGTGGCGGACTACGAATTCGTGGTCAAGGATATCGCATCCGTCATGCCTAATGGGCGCTTAGCGTTGATGGCGTCGGAGCCGGGTTGTGGGAAGTGCTGGGGGCGTGATACGGAAATTCTGATGCACGACGGGTCCATCAAGAAAGTCCAAGACATTGTTGCGGGCGAATTCGTAATGGGCCCCGACTCTACGCCACGCCGGGTTTTACGCACCAATACTGGGACAGGTCCCTTGTTCAAGATCGTGCCCACCAAGGGGCAGCCGTGGATTTGCAACGACGTCCACGTGTTGACTTTGGTCAGCAATGACGCCAAGTCAAAAGATGGGATCATCGACATTCCGTTAAATGAATATTTGACAAAGACGGATGCTTTCAAGCATCACCACAAACTTTTCCGCGTGCCCGTAACTTTTCCTGTGCAAGAGAAGTTGCCACTAGACCCATACTTCTTAGGATTGTGGTTTGGAGATGGTACGAAAGACCTGAAAAGTGTGGGGATCTCCAAGCCTGACCGAGAAGTGTTGGATACGTGCCGTTCAATCGCTAAACAATTTGGTCTAGTTATTTCGACTTCTATCTCGTCTAATGGATGCCCGACCCATCGCTTGGCTCAGGAAGAGTTGACTCGTTCGACGCCAAACAAGCTTGCACAGTTACTCAAGTCTGTTGTGGGAGAAGGCATTAACGTTCCACAAAAGTATTTGACTGCCTCTACCGAAGAACGTTTGGAATTCTTGGCCGGTTGGTTGGATTCAGACGGAGCGCTGTGTGGAACAAACTGTTACGACTTCATCCAGAAGCGCAAGGATTATTCGGACGCGGTTGCTTTCTTGGCGCGCTCAGTTGGGTTGGCTGCTTACGTGACTGAATGCGAAAAGACTTGCCAAAACGACTTTACCGGTACATACTACCGTGTATCGATTTCTGGTGACACCTCAATTATCCCCATGAGAATTCCGCGCAAGATGGCTGCAATGCGTCAACAGATCAAAAGCGCGCTGCGCACGGGATTCGAAGTAGAGTCTATCGGTGACGGCGAATACTTTGGGTTCACGTTGGAAGGAGATGGGCGTTTGGTCATGGGTGACTTCACCGTGGGTCACAACACCAAGATGATTGAGTCCATCATCTACAACGCGCGTAACGACGCGGTGATCCCGATCTTTGTTCCTGCGCACGAAGTAGAGCACGTTGGGTCGCCGGACTTCTTGCGTGCGTTGATGGAGTTGAATGGCTCACGTAAGCTGATCGTGCTGGAGGACGCGGACTTGGCCTTGACCAAGCGCAAGAAGGGCACGCCCGGTGCGGACTTGAAGTCCATCGCCGCTCTGTTGAACTTGACGGACGGTATCTTGGGTAACACGTTAGACTTGTACTTCTTGGTAACGACCAACGCGGAATTGCCCGAGCTAGATCCGGCCATTACCCGCCCGGGGCGTCTGTCCAAGTTGATTGCACCCAAGAAGCTGACGGCTGTGGAAGCCGAAGAGTGCTTCTTGCACCACACCGAAACCCACCGCACTTTTAGCGAGCCGATGACGCTGGCGGCGGTGTACGAACAAATCCGTGCTCATCGCGCCAAGCAGTTGGTGTTGCCCGTAGAATAAGTTGGCGTCCAAGGAGGGTCGATGACGATTGAGTATTCTAAGACATGGTCTGGACAAGACAATTCGTCACCTTTGTGGGATGATGGGCATTGGGGGTGGATAGTCGACGATGATGCTGGACAAGTTCCATGGGAAGGAAACATGCGCCCTGCCGGTGACAAGCGATTCGACTTGAACCGTGCGATGAATTGCGTGGACGCGTATGGTGAAGTGTGTCTGTCCGATACCTCTTTTGTAAAGGTGACCGATGAGTAATCCCAAAGCCGCGTGGCCGCCCGCATCGGCGCCGCCCAAAGAACAACAGGAGCGGTCAGTTCGTGTAGATCGTGCCAACCAATATTGGTTGATAAGCCGCCGCGGCGCGCCACATGTGGGTCACCAAACCAAGACAGAACAACTCATGGGCTCGTGGTGGGTGAAGTTTCACGGTGGCGCGCCGGAACGTATCGATTGGTACGACCGGCAAGAGCGGTCGACGGTTGACACAATGGATTTGGTGCTCGATGAATGACCTAGATGAGTTCTACGGTGCGCTCGGCAAGCAATACGTTCCGTCACCCAAAGAGTTAGACGATGATGGGCCGGACTGTTGGTGGTCAGAAGACGGGAACGACCCCACGTCCTACAAGTACGATGGGACAGATTGGAAAGCGCTGGACGACGGTGGAGCAGACGATGGTCCCGGGCGCTGTTGGTGTGAAGAAGACGAATCGGAACGTATGGCAACGCGGGCAGCCCGAAAGTTTTTGCGGACTTATTCGATGGGAGATCCCGATGTCCTATGACTGGAACGTCCGCAAAGAGATCAAGCGCCGGGAGCATCCGTGGAATCCGACCCGGTTTTACTTGTATGATTCGGGGCCGCACCAGCCCGTGCTAGAAGCACGCGCAAGACAAACACAAAAGAATCCGGAACGAGAGGGTTGGCAATTCGGGAACACCTGGCCCTATGCGTATCACCGCACGTGGTCCGCGCCACTACAAACACAGTACCTTGACATGGACCCGGAAGCCGACTAGGATGGTGGTCATGGGTTACACGGGATGGACCGATGAAGACCCGGAAGAAGACCGCGACCGGGGGTACAACGCTCGTCAATCCGGGAGCCAACCGGTAGAATACCAAGCGCATTTTGTGTATGATGCAACAAAATTCGGGATAGAAAATCTTAGGTCTTATTTTGGAAAATGGCAGCGCGAACACGTAGGACACGAGGAAACACAAATGACTGACGCAAACAACAAGCCCGCCCCCGCCAAGAAGCTTGGGTACAACATTTCGCAAGACTCGACCTTGAACGGTCAAGTGGTTGCGTACCAGCACTTCTTGGAAAACGGGTTGGTAATCCACAAAAAGAACAAGGGCATCCACGTCCCCTACAGCCGCTTGAAGGAGTTCAATACGCAGCTAGCTAAACAACTGCAAGGCTTTGAATTGCGCATCCAAAACGGCACGTCGTCTATGTACCAGCGCGTGGTGGAAGGTGTGCCCGGCAACGACTTTGTGTTCACGTATCGTTCCAAGGCGGAAAAGCACGTGGAAATCAATGTGACGTGCATGTCTGACCGCCCGGACTTTTCGCTGGGATTCTTGCGCCAACTGGTCAAGTTCAGGCGAGTCATCAAAGGCGACAAGTTTATTTCGCTGTTGACGATTGTCAACGGCCAAGTGTCGTTGTCCCGTCAAAAGGTGGACGTGAAGACGTTCTCGGAGCGCCACTACAATGACACGATGATCCCGATTTACCACAAGATGATGAAAAAGGTGAACACGGGTGACGGGGTAGGGAAGATCGCGCTGTTGACGGGGTTGCCCGGAACCGCCAAGTGTCTCGGCTTGGGTACCAAGGTGATTAAGTTTGACGGCTCTATCGTCAACGTGGAAGACGTTGTGGTTGGTGATGTGCTTATGGGTCCTGACTCTAAGCCTCGTATCGTCCAGTCCGTAAGCCGTGGCGAGTCTCCGTTGTATAAGATCGTTCCTACCAAGGGCGAATCTTGGGTGTGCAACGATGTTCACGTGCTAACTCTAGTCCATTCTACTAAAAATGAAGTGGTAGATATTGCTCTGCCTGATTATATGTCTAGCAATAAATCGTTCAAGGAAAAGGCAAAGCTATTTCAGCCTGAAAACGGCGTGGAGTTTCAAACGTCGCAAGATAAACTACCAATCGACCCGTACTTTGTCGGCGTGTGGCTGGGTGATGGGACTAAGCAGTTCGATGTTTCTGGGGTTAACCCGTCACGACTAAATGGCGTTCACATCAGTAAGCCCGACCAGGAGATCCGGGATATGTGCGCAAATGAAGCCGCAAAGTGGGGGCTTGCTCTCAACACTACTTATGGCGGTAATACTAATTCATGCCCGACCTATCGTTTGTCAGCAGGACGTGGTCTGGGTGAACCAAAAGAAAATCGCAATCCTCTTTTGACCGAAATGCAGAAGCTATTCCCCAATCGCGTTATCCACATTCCTGCAATTTACCTACGCGCCTCTCGTGCAGAACGTCTGGAACTGTTGGCTGGGATCTTGGATACCGACGGATATTTGGGCGATAATTGTTATGAGATTTCTCAAAAGTCCGTGACGCTAGCAAATGACATTGCATTCTTGGCACGCTCCGTCGGGCTCAAGGTTACGCAGACTGTGACGACCGTAAATAAAGGACATTATACCAAAGCCCAAATCTCTGGGCATGTGGACATGATTCCTTGCCGAATCGCACGTAAGCAAGCTCAGCCGCGCAAGCAAGTCAAGAATGCCCTGCGTACCGGTTTTAAAGTGGAGTCAATTGGTGTAGGTCCTTACGCGGGGTTCACCCTGGATGGCGATGGTCGTTTCTTGCTAGGCGATTTTACGGTTACTCACAACACTACGTTGTTGCAGGCAATTGCGCATGACTTGGACGAGGACAAGGCTATCGCGGCCTTCGTCAATCCTTGGGACTTTTCCCAAAAGTTCGATGACAACTTTGTTATTCAGCTAGCTGACCAGTGCCGAGGCAAGAGACTGGTGCTGTTCATCGAAGACTCGGAAGCCATCATCGGGCCCCGCAATGACGGCAACTCCGGCCACGTGTCGCGTCTGCTGAACTTGACGGACGGGATTTTGGGCAAGATTTTGGACATCTTCGTGGTGTGCACAGCCAACCAGCGCCAAGTGGATATCGACTCGGCTTTGACGCGCGCTGGGCGCTGCTTGGTTAACGTGGAAGTGCTGCCACTGGAGCGTGAAAAGGCCAATGGGCTGTACTGGTTTGAGCGCGACCAACTGTGCAAGAAGCATGGTTTGGAGTGCGTGACCCCCACGGACGAGAAAGCTTTCAACGCGGTTTTTAAGGACGAGGCCACCGTAGCCGAAGTGTACCAGCGCTTCTATGATGACACCGCCCGCACCGTCGAAGACTCGCTGGGGCAAACCGTCACCACCAAGAAGAAGGGCAAGATGGGGTTTGGGTCGTGATCTACAAGCTAGGTGACGATTGGTCCGGCAAAAAGCACACGTTAGAAAGTGCCACCAAACGCTTGGAAGACCTAGGGAATCTGGAACAAGGGTGGTATGGTCACGACTCATACCCCGGTTTAGCTATCCAACCCGAATATATCAAATACGGGTTGAAGTTATTGACGGCGCTAAGGGGGGCTGGGTGCAACTTGCCGTCGTTGTTTCCTGGCATCGAAGGCTCCTTGATCTTGGAATGGATGGATTCACGGATCAATTTTGACATCGAAGTAACGTTCGAAGGTGCGGTTTTGCACACATTTGCACTGGCACCCGAAGACGACCGTGAGTTGTATGAAAAGCTGGACCCATCGCCTAAAGTAGCCGCCGTCCGTGTGCAAGAGATAATGGAAAAAGTGTGCAAGGAGTGGCTGCCATGTCCAACCCCGTCACCCTAGAAGACGTACGCCGGGTCCTCAAGACCGGCGCTATGTCGGGTAAAGAAATCGCCATCGCTTTGGGAGCAGACACCCTACGGGCAAGCGCTTTGTCTGATTTGTTGCTGGACGCCCTGTTGCACGGGCGCTTGCTGTGTACATGGGACGGCAAAATCTGTTTGCGGAAGGAATGATCGAATGGGCTATGAAAATTTGCTTAGTAGTGATTCGATAGAGTGGTCCACAGACCCGCGTGTTTTTGCATCTTTGAATAAAGAGTTCGCGTTTACGTTAGACCCGTGTTGCACGGCACAAAACGCCACTTGTACCAAGTTCTATACTAAAGAGCAAGACGGTCTGAAGCAGTCTTGGGCTAAAGAAACAGTTTTTATGAATCCGCCATACGGCAACGCTAAGCAGCCTTGCCAAAAGAATTGCCGCAAGAAAGGTTGTGCAAAACGCGGGTATCACCAACTCGTATATGAACCCGGAATCCAAGACTGGATCAAGAAAGCCATCCGCGAAGCTTGGGTCGGCCAAGCTACCGTAGTAATGCTTATTCCAGCCCGTACAGAAACCAAGTGGTTTGGATTATTTACAGATTTAGCTTCGGAAATCCGTTTTTATAAAGGGCGACTCCGTTTTGGTGGAATGGGTAGTGTAGCACCATTCCCTTCGGCAGCGGTGGTCTTGACTCCGACCGGTCCTATGACTAAGATGCCGGTGGTGCGTTGGGTGCGTCCGTGGTAAAGCGCGGACGCTCTTATTTTCGAGGCGGTCTTGGGAACAACAAAGAACACAAAGATTGTGGCTTGACCAACAAATTGGGTTTTATATTGACACAAAAACCGCTCAAGGCACTTATCGACAGTGCTTTCTAGAAAGCACACCAGAACAGTCCGACATACACGACAACAAAGATTTTGTAGTGTCATCTTACAGAATGGATTTGTGGCCTTGGAATTCGTGGGAAGACCGTTACAATGATCCCAAAAAGGTTTTTTGTTATGAATTCGTTCCACGCATACGCCACTTTGGACCAGACGTAGTTTACAGAGAAGACTTACCGGAGGATTAAAATGACTTTGTTAGAGCAACTGTTCAAGCATAACGTAGATAAGCTATTGGAAGCAGGCAGTTTGAAGCCGACGACCAAGCTGACGCAAATCCGACCAGAAACGTGTACGGTAGAGTTCGAGTGGGTGGTGGCAGACAACGACGTGGAGTACGTGCGGGCATTAGCCAAGGTAAGCGATCCCAAGAAGATCGTGTTGGCGGCTATGGTACCCGGGCCCGGATTGGTTGCGCACTTTTCGTTGGAAACGTGGAAAGAAATGTTGGAGATGTAAAAAGGAGCGCCATGCCTTGTCGATCTGGAGATGAGTGTTGGTCTTGCGGTCATAGTCCGAGTGATACTACGTCCCGGGCGCAAGTGGATACTGCTTCTTTCCACGTCTGCCCTACGATTGACCGCACCAAGTACGTAGACGAGTGGATGTTTTGTGAAGCAATGGCCAAGCTAGAAGAGGCCGAATGGGCTACCTTGGTTGATGACCGGGGCACGTGGCCCATGTTGAAGGCGCGGTTGTACCCGACCGAAGTGGCCGGGCTGCGGGCGCTGGTGCAATACTTGAACGACCTGTTAGAGCACGAACGCGACGAAATGGAGTGGGACAAATGACTGAAAAAACTTATAGCATTTCTAAGAAGAACTTGCAAGACCTGTTGGAACTGTGGGCTGACTTGCAAGGATTGCGCACGACGGTAGATGCTCGAAAAGATCCGGCGGCGATTATGATGCTAAACCAAGCGGTGTTGCGCATTGACGAGATCATTTCGTTACCGGAGTACAAGGAAGCGTTTGAAGACGAACCGGTGGTCGATCCCAGCGAGTCTATTTCGATCACGTGGTCTGCAGAAGACCAAGCGTTAGCCGATTCGTCGGTACCGTCTGTTGGTGCCGAGCGTTTTTGGGAAGAGGAGTTCGAACGGGGGTTCAACAAGGCGCTGGGCACCCCGTCCGGGGCGTTGACCTCGGCCCCAGGATCGGCTACGGTGGGTAAATCAAAGGGCGAGCAAGCCCTCAAGGAGTGGGTCGATGGCATCGACGACGAATGACGTAGACGTGGCGCCCGAACTGATCGAGTACGATTTCGCCTACACGTACTTGGGGTTCAACAAAGCTGTACGGTTGTTGACCGGGCGCGACGAAGATGCCGCGTTGGCGTTCTTGGACTTGTTGTGGCGGAATTTGAACGAAGCCACCCGCACCTTTTGCAAGTCCGGCACCTTGGACGATTTGATGGCCGAGTGTGTGGCCAAAGGCGTGCCCGACCACTACACCCAAATCTTTAGCCGCGAATTTATCACCGCTCCCCAGAACTCACCCACAATACCCGACATAGACACCGACACACACAAGGACACCAAATGACTTTCGGACAAGCGGCAAGCGGCGTATTCACGGGGATAGCTGTAGCAGTTGCAGCCGGTTTGGCAGCATGTGTCGGAGAAAGTATCCAGGCCGATGGACACGTGGAGTATTGCCGCATTAAAACCGTGCAGCAAGCCAACATCGCCAACATGTACCACTTAATTGGGTTTCGTCCGTGGCGCCCAGACACGACCATCGTGGTCACACAAACGCTGACGGAAGCGGTCCAGGCTGCTGCAGCTATCAACTGCCCGCTGAACAAACCCACCAAGGACACCAAATGATCATCGAAAACCGTCTACGAAAGCCAACTCTTTTTCACCTGCTTTCCATAGGAGATTTGTTTACTTTGGACGGCCCTGAAGTCTACATGAAACTACAACCGTTTCAAAGGAATGGGTTGAATTACAATGCTGTCGTACAGAACAACGGAGCGATGTGTGTCTTTGCAGACAATACGAACGTTCGGGTGTGCACGGGCGTTCTAACCATCAAGGACTGACCAATGAAAATCTTGGAAAAAGGTACTGGGCAAAAGACGTGGGCGAAGCGGGCGACGTGCGCTGTGTCCCGGGGCGGCTGCGGGGCCAAGCTGTTGGTAGAAGCTACAGACATTTACCGATGGACCCACCACGACTACGGCGGCGGTCTGATACCTACCAAGCTTTTCGTTGTCCTGAATGTGGTGTAGAGACTTACATCGATGTACCGTTTGATGTCAAATGCACTGGACGAGATCGTACCAAGTCTTCTGCGGGATCTGATCCTTGGGATTGATTTTTAGAACTTTAACAAAGGAGCAATAAATGTGGACTCATTTTTGGGATATGCATTCAGGTGGCAAGATCAAAACTGCATGGGCACATATCTATATCGAAGCACCTATCGAACAAGCGCGTGGCATTTTTTACCAAATGTTTGGGCGCAATCCGGACTATATTTCATGTTCATGTTGTGGGTCAGACTTTTCGGTGTCAGAATCCGACACGATTGATCAAGCAACGGAATACCAGCGCGGTTATCGTCACCCCCGTATGTCGGTAGAAGAATACGTGGTCCAGCCAGAAGTCAAAGTTGTGTACGCGGCAGAAGCAGCTACAGTAGACGCGCAAGCGGGTGTCAAAGCTATTCGACACGAAGAGTGCTGGGTTTGCGCCGCTGCCGCGGGCGAGGACTGGTAATGGGGTTCAGACACATTGAAAGAGTCCGCTGGGAAGAAGTAGAACTGTTTGCTACCACGGGGGTGATGAAGATGGTCAAACTCCGGTCGGTGTTGTGCTTGGTCGACAAAGCGTGGAAGTGGCGTACGGTGTTGCCGATTCGCCATCGTCCTGCTGAAATCGACCCGACGGACCCGACCATCTGCCCTAAGTGCTTGGAAGTCTATGCGCTGGAGTCGTTGGAGTGGGTAGAAGCGGGTGGCGAGCATCCTCGCCCGCATTGACTGTACCGTCTAGGTCGTATAAAAGACTTGGTTAAATAACAAGGAGCATCATATGGGTTACAAATCGATCAACAACCTGCACAAAGACCCCGACGTAATGTCGACGGGCAAAGAGCTGTATGAAACAGAAAAGATCCACGGGACTTCAACCAACATTCTGTTGACCAAGCTGCCGCAAGGTGAAGTGGCTGTCGAATTGATGCATGGTGGGCTGAAGAGTGCAGCGTCGTTTGCGCAGATCGTAGAGAAGTTTTTGCTGTTGGACCGTGCGCCCAACATGTTTTCGCAGTTGTCGGCATCGGAGGTGCAAATCTTCGGGGAAGGGTATGGCGGGAACGTTCTGCAGATGGGCAAAACGTATGGGCCAGAAATCCGGTTCGTAGCGTTCGAAGTATTCGTGACGCACACTTCCGGCAAAACGGAGTGGCTAACTGTGCCAGAAGCAGAAAAAGTGGCGCGCATTATGGGGTGCGACTTTGTGCCTTGGTCCAAGATCCCGTCCACATGGGAAGCGGTAGACAAAGCACGTAACCAGCCGTCCCGTTTGGCTGCGCGGATCTTCCCGGAAGGCGATGGTCGTTGCGAAGGCGTGGTGTTGCGTCCATTGGTAGAAACCGTGAACTACGACAACGAAACGGTGCGCGCTAAACACAAGCAGTCGTGGGCGCGTGAGAACAAAGCGCTGCCGGTGCGTGGAGCGAAGTACGACCAGAAGCTAGCGTCCGTCAAGGAGTTGGCCCAGGAGTGGGTGACGGTCGGGCGTCTAGCGCACGTCCTAGACCATTTGCGGGCGCGTGGGGTGGCATGCACGGGGCCCCAGGACACCCGGGCAGTCATCGAAGAGATGGTGGCGGACGTAAAAAAGGAAGCGGGGGTTGACACGCAGCCGCTTTTGACCGAGGATGTTTGTAAGGCGATGGGGCGGATGGCCGCCGGGATGTTCTTGGCATGTACCAAGAACCCAGACGGTTTTTGCTTTGACATGCCGACGGAACCCGGAGAATGACCATGGATGCTGGAACCTTGAAGAAGCAACAGACGGTGTACATCGCTTCGCTGGCCGGTGTGGTGTCAGCGGTGGTGTCGGGATACGGTGATCGTACGGTAACTTGCAAGGTCAACAAATTGCCCAACCCTACTTACGAAGTGTTTTCCCGGGACTTTGTCACCGCTGCCTTTTTCGCCACCCGCGAAGAGGCAGACGCTTACCATACCACATTAGTCGCGCGCCACAACGCCCGCGCCGAAGGATAACCGGAAGAAGATTTCGAAGAAGTGTTGGAAGTGGTGGTTGAAAGCATCAGTGACTTTTTGGGTGACATGCCGACCAATTAAGCGTAGTTAATCTGCTATAAATGGGGTCTAAAATGTTCGGGTTCGGGAAAATGCTGGGGGCGTTGGTGGGGTGCATGTTGGCCATGTCCGGGTCGGTGTTTGTTGCCGCATGTGGTGGGGACGAGTGGGAAGAGTCGGCGCCCACGGAAACCACCCACGACTACCCGGTCGAGCAGCCCTTTGGCGGAGACACTACGGCGTATGAAGGTGCAGGCGCAGGCGGCGCTGTTCCGGACGTGATCATTCACCAAGAATGCGTGGGTGAAGACTGCGGTGCGCCAGACGACACACTTCGACAAGCAGATCCGTCAGAAGCAGTCGAAAATCCGCCCGCCTTTTCTGACGAACCCGATCCCCGATTTGATTTGCGACATACGTGGATCAACACCCGCGTCCGTTAAAAGCGCGGGAGCAACCAACAAACACCCCTTGACCCTAGCACCCACCCGTGCGGGTCTTTCTAATAATTAATTCTAAAGCCAAAGACAGAAACATTGTAGTGTCAATAACACTAAAAGAATTTTTAGAAATTATTAAAGGTGATTGTTTTTATTGTGGCTCGAAACCGATAGAGCGCGTTTTTATGTCAAAACCAAGAAAATATATTGACAAGACCTTTAAAGCCGTTTTAAATGGAATAGATAGGATCAACTCGGAAATAGGTTATACAAAAGAAAACTGCGTCCCTTGTTGTGGCACTTGCAACATGATGAAATACACCTTAACAGTAGATGCTTTTATGAATCACGTAAAGAAAATCGTCTCTTTTCTCCAGGGTTGACAATGGATTCGTTGAAGCGAAACATTATTTCTAAGTACGACGATTGGGCCACCGATCTTATTCGAGAGGATGTACTTTCTAGAACATTTCCTTACGCGGTTTTACTCGATAATTTGCAGTATGATTTTAACATTAGTGGAATGGTTAGAAATTGCAACGCATTCGGATGCGGCAACTTCTTCTATTACCAAACCAAGCCCCGTTACGACAAGCGCGGCACAGTCGGTACCCACGTTTATTCCTTGGTCACTTGGCTAGGGGATATCGACGCTGTCGTGCGAGCAATCAACGATAACGGCTACACCCCTATTGCTGTCGACATTGGGGAGGGTGCCGTTGAAATGTCCGAGTTCATCTATCCACCCAAGCCGTTGTTTGTGTTCGGCAACGAGGGCACCGGTATTTGTGACGAAATCGCGGCATTGTGTACGCGCAAAATGTACATCGAAATGTACGGGTCGGTCCGAAGCTTGAACGTCGGCAACGCAGGCGCTATCGTCATGCGTGAAGCTGCTCACCACTATGCTGTAAGAAGTCACACGGGTTCATAACGGGTTAATAAAATGGCACGTGAATGTGGATTATTCTTATATTTGTCGGTACCACCAAGACAAATTCGATCAAGAAGCTAGAATCTACGAATTGGAAGACAAGATCAACAAGCTCCCAGAAGACACACGCTTCGCAATCCAAGAAACTTTGGACTTGTTGACCAAGCGTATTGCGAAGCTGGAAGAAACTGTCCGTGAGTTAACCAATAAAGAGGAATAACATGGCTCGGTACAAGACCGTACCTGGGATCGACCCCACCAAGTTGAACGTGTTGTACGTGGAAAATCCGGACGCAGACACGGCTTGGTTCCGGTGGGAAGCCCATTGCGTTCAACTGGGTGGGCTGGTCGGCCACGGGCGCGGTCGAGACGAAGCCGGAGTCGATCTGGGCTACGCGGTGGCACAAGCGCTATGGACGCACGGGCTCGATGGAACGCGCGCCCTGCACCCCGCCACGGACGCCACAACCGACTTGTGGCAGCGGTCCCCGGACGACGGCGTGGCTTGGTTCACGACCACGTGGTATCACCCCGATACCGGGGCCAAGTGCGCCTTGCGTTTTACCGACCCACACACCCTACCCGCAGCACGCAAAGAAAGGTCCGACAATGATTGAACGAGATGACACTATCATCCAAACGACAGAAGCTATGGCGGGGTGGACAAAGGGGGTTGCAGTCAAGCCCAAGTCCGCTTCGGTCATGGCTTTTAACAAGCGCGGGCTGGTGCTAGTTACGCCTTGGAAGCGTGACCCACGTTACGTGTCTATTCCGGGTGGCAAAGGCGACCCGGGCGAAAACCACCGGCAAATCGCTGTGCGAGAATTCTATGAAGAGACTGGGTACCGGTTGGACCCTATGAAACTGGAAAAGATTGTGCACGATCCGTTTGATACCCGGGACTATGTAGGGTACATCACCTTAGAAGATTTGTCCGACGTTGTTTTTCAACCGCTGCCCGGCGAAACGACGCCCTTTTGGTCGCCACGTGCGGTACTTTTGGATCCCAACAAGTGCATGTACGCAACGTTCTCTGAAAAAGCTTGGCTGTGCTTATCGGACGACCCAGAAGCCGGGTGAATGGAGTTGACTCCGGGCCCGGGGTAGGCTACGGTGCTTGTACCTACCCCGGAGTCACCCATGCGTCTCGGACAGCGCCATGTCATCAAAAATTTGCCGGTGACGGGCATCGACAATTGCCCAGACATTTCTTTCATCGACCGTGCCGTAGAGATTTGCCGTAACGTCGTTTATATCTTGGACAAGTTTGATCTGCGGGATTTGACCCGAAAGGACCCTATCATGTCGGAGCTAGACGAGCGCAAGCGCAGTGCAGAAGCCGTGGTGTTGGATCGTGGGCACAAGTTGGGTACGTGGCGTGACATGGTCTTCGAACAGGGAGTGTCTGTCAACACGTGTACGGTGTGCGGGCGACAAGTGACGGTGGGTATCGGTCACTACTCCTCCCGGGCTTTTGGCATGCAAGGTGCGGCGCTGGACAAGGACTACAAGTGCCGGTCGGCCACCGACAAGCCCCGATTGACCAAAGGTGCCCACGCACCCGTAATCCGCCGCAAAGCAAAGGAAACCACATGACAGAATGGGGCTGGATGGAGCACTTAGAATTATTGGCCGCCGAACGCAAGCGTATCACCGATTATCTTCAATCAGAAATCTACCGGGTAGAAGAGTTAGCCGACATGCCCGGCGCCGACTTGCCTTACCAAGCGTACGACGAACAAATCTTGCTGTTGCAGTGGGCGATAGACCACGTGAACGAACAACCGTTCCGTGAGCGCGATCCGCAAAAGGACTGACCATGGACCCAATGATTGCTGTGTTGTTGTTTTTTGGTGGACTCGGGGTAGTGTTTGTAGTAGGGTGGCACAAGTTAGCGGTTGAAGCCGCACTACGCCAGCGTAAAATCGACTACGAACAGAAGTATGGCGAATCGCAACGGAGGAAGTGATGTGCCAATCGTGTGACGACGAACAAGCGTTTTACCAAAACCAATATGCCGAACAAGAAAAGTGGGAAAAGATCGAAGCCTTTTTCGTACAAGAAATACGCCATGCGGAAATAGAATTGGTCGGGCATATCCGTGACTACGAAATCGGTCGTCTCCAGCGCACGTTAGACTTCCTGCGCCGTCTATAACCCAATCTTTGTTGTATGTCCTTCCGTAAAATGAAACTGACCACCATGCGCTTTATTCGAAACGTTTTGATTGGTTTGGTGGGCGCTATTGCTTATTGCGCGTTGTGGTTGTTCTTTTACGTGTGGCAAATCGAAGACGACGATTAAACACTTAAACAATGGATCTGCCGGGATTCGAACCCAAGGCTTGAGCATTCCGGCAAGAAACGTCAAGTGCGCCATGACCAGACCCTTATGTAAAGCATCTTACCGCGTCCTATAGGACGTGTCAACTCTTGTTACACTTTGGAGCTACCTATGAATATCGGCGTGCTAGTTGGTAGGATTATGTTTTCTTATGCTTGGTTCGTTTCTATACTGTTGATCTCTGGATACGGACTTGCTCTAGGTGTGTCGTGGACCCTGTTGATGGCGCCGCTGCTGGCCGGGGTATTGATGGGATTGTGGGTCCACTTTTCCGTTATGTCGTTGATCGATCACTTAAAGGACCTGCCAAATGGGTAAGAATCGTTACATATGGGAAAATCATGGGATCGTAGAGTCCGCTGATGCCAAGTGTGACGAAGCTATGAAACATTTTATGGAAGGTGTGCGAATCGCCGGAGATTTAAGCGAACTTGTCTTAGAGGAGGCTATCTTCCAAGTTATGATTCTCCCGAAACGAGGGAAAGAAGCTCAAAAGCAATTGACGTGGATACCTCCGAAAGAGGACGAAAATGGGTAAGAAATTCACCAAGCCGGTCAAAAACCCGGTCCAACCCAAGAACCCTTATGCCGTGCCCGCAAAGCAGCGCAAAGGCGGAGCCCACAAGCTAGACGAAGACAAGCGCCGCCAGCAAAAAGAGCAGAAGATGATCGATGAACACTTGGAGAATCTTTTCGATAATTGTGAGTGCGATAAGTGTTATTACGGAGGTAAGCACTAATGGGTAAAACGTTCGTCAAGTTCACCCGCAACGTGCATTTGATGCTGGAGCGCTTTTCCACCAATGAAACAGTAACGCTATGCGGCAAGTCGCCACAAAACTTCAACAAGTGGGAAGGGCTGGATTCGGTACAGCGAGCCTTGGACAAGGAATTGGACTCCAAGCGTCTGGACCAAGGTTTTGCACGTGAATCCGTTTATTGTTCGGAGTGTGTGGACGAAATCCGCATGGCGTGGGACCAGGCCGCAGCCGTTGACGCCGCGTTGACGCCGTTGACAACGGCCCGAGAACCGACTAGTATCTCTTCCACGGTGGACGACCACCACGGAGAACACAATGCCTAAGATTGACTTGGACTCGACCCCCGTTATCAGTGCCACCAACCACCGGGTACTTTTGCTTTCTTCCAACTACGAACCCATGCGGATCGTGTCGGCTGAACGTGCAATCATCTTGGACATGAATTCCAAGGTGGATGTAGTCCACACGTCAGACAAGGTGTTCCGGTCGCCTGGGACAACCTACCCTTTGCCTTCGGTCATTCGATACAAGCAATACTCCAAGCGAAAGCACCGTCAAAAGCTGCGGTTGTCCAAGCGCAATATTTACCTCCGGGACCAGGCTAAGGGGTGTGCTTATTGTACCCGGTATTCGCCCGACGGTTTTGCTACGTTGGCCGAAATGACCGTGGACCACATCTTTCCTCGCACACAAGGCGGTGGTAACTCTTGGCTAAACCTTGTCGGGTGCTGCAAGCGATGCAATGAACGCAAGGGTGGCAAAACCCCCGAAGAAGCCGGTATGCCTTTGCGCTATCAACCCCACGAGCCTACGCCTTTGATGTCGGTGCTGCGCAAGAACGACTTGGACGACGTACCTGAAGAGTGGAAAGCGTATTTTTATTTTTGATCAGTTCTTGAAAAAGTGCGTTCTCTGTGACAGTTAATACATACGATTTCGCACTTTTTCAATTCTTTTTCTACTTTTTCCCATTTTCCAAAAAGCATATTAGAGACATTCGCATGCTTTTCTCCAAGATGATCAAATTCCATTTGACAAGGATGGAAGATTCCATTACAATCACTACATTCTTTTGACTTAATAAGATCAGATTTCAATTTATTAGCCCAGTAACGACGTCGCTTATTTAACTCTCCATAGCTAAGATCGAGCTTCAATTGTTTTTCATAAGCAATGGACGTACAATCATAGCAAAAAAGTTTAGTACCGATGCATTTTTGACAGCTTAGCAAATCTCGGGCAACTGCTTCACGTGAAAAGGTTCGGTATCGGTGGCATCTAGCGCAAACCAATTCACATTTTGAAACTTCTATCAAAATGTCTTCCCAGCAATTACTGTAAATCATAGAAGGTATTTTGTACTCTTTATCTCGCAAATGGTCAAAGTCCATTTGGTAATATTTAAATGTCTTTCCACAGTCAATACAAGATTTGCTTTTTAACTCATGGTAAAGAGGCTGATTGATAGCAGCACGAGCATACATATCTTTAACGTTCTTCTTTATCAATCTTTCTCTGTTTTCTTTGTAGTGTTTCTTCCTTTCTTCTGATATGCAAGTTTTGCAAGTAACACTCGATGTACCGTTACTTCTAAGATAAAACTCTGTGTCTTCTTGTAATTTTAAACATCTCGTGCAATTTATCATATTTAAAAGATTAATGCACCATTCTTCTTCGTTTAAGCCACACCATTTATGATAGCGCGGCTGGGCGTTAACGCCCAGCCGCTAGTTTTTGTGACAGGAGCTATGATGATCAGCGTACCTGAAGAAAAGTCGTGGCAATGGCGTGACGGTCCCCCTCGTTCTTACGACACAGGCATGGGCTATGTAGCGGATTCAACTTACGTGCCCGAAGACGACTTGCAACTGTATCTACGCAAGTACGGCGAGCGTGGGCCAGAAGCTCTAGCTGAAGAGTACGGCGTACACGTCAAAGAGCATCCGGTGCTCAAGGGCACTTTTATCTTCACGTACGATCAGATTTTCTCACCCCGAGTCCCATTGGTCGATAAGTGCCGTGGCTGCTTAATGACCATCGTGGGTGACGCTGAAACCGGCTCGATGTGGTGGGCGTATGTCGGTAGAGGTCCGTCCCGTTTCTATAACGTCAGTGAAGGTCCGGCACAAGACTTTCCTTGGGATCAACCCGAACGTATCTCTTTGCTATCTAAGGAAGATGGGACGTTGGTCAACCTCCGATACACCAACTTTTGGTCTTTTGAAGACGGTAACTTGGACAAGCCTCTGGAAAAGCGTTGGCTCGTGTCTACCAAAGGATCGCCCGACGCTTCGGGACGTCCTAAGTCCGCTACCGGAGAAGAATCCAAAGAGACTTACGCGGACTTGTTTTGGCGTGCTTTCCGTGACGAAGTGTCGGATCCCGTGGATGCGATGCTGGCACGTCTCGACAAGGAATGCACTTATAGTTTCGAACTTGTTGGACCACAGACTGAAGTGGTGTCGCGCTATAGTCGTCTATCGATTGTGTTGTTGAATATCCGGAATACCCGTACGGGCCAAGAACAACTACCAATCGATACGAAATGGTGTTGTTGTTTCCGGACACCACAATACACCCCTATGGGGAAGCGTACTTTATCACAAGTGCTAGAAGAAGTGGGCTCGTTGAACCCATTGGAAGAAGGTGGGGAAGGTTTTGTGGCTGTGGCGGACATGGGTAACGGCGTGTTCCGTAGATGCAAGATCAAGAACAAGAAGTACGTGGAACTGCACCACATGCGGGACCAGTTGACGGACAAGGGGTTGTTCGGTATCATCTTGACCGGTGAAATCGAAGAGTACGCGGTATACTTCCCAGAAGCTTTGGAAAAGATGCGTGAAATTGAATCAGGGATCGACCGCATTGCGCGTCAAGCTGACACGGAGTTTGCGGAGGTATCTGCACTTAAGTTGACACAGAAAGAGTACGCAGCCAAAGTGTTGGGTAGTCCGTTCAAGGATTTCTTGTTTCAGTCGCGCCGGGTTGTCACTGAAGGTAAATTTGACGGGAAAATGACCTTCAAGGATTATTGGCGCAAGATGTATGACACCAAGCCTATAAAGGCGTACGAAACATATGTAGAAAACAAAGGATAAAATGGATATTTTACAATTGATGGAAAAGCTAACGGACCAAGAGAAAAAAGTATTCGAAGAAGAATACCCAGAGTTGGTAGCTCGGGCCAGACTAAAGCGGTCGGCTGCCTTACAAGAGGCGGGTTGTGCTTGGACCGTTGAGCAGCATCGTCAACATGGGAATCTATTTAATTGCGGAGATACGTGTCCGAAGATGATCCGTGCACGAATGGCGGAGTCTCCATCACAAGCAGCATTTGACGTCGCAATCAAAGAAGAGGCGGAAGAACCGAACACGCCTACGATTGCAGACAAAGTAGATGCGGTCTTGCTCAAGGTAAACTTCAAGCAGCCTGCGGTACCATCGGTCATCCGTGAATTGCAAGACGGATTAAAGCCGTTGATGTACTACGAAGCAGACACGCAGATTATCGTAGGGATGGTGGTGGATGCTATCACGCGCCGAGCGGACCAAGGACCCACGCGCTTGGTTGTTCGCGCTTGGATGGAAGCCCGAGCGCGTGAGGCCGAAGTGATTGAATCGGTCATGCGTTGCACGTTGCAAGAAAAAGCGGAAGCAGAGCGGGCGGAAGCGGCCCGTGAACAGGCTAAGGAGTTGGGTGAGATTGACGATGCCATCACCGCCGAGATGCTGTTGTTGGACAAGAAGGTTGCCCGCACGTGGCAAGCGAACGCACCCAAGGTATCGGCCAAGACCGTCATTGTAGAGCGTGAAATCCAGACGACGTTGAACGCTTTGCGAGACGAATGCCATGCGGCGTCTGCTTCCAAGGGGTGGTGGGACACGAAAGAGAACGTCCACGCCGACAACATCCCTCAAAAGCTGATGTTGATTGTGTCGGAAGCAGCAGAAGCGTTGGAAGACTTCCGTGAAGGGAAGATGGAAGCAACTTATGTGGCGGACGTGCGTGGGAACAACAAGCCGTGTGGATTCCCGTCCGAAATGGCAGACATCATTATCCGCTGCTTTGACTTGGCTGGGTGGCTGAAGATCGATTTGGACAAAGCTGTCCGTGAAAAGATCGATTATAACGCAACGCGTCTGCACTTACACGGCGGTAAAAAGGCTTAAAACGCCGTTACCGCCGCACCGCGTAATGACTGTCAACAAGAACCGTGCTATCGTCTTTAATTAGATGGTGGTGCGGTTCTTGTTTTGGTGCGGTGCCCAGGAGGATACATGGTGTCGAGCAAGAGTTTGGTGGCGGTGTTGGGGGCGTTGGCAACGACGGTATGGCTAGCTTGCACGTGTGCGCCGCCGGTTCCTACGGTGGTCCCGGTGGATGCTGGACCCGGCGTTACGGATTCACAAATCGTCCGGTCGGCTGACTCGGATATGAAAGCGTTGGTTGTGACGGTGTACCGGTTTCCGCACCATCCTGTCGTGGTGTTCGCCGGGATGTTCTTCAAGGAGTCGGCGCAAGAGGTTGCTGTGCAAACAGCGGCAGCTTTAGCTGACCCAGAAGCCAAAGAAGTGACCATTGTGATGGCTTCGACGGGTGGCCGAGTAAACGACACTATAGTGTCGGCTGGGTTCATTCGCCAGCAAGCGCGACACAAGAAGGTGATGTGTGTGGGCATGAACGTCGTCGCGTCATCGGCCTTTTATTTCTTCCAAGCAGCTTGTGATGACCGGGCACTGTTGCCACAGACCCGCATGATCACGCACCGGTTGGTGACGCCTTTGGCTGCGGGCGTGTACTCCGCCGAGCAGCTGTTGGCCTTTGCCTCCATCCAAATCGAGTCCCAGAACTTCTTTGACGAAAAGATTGCGGAGCGCATGGGAATGGACTTGTTGGAGTACAAGTCCCACATCGCAGGTGGCGATTGGGTGATGGACCCCGCTACCGCAATAAAAAACCACGCCGCAGACCGTGTGTTGAACGGGCCGGAGGACGTGGTGTGGGTGCCTGAAGGATTGTTGACGCCGGTAGACGGCGGAGCTTGAATTACGGCGTAGATATTGTGCCATACGACTGGCTGTAAACCGTAGAATCATCATCGGCAGTATTAAACCAATATACCATTGTGTCTGTACAACCTGCAGAAGTAGGAAAGATAGCCGTAGGGAATGTTACGCCACCATAGGAAAAAGTGGTAAGCTTTATATCATTATTAACTACTTGAAATAAAGTCGGCAAACCCTGCGATCCGTAGTAAACGCCCACCAATCTACCCCCGGGACCAGAATAGGTAGACGGAATATTGGTCCCGCTCACGCTTTTCACGAAAGCTTGCAAACCCGGAGCAGAATATTGCGACCACTTTCCGGTTTGGGGATCGATTGTCGTAGCAATGGCAGACCATTGTGCATCACCCGCGCGTTGAGATTGCGACAACAAGCCGATTGAAGTTGGCATATTGTAAAAGACTGAATAACCAGTCCCGTCTGCGTTAGCTAAATAAGAACTAGGGGCCGTGCTCTTGACAAACGGGCTAAAAGCTCCGTTTGTCAAGACTGTTGCTATCTGTAATGAATAATTAGCAACAGTATTATTACCGGTCCCGTATGCTGGACACGATGCTACATAAACCACTCCCGTTGGAGATATAGTTAAATGATTAATATTGGCTGGTTGTGGCAAAGTCAATCTACATGGGAAAATTGACTTTTTAGTTTCTAAGTCTTTGGCTTCAACAACATAGACAAAATTGTCGATTCCGCGAGTCGAATTATAATAAAAACGGTCGTTGTAAAATTCAACAGATTGAGTTGAAAACGAAGCTACGTCGGCCAAGTTAATATAAAAGTTAATAGACCCTACAAACACCAAACCTGTCGAAGTGCATTTGTATTTCAAGAGTTGTGGAACACCGTTGATAGCGTATGTGCTAAAGTCCGGCAAGTTAACACCTATCGTATACATAAAGCCATTGTAGCAAGTAGCGGTAATCGGATAGATGATTGGTCCACTCAAAGGAACAGTAGTTAGTTGGTTCATGGGTAGTTCCTTTAAGTGCCGGGGATAGGCGTAATGGTCACGGGGCCGTTGGCTGAGTAGTCTGGCAAAAGATCAGAAGCATAAGCGGTTGTTTCTGTTGTAAAGAAAGGTAAGGTTGTGTTTGCAGATGGAACGTAAACGACGTTGGATGACAATAAGTCATTATTGTCAAATTGCATAAACAGTGGTTGATTGCCGCTAGCACCAAAG